GAGCCCGCTCTCGGGATTGAACCGAGGACCACTGCATTACAAGTGCAGAGCTCTACCACTGAGCTAAACGGGCTTGTCACGCAGTCCGGGAGTCGAACCCAGAGACCGTCCGTTAGATTCCACGGGTACTCTACCGCTGAGCTTCTGCGTGCGTAAAACAATAACACAATTTGGTTATTGCACTGCGTCTACTCGTTGTCAAGCTTCTTTTCGTAATCTACAAATAATTTGGCAGCTACAAGAACTAAGGCAGAAAGAATAAATAGCAAGTCCATCTAAGTGTTATATCTTATTTTGTCAAGTGATGCAAGTATCGAGGAATGGGAGGGATTTGAACCCCCGGTCCGCGCAAACGGACTCTTGTTTTCAGGACAAGTGCAATAAGCCTCTCTGCCACCATTCCGGAGCTGGCGAGGTAGGGCTCGAACCTACGACAAGCGGATTAACAGTCCGCTGCTCTGCCTACTGAGCTACTCGCCACCGTGAGGGTAGACAGAGTCAGTTTCAGCACCGCCTAAACGAATGCCCCCTCAGGAAGACCTTAGCGCGTCGGGTAGGAATCGAACCTACAACCTACAGATTAGAAGTCTGTTGCTCTATCCGATTGAGCTACCGACGCTCATCTGGTGCGAACACCACACGTGCTGCAAAATTCTAGACTACCGACGAGCTCCAGCTGGATATCGCAGCGGGACTTCCCACAAGGCATGATGAGCCGCTCGCCGGCCAAGTATGCCCGTATCTGTTCAATCGTCCCGGGAGGTGGAGCTACTGGTTCTGGAGCTGGGGGTAGTCCTAGGCCGTCTCTTACGGCACCGTAGATGACTCCTAAGGCCCAGTTGTTAATAGATGTGTGGTTTGCTTCGCAGATATCAATTATCTGGTTCTTGAGCTTCCCAGACATTCTGATGACGAGGTTGTATTCCCCGTCTTCGTTACCTGCTCTTACTGGTAAATGGGGCATCGCGCTCAATCAAGCTTTTGATGTACTCAGTGATGGTCATGTCGTAGCCGTCAGATACTTCGATGATGTGGTTCTTGAATTCGGCCGGCACGCGCATCGTGACAGCGGCCCACTTGCCGGCAGTAGCTTTTGGTGGTCTTCCGTTCTTAGCCATGAGTGCTGTAGTTCTCTTCCTCCCACCGAGAAGCTTCTTGCGTAAAAGCTTCGATGAAGAATTGTCGGTCCCCGTTGGTAGAGAGTGTAAACGCTTGACTGCCTCCCAGGCGGATGATTGTTTTCCGAAGGACCTCGTGGACTTCCCCCACCGACTGGATTGTCTGGGTTCCGCTGTTTACGCCCTCTCCCAGCTCTCGTAGCTTGACCCAAGCTTCCCAAGCTGCAGGAGGAGCGTCCAGACGCTTTGAGAGAGCCTCCCGGCGGATTGTCCCTGGTCTGGGCATATTTGCCCTGTCAAGAGCTATGAGGCTTCGTACGGCCCTGTTTACTTCCTCCACCGTCAAGTCACCAAGGATTTGCTCCCAGGTGCTGAGTAGCTCTTTGTAACGTTTCTCTACCTGGGGGACTTGGTTGTTCCACGCGTTGAAAACATGGATGAGGATTGCCGCCACATCGTTACGAGTCATGATGTCCTCTCGCGTCGAGCTCATACGCCACCGTCATCAAAAAAGACCTTGGCCGGCTGGTATGCAGTCCCGACAACCGCATACCAGCAGACTGTGCAGTCCCGACTTGAATCTGCACGTCATCTTTGGCCATCCGGTAATTTTAGCGGGGCTTAAAAGCTTTGTCAATCGTTTTTAGCTTCTTCTGCAGCTGCCAGGCCGGCGAATCGCTCGACGTGCTTTGCATCACGAAGGATTAACTCAATATCGTCGTACTTTGTTCCTGTGGGATTTTCTCCCATATGCCAAGAAGACAAGCTACATCCTTGAACTGCAAGTAAACAATCAGTGATTCCGTAATCATAAATCGCAGAGCCGATAATTATCATTCGTTCTTCTGAAAGCTTCGGCCGAACTCCCCGGCTGCTTGTCTTACACCACCGTAACCATTCATCGAAAACTTGTTGAATCTCAGCGGGGCTTACAAGCTTTGACTTCGCACGTTTTGATTTCTTTGTTTTTGTTTCCCGGGCCGGTGCCGGCTCATCAAAACCAAACAAATTTTCATTCATAAAAACATCCTGGCGCGACATTTGCAAAAAAGCAACTGCTTGTTCACAAACCCTTTGTAGTACAAACGTTTTTACTGGTTTATCTACAGGAGCAACTAGGTCATCAACCACCGTGCCAAGTTTATTGAACATTGAATGAGCTACCGAAGGAGCAGCACGCGAGAGAAGAGCAACTTTTATCAGAGGAAGCTTTCTAACGTCTGAAGAAGTAAATCACTAGAACTACTTTTTAGCGGTGAACCGTAGCGCGTAAATCAAATCCGGTCAAGCACGGGACTGAAATCTTTTGCTGTATGATTTACGTCGGCCAGGGGCCCCCTCCTGGTAAGTCGAGCAGGGTTTTCTCCCATCGGAAGCTTCTTTTCGGTAGGTAATGGTTGAGGAAACCTGCTCGGCGACTAACTACCAAAAAAAGACAACAGAAGCACCGAAACGATAATTAGAGCTCCAAAAAGCCGCCATGCATCAATAACGCTCATAATTAACCCTTCATCCGGTACCGTCAGAACACATCAATAGTACGGCAAAACGCGTAAGCGGGGCTGAAAAGTACGCTTAAAACGCATAAAAGTATTTAAAAAGCGTAATTTTTGCTTAAAAGTACCCCAGGGTGACCCAAAAGTACTAAAAGAGATACTTTTTAGCTTTTTACCTTCACTTTGTGGAATTCAACCCACTTCTCACCGTTGCCGATGAGCGGAGAAACCAAAACGTCGTAGTGGCCGTAGCGAAAACGCTCTTTGATGATTTTGATTCCAACAGAAAGCTCATCGATGAAGACAACGCCTTCTTTACCGATTGCGGAGTTCATGCTCGTCTGTTCGGTGCGTGAATATGTTCGTATTTCTTGCTTTTCCATTAAATGCCGCTTTCCTTTTCTAAACGAAACTTGTTGCTCGCCATTGTTGCCAAGTACTCATCAAAAGACATGTTAAAAGGGAAAATATCGCTGTTAACCATCTCAAGCTGATGCTCATCGAGCGTCTGCCAAGCATCCAGGAGCTTGTAGCCGGCAAGAACATACTCATTGAATGCAACTAAGAACTCTTGCGAAAGTTTGGGTGTTTTAATAACTGATTCTTTCATAATTTAAATCCTAACGACTTGCAAGGTCCAACACAACCAAAAAGTGGGTGCTCCTCATAAGAAGAGCACCCACAGAATGAGTAAGACGACGGCTGCCTGCATTAAACGCCGGCAAGCATGCTCTCTGGCTTTACTCCGAAAGCAACAGAGATGCGAAGCAACGTCTCAATATTTGGCGAGAAGTGTCCGTTCTCAATGCGGTTGATTGTCTTGCGGTCCACGCCGGCAAAATCTGCGAGCTGTTGCTGTGTAAGCCCAGCTTCGAGGCGATTCTGTTTGATGCGCGATGCAACTTTCTTGATGCGGGTTTGCATTTTTTTCTCCTTGTTTTATCCTGGCCAGGTTTAGCCAGAAACCTTGTTAACTTCTAAATCAACTGTTGTTGTGTTGTAGTCTGCACGCTTTTCGTAATCAATTCCGCTCGGTTCATTTACCGCTGTGTAAATTGCAGTTTCAAGATGTGCAATTTCATCGTCGGTCATTTCACGATTGGTTGAAAAACTAATTTTAATTTTGTATTCGGCCATTAGATTTCCCACCGATTTCCTGCGTTGTATTCTGCAACGAAATATTCAGCGAAGTGACGAGCTGCGTAGATGCGTGTGAGCACATCAAAAACTTCGTACCACTTATCCGCTGACGAACCATGCTGGCGCATATATTCCTGCGCGCAAAGCCTCATGGTGTGCTGGAACAGTAATACGGTGAGGTCGATGTTGCTTTCTACTCCCTTTTCAAGATTCCGGTCGTAGTGACGTTGCTGGTTCTTGAATGCCGGCACTAAGTAGTTGTGATAACAACGACTATCGTTTTCAGCAAACAAGCAAAGCTCTACAGCTTCTTCTCGTGACTGCTCAACCGATTTAACTGATTTCATTTGAACTCCTTTAATAACTTGTTACCAGATACTACATGTGCCCCAGCAACAATGCAACTCCAGATAATTTCTTTTGCCGTAATCCGGGGAGCGGCCAAAGCCACCCAAACCATGATTACGGTTGAAAAGCTGGTGCCGGCAAAGATTGCCCTGTGAATCCGAATATCCATCACAGGTCATCCTGCATATGGTCACGGCCCACATAGATGGTGTCCTCTTCAATCTCTTCAAGCTCTAAATCGGAGAACGAGTCGCTGATGAAGTCGGAGTTCTCGTTGAGCCAGTAGCCCTGCTGGTCGACGGTCCACTCTTCCCATTCAGCTGGAAGCTCCTTGTTCAAGCTGTAGACAATGTAGCGGTCCTGCGTCTGCAGGCGTGATTCCCGGTTTGTTACATGGTAAATAGTCATTTCACACCTCTGCGAATTGTGGAATCAAGCTAATGAAACCATCATTTGGATTATCGTTATCTGTCCAGACAGCTGAGATGAAGCGGAGTCCGCATGAAACATCCCACCACTCCTGAATTTTCTCATACATCTCCCAAGGGGCGCCACGAAAAGAAACTGAATTGTTTTCTTCCGTGTAGTTCCTCTCAAACCATGCAGCTTGTTCTGCGTCCATAGCGAGGTAAATCTTGTGACATGAATCCCAAGAGATGAGCAGTGCGCTCATTGTTGCTTTTTCAACGTCTTCCCACATGATTAGGCCTCCTGCATATGGTCGAGGAATGACCAGAGGTGGAATGTGTCCATGAGGGTTCCAGCCTTGACGGAGGTCTGATTGCGCCACATGACGCCAGCTGGGAGCTGTACGAGCTCATGGAGAGCTTCCTGCTCAGCGTGGAGGATTGCTTCCTTGCATGGCTTAACCATGACAGATGGAACACTTGGATAATGATTCTGTGCGAGGTGAAGAGCAATCATTGAATCGAGGTCAAGCTTCCACCCCTCTTCAATAAGGTCTTCAATGAACTTACGGCCCATGGGCTCTCCTTTAATAGATGTACTTGATGGGGTACATAGTAGCGGCTTACAACCAACAAGCAAACATTTTCAAACATTTTTTTTTGATTTTTTTTACCTGAAAAACTGGTCCACGACATCGAGCGAAGCAGAATTATTCGCTGAGCTACCTGGGCCCGGCATCATCCGCCACCGTCATTAAAAATTCCCAAACCTTGCAGTCCCGCTTGGTTTAAACCGTTTCAAGATGTCGGTCGAAGTCGCAGTTCGCACGCACGCGCGCGGGCGGGGCTACAAAGCTTTTGATTTGATTCGACTAGGGCCCGGGAAATCTTCTGCTCTGCAAGAACTGCAGCTGCCAGGAAAAAAGAGAATAAAAAAAGGGGGGTCGCTCACCCTTTCGGTAGAACGACCCCCCTGCTTATCTTCTATTCATAGAAGCTCCTTAGGTAGGTAGGGACACATTAGCCACAGCTCAAATAAAAAGCAACCTCAGCGAAAAGATTTTTTTGAACATATTCGCTGCGTCGGCCGAGCTGTGCAGAATCATCCGACACCGTCATCAAATTGCTCGAATAGCGCCTGGTAGTCCCGCACGGTGTTATTTGGAAGACTTTGACCAGATGGCAGCGCGCAAGTGCGTGCGGGGCTGAATAGCTCCAAACTGGGTTTTGTTTGATTGTTTATAGCTCGTGCGGAAAAAAGTCAACGTGTTCTTATTTGCAAGAGTTGAAAACTAGGACCTAAAGTTATTGGTGATTTAGCGCTAAATACAATTCTGGTTCCGTTTTTCCCGGGTCATCCGCCGCCGTCGACGTGTTGCAGAAGAAAACAGCGCAACGCGGTCCCGACTGTTGTTTGAGGGCTTGCGACACCCCAGAAGGGTGGAGCGGGGCTAAATAGCTTCTAGAACAAGCTTCGTGCGTATGGACCCCGCAACGCTGAGAGTTTTTTGCTTCGTTCGGGTTCAGGTAAAAGATTTATCTGCTCAAGGCGTTTCTGCCGCTTACGTTCCCGTTCGTATTCACGCCTACGAAGCTTTTTAGAGAATGTATTCTCCCTGTTCTCACGCTGCCAGGCTTTTTGTTTCTCTTTATCCTTGTAAGGCATGCATCCTCCGATGTAGAGTGTTTGAATGTCAGGTTTAGTCCCTTGTAACTTTTGTGGCAACCTTGTTGACACTACAAGCAAATCAACGATGCGTCTAGTGAGAGCATGGTTACCTTGCGGCAGTATTTCCGGGGCAAAGAGTATTGATGAGCTTTTTCTATACGCACATAAAATTTGCGTAGAAGTAAAACATCATGAGATACCCATGGACAAACTGTTTTAGTTGAACACGCAGAAAATAATCAACAGTACGACGATTGCGTACAACCTAAACCTCAGTCCGGACGAACGGGCAAGGAGCCTCGATGTTGAATACCTCTTCATATAGCGCCCTCCCTGATGCCCATGTACCCCACGACAGTGGGTCTCCTGTCCATTCACCGTCAGAACTTACCTGCAGCAATTTGCCGTAGATTACTTTTGCTCGAATAAGGATAGCTGTAACTACCGCATCGTACGGTTTCTGCGCTGTCTTGCAAAAGTCAAAGTAGAACAAATCGTCTTTGCGCCACTCAGGTTGCACAGGATTTGCTTCCCACCGGAATGTCTCGTGCGACAAATCACCGTTAGGGCCGTCTTCACCATTGAAAGCAAAATATGCTTCGGTAAATTCAGGCGATGTGCCCACCTCTCCGAAAGGTCCTGCTAGGCGAATGCCGATGGACTGTGCGTGCTCACAAATAGCTTTTGCATCTAGTGCAAGCCGCCCAAACATTTCTGCTGTTCCATGATTTCCTACAGGCCTATCCGTGTAATGCGTGTAACCCATTTACTTCTCCCTCGTCATACTCATAATTCCCCATGAAGCAGAAAGCGGCAAGCCGTCCCTGCCGGCAACAAGCATCATTTTTGCTCGCCATGCCGGGTGATTGTACATACCTTCGCTCGTTGTGTCTTTCCCAACAACGACAACATGCTTATCGCCACTGAGACGAACTCCGCTGTCTTTCCTGTAAGCCGAAGCTTCACCAGTCGAGCCAACAATAAGGACCTTCTCAAGAGGACAAGCTTCGCCCGTGTACTTGTTGACCACATATCCGATGTTTGTACTCATGATGCGTTCTCCAAGACATGGATAGAAAGCTCACCAGAACGAAGCCAATCAAAAGCTTCGGTCCGAACCCACTCATTGCACAACGCGGCGAAGATATCTGCAGTGCCTGGTTCTCCGATTTCTCCAATCATGCTTTTTGCCGTCTCGATGTCCCACATGCGAATTTGTGCAAATGGTTTCAGCGGAGCTTTGGTGTGCAAGATGTCGCAGTACGGACCCCCATTCCAGACGAACTTGAACATGCTTACCGTCAGTGTGAGCCTCATTTTGTTACCTCAGCCGCAGCAATGCTTTCCGCTGCAAGGATGTTTGCCATCACAAGACGAATTGCATCAGCAAGACTTCCACGACCTGCAAGGTCGGTAAGAATTTCTCCGTCGTCGTCAAGGCTCATCACCGAAGCAATGCGGCATGTCCGGTCAATAACACTCAACATACGCACGCGACGGCGTTCTGGGTGCTGGCTAGGGGCAATTTCATCGTCGCCTTCTTCCCGAATAGGAGCTGCCCAACCAGAGGTTTCAACTCCAAGAAACTCAAAGTCGTGAAGTGTTTCTTCGTCAGTCTCTTTGGCGATGTTCTCCAGACCGACGTAAACGTCACCGTAGACACCAAGTGTCACCAGCTGCCCGTCACGGCTCTTGAAAATATGGCATGTTGACTTCGTAAGACCCGGCCAGTTCGCCAAGTCATTGAAAATTTCTGTTGCAGCTTCTGTGAGCTCTAAATTGCTTTTCATGATGTTTCCTTTTTTTAGTGGGTGATTTTTATTCTAGTCAATAAGTACGTAGTTATCACCGTTTCCCTCGGTGAGACCGGTGTAAATGATTACCTGACCCTCGTTGTCGTGCTCGATGTCTGCTGTAGGCAGAAACTCGTACAACGCCTTACGGAACTTCTTTCCTGAAATAACTGTTTTCTTATGAAGTGGTTTCTTAGCCATTGCTATTCCCCTTTGATGAATTCGCAGATTGATTTTTTAGGCATTTTGCGGTCGAGAACTTCGGTGCCAGTTTCCAAGCCGATGTAGCTGAGCAGATAGGTGCTGCCGTTGATGCGTGTCGGAGCTTTGATTTCTGTTACCCGATAGTTCTCATGAAAAGCCCAAGTAAAAATGTCTCCTACTTTGAGCTGCTCAATCCGCTTTGTTTGCATGCGTTGAACATTAGGGGAAATACTTGCGCCTTGCAACCCACAAGGGCTGTGACTTTTGTCATCCGCCACCGTCACTTTTTGTTTTCTTTCCTGGAGCCGGCCGTGCGAATTGCAGTCCCGACTGGGGTGCGTGAGGTTTCCCGGCAGAAGGGCAGGGGGAAGAAGAAGGCGGGGCTTACGAACGCTGATGCAACTTGACGTTGCGACCATTGATGTCGTCATCCCAAAAAGAATGCACTAATTCCATCTCAACAGTGCTTGAAGTGTGCTTTTCTTTATTACTGCACGACGCTTGCATTGCAGGAACGCCAATAGTAACCTCATACCCACAGTTAGGGCAACGCCATAATTCCGTACGGGACTGTGGTTTACTTTTCTTGCGTGTCATAGTCATTTCATTTTGCATCATTTTGCTCCATCCTGGCGAAAGAGATACTAATAGGCAGGACAACTCTTTTACTGCATGTCCTTTAGTCCCGCCAAATGGACTCTAATCACAATCCCCGCTCAATTGCAACCTCGCTCTGGTTCCGCTTCGCAGCCCAGATTACGCCAGACTTCGTCGTGGCTTCACCTGGGTTCCTCGCTACACCAAGGCTCGGTCTTATCTCGCTTTTTCGACATTCACGCTCCACCTGCACCACCGCTACAAAACGCTTTCCGCTTCGCTACAAGCAGTTTTTCCGCTCAGGTGCTGGTTGCGCGATGAAATGTCTCAATACTCGAAACATTGATTGCCTGTAATTGCTTTTTAGTCCCGATGCCCCCATGACAACCTCCGTGCTCATTTGGTGACATCGCAAGGCTCCGCAGGCTCGTTTCGTATGCACTCAAATCCGCTGCCGACAAGCGGCGCGTCTTCAGTGCACCGATGCGTTATCACGCGTCGGCAAGTACTCCACTTGCCTTCTACGCCGTGCTCAGTAACCAATCGCACTACCAGCGACATTCATGAACTCACGACCGCCCGCTACAGTCCCCGGACTTCGTTCCTCGTCACGGGGAACTTCCGCTATCGGTCGTTCCGTTCAATGAAGTGTCTTCCTTGCTTCATTTGATAATTAGTCCCGACTCTCATAACCAAGACCCGGCGATTTACTCATTAACGCATTCTCTCGGAAACACCGCTCGTGCTCCGCTCGTGTTCGCTTGAAGAGACTTCGGCGCTCCACGAAGCTACGTCACGAGCTCCGTTTCCTGCGCGAAATGCGCACGTTTATTAGTCCCGATTGATTATTGAATGACAATCCCCGCTTGTTCTTTTTCCCACAAACAGCCTCGCTACTCTCGCAATCCTGCCTCTCCGCCATAGCGACGGACCACTTCAATCGCTTCAGTTTGTTTCCCGGGTTGGTGAGTTCTTCGAACCACCAAACTCCATATCGAATCCTGCTTCGATATGTAGTCAAGCCCGTACAACAAACATCGCTCATTCGTGTTCCTAGCCATGGCTCCGATTCAGGAACTGCTCGCTCCGCAGGCTTCTTGTGTGAAAAGAGAAACATCGCTACTCACTAGTCCCGTAATAAGTAATAACACAACTCCGGTAGACGCACTTTCTGTTTCTATCCAACCGCCCGCTTCGCCCGTGCACGCAAGGGCATGCTGCCCACGCACGCACGAGGCTACGCTTGGCTACTGGATAGCACCAGAAGAGTGCTCTTATTCAGACTCTTAAGCCCCGTAGATAATTGAATAACAATCACCGCTCGTGTTCCGAGTACTCCACATTCAACGCTACGTTCGCAATTCTGGCTCTCCGACATCACTGCGGACACTTCAGTCGTTTCAGTTTGCTTGTCGGGTTGGTGAGTTCTTCGAACCACCAAGCTCATACCAATGGATTGGTATTTCGCCAAGCCCGAACGCAAACATCACTCCTTCGTGTACCTGGCGATGTCTCCAATCCAGAAAATGCTTCACTACGCTTTTGAATGTTACGTACTCAGAAACTACATCGCTAAGTTGATAGTCCCGTAAAAAGTAACAAGACAACTACCGTTACTCTCCCTCACACTGGTGATGCTCCGCTCGGTGCTCGGTTTCGGAGTAATCCGAATTCCTCACACCGAAACTACGCAGCACCCGTCGCTCGGTCGAGATAACTAACCACTACTAATAAAACTTTATAGTCCCGTGCAGATTTATCTAACAACTTTGGCACCAGCGAATTCCCACGGAGCGAGGCATCGAAATCACAAATGATTTCGTGCTCGCTGAGCGGGGGGCCGTGGGAAGTACGCTTCCTCATCCCGGATGACAGGTATAACTGTTTAGGTTTTTAGCCCCGTACGGACATTGAATGAATAGTTCCCGCTTATCCATATACGAAATCTTTACCGAGTTCAACGCTACGGATGTTTTCGTCCGCTGCGCAGCCTCAACAACCCTCCGCTTTTGAACCCGGTAACCGTCGATTCATAGTTTCGCTGCGCTTCACTAGAATCGCCTAGATTTCTTATCTGTCTAAGCTGTTTGAAAGAAAACATTGATTCAAGCACTAGTTAGTCCCGAGACTTCAATAGATGATTATCTTTGATTGCGACATCCCGGATATCCACCTCGTTAGAGCGCTACTCCTGCATTTCTCTGCTCCAGAAGTTCGGTCGCACGGTCGCTTCGCTTATGCTAGCGCCGAATTGCTGTCGCACTTCGTTGCTTCGCATTTCCCTACGCATACCGCACTCCTCCTTCTGGCTACGAGAAATGACAGTATCCGCTTCCCTAACTCGTTGGACAATCCTGCCCGGTTGTTAGTCCCGTATAAAAATACTCACTCACCGCATACATTTTCTTTTCGACCTACGTTCGCTTTGCGTTTCCTTCGTACCTCGGAACAGCACGCTCACTCCGAGTCGAACGAAAATGCAATGCTTGCTCGCTCGCAAAAACTAGTCCCGTAAAGACAAACATAAAGCTTTACTTCGCCTCCTCGCTTGCCAGGCAGACGCCCGGCGTCGTTGTCTCATACTTCGCCAACGCACGCTGGGCGGCTGCTCTGGCTTCGTTCGGAATGCTCATTGTTGTTAGTTATTAGTCCCGTAATGATTTATCTAACAACTCCCGGCAGTGCCGTTTTTCATGGTTTATTAAAAAATACTCCCTCTCTTTTTTTCTTTTTACCGCTCCAAAAATCGTCGCTTTCGCTCGTGCCTCGCTCAAAAAAGACAAAAAAGAGCCTCTTCCGTATTTTTTAAAAACCAACAGTCGCTCCACTCCTTTTCAAAACAGACACATGCCTAACCATGTGGTTATTAGTCCCGTTTTTTATTGTTGAATAAAAGTCCACGCCTACTCGCTTACCTGCGGATGCTTCCGGCTGTGTCCGCTCTCTTGAGCTACCACAAGCCTTCAGCAGCCGCCCGGTTGCGCTTCGTAAAGCTGTTTGTTGAACATTGCTTATAAAGCATTCTCTATAGTCCCGCAAGCTTCGCTTGCTACAAACATCACAACTTTTGCTCGTACTTCTTTCCTCGCTCAGCGAACGCTCGAAATTCCAGAGTGCTCATTATTTCGCTCTTAAATCTTTTAAGTACACGCGCTCGTATCTCGCCTCGAAAGACTCACCGCTTGAATGGTCTCTAGTCCCGAAGTTTTACTATTTACATTCAAGCTTCTCGTCTTCCAACGCTCGCATTCTCACTTGTTCCCTTAAAATCTTTAATCGCAAAATAACTGCGCTTCTGGAACCTTCTCGCTCCCGCTCCGCTCAAAAAGAAAGTAACTTCGCTGTCTGCTCCCGGCAGTAATTAGTCCCGTGTAAATTTTCATCACAATTACCGCATTGCATACAGTCGAACTGTTGCTTCGCTGTTAGGGCTTTTGACGCTTCGCTTGCACGTGCGACGTGCACAACGCCCTAAACAGCTGCGCAGCATTCCGACTTCGTACGCAAATGCTTACCCGGTTTCTAGTCCCGAATATATTTAGATAAAAGTCCCCGGAGAAATTGCCTGCTCGTATTCCGCGAAAATACTCCCTCCATTTTTTCATTTCACGCTATCGCTCTCAGGCTTACGGCCTTTGGCCTACAGCCATTCGGAAATAAAATAAATGGAACCTTCCGTATTCTCTTGGAATACCAGTCGCTGCGCTCCTTCTGCGCTCCAATTTACTCCTGGTAGTTGTTAGTCCCGTATTAATTTTGTGGACTAAACGAACAAATCATCTTTCCATCTTTGAGCTCAATGACTTCACATCCAAGGTCATCAAGAATCATCGCCGCAACATCTTTGTAGTCTGCAAGTTGTTGTGCAAGCTCTTTGTCCGATAGGCTCTCATCAAAAGCAATATCAAACAGCGAGTCGGCAATCGCATTGGTTAACGAAAGCCTTATTTCAAAAGGGTTATTTGCCATTGACAGAGCCTAGCATGGGTGATAAGCTGCTTTTGGCGATAAATCAACTGAACACAAGGAGAATACGAACATGTCATCAGCGCCAGTAACAATAACCGGAAACCTCACGGCGGACCCAGAAATCCGTTACTTTGACTCAGGAGCAGGAAAGCTTTCATTCTCTGTTGCGGTCAATAACTTCTGGACCGACGCAAAAGGTGAGAAGCAAGAAAAGACCTCTTACTTCAATGTCATCGCATGGCGCAATCTTGCAGAAGATGCCGTGCGTGTTCTTGAAAAGGGAATTCGTGTAACAGTCACGGGTCGCCTTGAGCAAGAGACGTGGGACGACAAGGAATCAGGTAAGAAGCGCTCAGCTGTGAACATCCTCGCTGATGAAATTGGCGTATCTGTTCGCAACATTGAGACATTGCAGCGCAAGGCAAAGGCAGAGAATGCTTCTGGCAACCCTGTCAACGCTCGTCCTGCACAGAAAGCACCAGCACGAGCAGGCGCTCGTCCAGCTACAACCCGCAATGACTTTGATTCATTCGGGGAAGAGCCTTTCTGAGCCTGACATTTGGCAGCCTCTTCGCCGGAGTCGGCGGTTTCGACCTTGGGTTTGAAGCCGCCGACTGGCAATGCCGGTGGCAAGTTGAATGGGACCCTGCGTGCCAGCAAATACTTAAAAAGCATTGGCCTGACATCCCAAAATATCTTGATGTTAGAGATGTAAAAGGCAATGAAATAGAACCAGTTGACTGCATTAACTTTGGCAGCCCGTGCCAGGACCTATCCGTGGCCGGTGTCCGAAAAGGTCTCTCTGGTGAGCGCTCTGGTTTATTCCATGAAGCAATAAGAATTATCAAGGAGATGCGTGATGCAACAAATGGACAATACCCACGACTCGCAATCTGGGAAAACGTTCCCGGAGCACTTACTTCCAACAAGGGTGCTGACTTTGGGGTCGTCCTCGATGAAATGGCCAAATCAGGGTGCGTGGCGCTTGACTGGGCAATCCTTGATGCTCAATACTACGGAATCGCCCAGCGACGGCGCCGCATCTTCGTGTGTGCTACATACGATATTGGTGCCGCAGAGCGAAGTCCCCTCCCGTTACTACCTGTCCAAGAGGGCGTGCGAAGGCATTCTCAGAAGGGCCGACAGGAGAAACAAAAAGCTGCCGGAAAAGCTTCGTCAAGCACTGGAAGCAGTAGCGAACAGGGAGTCTTAGCATTTGAGAACAGTGGCTTTGCCAAATGGCAAGAAACAGACAAAGCTCTAACATTGCGAGCTCGTGACGCAAAAGGCCCTGGAACGATTGTCACAAACGAAGAAGTTTATTCTTTTGACACCCAATTCGGCTCAAATGCAAATGTGTTCACTGACCATTCACCAACACTCAAAGCTACACAGCAGTCACCAAGTGTTGCCTATGAGAACGATGATTCACCAATAGTGTTTCACCCGCATCGACAAGATGGAGTTCGCTTACAAGGCGACACCATCAACACATTGACTGCTTTTATGGGAACCGGTGGACTAAACACACCAATGGTCGCACAAAACGAAGAACTCAATGACGGAATAGCAATGACTCTCCGTAGTGGTGGTGACGGTGGAGTGCCATCAAGCAGGGGTGAAAACTTGGTCATTGATGCAATTGCTTACGATGAATACAACGACAAGCTTGTTGAAGGTGGAATTCATCATGCAATTAGAGCTGGCACAAAACAGTCAACCGGGGTGTTGCAAAACATGGTGGTTAGACGCCTCTTGCCAAAAGAATGTGAGATTTTGATGGGATGGCCCGTGGACCACACCAGATGGCGTGCTGACGGAAAAGAACAGCCCGATACAGCGAGGTACAAGCAAACCGGAAACGGAGTAGCCGCACCTGTAGCTGAATGGCTTGGAAAAATATTCAAAGGACTATTGGATGATTCAGCAAGCAAGTAAAGAACTACCACGCACATGGAATGCTGCTTCCGCAGTTGCATTGAGCAAAATACTTCCACCAGATAACGAACAAGTAGAAGTGTGGAGTGGGATATCTGACCTCATTGCAAACATGACTGGTTCAAGCGAGAACATCATCAAAATGCTCAGGACTCAGCTTGACTTGTTTATCAATGACATGTTTTACGATGATTCAAAAAACGCTTCAACTGAGTGGAGGTCAATTGGCAGACTCGCCAACATGCTTGCTCTTTCACTTGGCCACAATCTGAATCTTCAGTACGTGCACGAAGTCCTTTGTAAGAAACAACACGACTACGGACACGAAAACATTCAACGGTTTGGTAGAGCCGGATTAATGGTTAGGGTCCATGACAAAGTTGCAAGGCTTGAAAATCTAATTGGTAATAGTTCAAAACCAAACAATGAATCAATCCAGGACAATGTCATGGATGTTATTGGCTATGCAGCTATCGGAATCATGTGGGAATCAGGAACATTCTTGCTAAACCTGGAGCAGGCATAACCGACAACAAAGAAGAGGAAATCGTTGTTCATAATGGCAACGGTTGGCACGGCCTTCCTTACTACTTGACATCATGCGGTCTTGAAGATGGCTCTTACCATGTCACTTACAACAAAAATTTAGTCACCTGCAAAGAATGTATTAAAGCTGTTAGCGGGTAAGTCCTCGTTTTAGATAGTCAAGCACCAACTGGCTTGATGAATCATCCGATGAGTCGTCTGACCCCTCTACGGCTGCATTGACTATCGAGCGCTTTGACTGAATTAAGTCATAAATCTGCTCGTCAACAGTACCCGTGGCTATTGCGTACGTAACCATGACTGAACCCTTTTGGCCCAATCGATGGCATCTGCTGTAAAGCTGGTCAACATCTGCTGGAGTCCATGGAAGCTCCACAAACAAGACTTTTTGAGCAGCTGTAAGTGTGTGTCCTGTTTTAGCTGCCTGCATTGAAAGAACTATTACAGGAGCTTCTTCTGTTGAAAGAGTTTGAAATTCTTTTTTTGCTTTCTCAACATCCTGCACATCCATACCGCCTTGGATTTTTAAACCACCAAACTCGTTTGCCAAGAAATCAACAACATCTCGATGGTGTGCAGCAATTACAACTTTTTCACCAGCTTCAATTTGGGTCTTTACCCACTCTTTGATTGAGTCCATCTTACCCTTGGCTGCAAGACGGCGTAGAACCGACAGCTTTACAAGATGAATATTTGATTCAGCTTTTATTTTTGCAACAACGGCAGCTGAGTATGGTGACTTGCCTATTTCTATTGCAATTTCTTTTGCGCGCTGAACCAAGTACTCGACTATGTCGTCTTCTGCTTTTTTGTATTCTGCTTTGTGCTTTTCAGAAAGACTGACCACATGCCTGTCATGTATTACATCTGGCAGTTCCGGAAGAACCTGTTCCTTTGTTCTACGTATGTAGCAAAGAGAACGAAGTATTTCATTCAGCTCCTGAAGGTTTGTTGCACCAGATGTATTCCAATGACCCCATTTGTCCTTAAATGCACCGCAGTAGCGCCTATAGAAGCCCCAGGTGCCACCTAGCTCGTTTAGACGGCCAATAATCTCAAGTTGGCTTGCGTACTCAGCCGGCCTGTTTGTTACAGGCGTACCCGTAAGACACAGAACAACTCCAGACTTGATTGTTTTAGAAATTTTTATAGCTGCCTTGGTGCGTTGAGCAGTTGGTGTCTTTAGGTAGTGAGATTCGTCGCATATTAATGACTTGTATCCCTTGAGGCTCTTTACCCAGTGATGAATATTTGCATAACCGATTACGATTATGTCGTGCTCTTCTTCTGGGAAAAAAGAACGGTCAGTAACAACAGTTGCTTTTCTAGATGGAATCCATTTCTCTACTTCGGCTTTCCAGTTGAGCACAAGGTTTGATGGACACATAACTATCGCCGGGTATACATCCTCACCAAGAGACGCACAGTACTCAAGAGTGGCTAAAGCCTGAAGTGTTTTACCAAGTCCCATGTCGTCAGCAATGAAGCACCTTCTTGCTTGATGTGCATAAGACACACCAGCCATTTGATATGGAAGTAGAGAGCCAGAAATGTTTGGTATTTTTATTTCTGCACTACTAGCCCGTGATGCATCTGCTCGTTTTTTACTAACCTCAGCAAACTCTTCAGCGTCAAGATGCAGTTCTGCCGGTACATCTATCTTGAACATTGCGGCCCATTGAATTGCTTCACGAACAGCAGTCCTAGGTACCCTCCATGCTTTTGATTTTGAATCCCATGTAACGCCCGGAAGCTGTTTTACTGAGCGAACTTTTACTTGGTCGTAATTAAAGCCAAGGTAAATCCAGCTATCGTCGCTCCACATGCCAAACGATTTATTCAGTCGTTTTGGTTCGTCAAATAGCATTATCGATGTATCAACTTCAAAGTCGTGAAGGATTGCAAAGTCTCTAATCTCCGAAAGAGATGTAGCAGGAGCACGCCAAACACGGGCGAGCTTGTCCCATTTAGCCCCAGGTATCTTATTAATCGCTGCGACCTCGTCTTGGTCGTATGGAAAGTCGATTATGAGATGGTCGTCATTTAGCCAGAGTCGTTTTTCGTTCATCGCCTGCGACGCAACATGATTTTGCGTTCGTCTTCAGTCTTTCCCCCGTAGATGCCAAACTCAATTGAATTATCAAGAGCATACTTGAGGCACTCTCCACGGACAAGGCAAATTCCACAATACCCAAGAGCCTCTAAGCGCTGTTTGCGATTGCGCGGGAAGAATGTGAGCGTATTTGCACTAATGCACGCACGTGCCGAACGCCAGCTGTCGCCTGAGTAAATCATAAAGCTCCTTTAATATTGGGTGTTGAGTCAATATACACACCCCACTGGCCTGTTGCAACCCGTAAGGCATATTCATGGGTGGGGAAATAAGGAATACAATAGATATATGAGAGAAATTACACAGCAGGAGTTTGACTCCGTCCTTTTGGAGAGCCCGACACCAATGGTTCTTGATATCTGGGCTACATGGTGTGGACCGTGCCAATACATGGCTCCATTGCTTGATGAACTGAGCACCGCCTATGAAGGAGTAATAAGGTTCGTTAAATCTGATGTTGATAAGAACCCAGACCTAGCAAAGCGCTTCAATGTTATGAGTATCCCAACACTCTTGATATTCGCTGACGGAGAGGTTGTCTCAACAATCGTAGGAGCTGCCGGACCAGACTTTATTGTTACCGAACTGGAGAAAGTCTTATCAGCTGAGTCATACGAAGATGAGTGACGCAATATCTCTTTACCCAGTCGTAATTAGAGAATCACGCTATTCCGGTGTTTACGAAGGTGGCAAATGGTTTGCCATTGCAGAGTACACAGGCGAATCAGAAGCTCTTGAAAATTACATCCATGGAGATGATTGTGATGCTGTGGACTTCTGGGGTTCAGATGAAGCAAAAATGATTGGTATTGGCGATTCTCCAAACAGCGCACTGGCCGACCTTTATTTGAGACACGGAATCATCGAGGATGAAAAGGTTCTCCTAGAAGAAGCAAACAGCGCATTTGATTTTTTGCCCAGAAACGACGAAACCCATCAAGAGTTCAGCTTCAGATGGAGGGAGTCTCTAAGCAACGACCTAGAAAATGGAGTCTACAAATTGAAGGGTGGAGGCTTCTCTGATGACTGAAGCATGTCATAAAAACCCTCAACAACGCCAGAGATGCTTTTCTCTGCTTCGACCCGATTCTCTTCTTCTTCAATTTGTTCAATCTCTCCGAGTATTGAGTTAGCTTGCTGAAAAGCAATAATTAATTGAGACATTTCATTTTCGCTTAGCTTGCGACCATTTAGTGCAGTTTGAAGCACATCGTCTTCGTCTTTTGATACTGCCAATCGGTTTCCAGAATTAATCATTGCAAGTAGCGCTTCAGTAACAAGCTCTGCTTGAAGCTTTGACAGGTTGAATTCAAATGAAAATATCATTGTTTCCTCAGTGCTTTAAACCCGTCACACGAAGGTCCTAACGGGAATTCTGTTTCTTTTGTTTCATTCTCTGAAACTTGATTAATAAGGCTTAATGTTTGGTCCAACAAGATTGATGTTTCTGAGTCAAAAGTAAAACCGTAGTCTCGGATAACAGCAACACGCCGTAAAACATGTGCTGATTGCGCAAGAACTGACTGAATAAATGCTTCGTTATTTGACATCTACCCGAGTGCTTTCTGTAATCTCTACTGCGATGATAAAAGCTTGGATTTGTGAAGTAATCAGTTGCTCTGAGTAAGACTCGGCGTCATCATCAAACATAGAACCAACAAACAAACTTTTTTCAAAATCAAAAACTGGAGTTCCAGAATCCGAGTACTTGTATGCAGTGAAGTTTGTTGCAAAGTTCCCGTAGCTATCAAAAATGATTGCTGACAAGCCTTCCGTGAGAGTGTCTTCCAACGGGTTCTCCATGTAGATTTCTTGCAAGTTTTTACCTGGGTAACGATTTTTGATTTCGTGCATCTGCCTAGCAGTCTCTTCTTCACTTAGGCCGCCAACATGAGCTACAACATCAGAGATGATTCCTCCCCAAATTGGGGCAACGGAAACATCTTTGTACACATTGATAAGCCAATTAAAAATGTGTTCTCCGGGTTGACCGTCTTCTGGATTGATTTCAACAACGCCGACCTCTTCTTCAAGAGGGTTTTCCTTGCCTGGAACTGCATAGAAAAGCACTGCTGGGGTGTCTACTGGGCCCTTACTAATCTTGCTACCCATAAGCTTTGTCGCCATCATCATCTTGACAGCTTGGTCGGAGAAATTAGTGAGGAATTCTTGTGTTTTAGGGGGGTAAGTTGTGGTCATGGCAAAAGAGTACAGCCGCTTTTCTGTAATTGCAAGTATTTTTACTAAAGTGTGGCTGTGGGATAATTGGTTGGAGGAAAAATGGCTCACGGATTAGATAAAACCAAAAACGGTCGGATTCGCATGGCCTATAACGACCGGCAGGTGCCCTGGCATCGGCTTGGAACGCCTATGAGGGGCCTCCAGACCATGGAGGCGATGCTCGAGGCAGCCAGCGCTAACTATGACGTTGTTCTCACCAAAGTGGCGGCTGTAGACGACTCAGGAGAGCTGATTAGGAACTCAGATGGCTCACCCATAGTCATCAATGACAGTAGGGCGACTCTTAAACAGGATTTTGACGGCTCATTTCACCCGTTGGCGACTGTTGGAACAAGATATGAGGTAAGACAGAACAGCGAAGTCCTTGAAAGAGCCCTAGCTGTAGTTGGTGCTTCAAAAGGCGACGCAGTAGTTGATACTTGCGGAGTCCTCAAAGGCGGTTCAAGGTTTTTTGCAACCATAGACCTTGGCCCGCTAGTAATAGATGCAGCTGGAGTCAATGACAAGCTTGATAGATATTTGGTTATATCGGCAGGTCATGACGGAGTGTGGCCAATAAGATATTCAAATACAGAAATACGTGCTGTATGCAATAACACTGTTGTACTGGGTGAAAAAACTGCAAGAAGAGTCTTCACTGCTCGCCACACCAGAAACATGGATTCAATAATTGATGATGCTCAAGAGGTTTTGGAAATCTCAACTAAATGGGGAGACGAATTCACCCGTAGCGCAGAGCAACTTCTTTCTATAAAGACACCCGTATCAGCCGTACCTGATGCAGTCTTAAAAATAATTGCACCTCATACAAAGTCTGAAACAAAAAGACAAAGAGAGCATAGAACCTCGATAGAGGATGCAATAAATTCTATTTACAAGAACGAAAGAAATGCTGCGGGGTATGGATACAACGCATGGTCTGTATATAATGCTGTTTGTGAATACCTAGACCACTACAGATTTACAAGCCCAGAAGAACTTGCAATCGCTAGCATGGATGAAAACTCTTCTGCAACAAAAAAGAAATTGGCAGTGCAAAGAGCATTGCTTGGGACATAGAAATGGAAGATTGGGAGCCAATGGACGAAGAATTTGAAGACTACGCAGACATTGACCCAATCGCAGCAGAGTCCGACTATCTTGACGCAATACAAGAAATGATTGAAGACGCTTCATTTGAAAACATAGAAGACAACCCGTTTATGTCTGAAGCAACAGATTATTCAAACATGCTGGATGTTTACTGCCAGATGATTTCCGAGCGTAAGTTCAACCGGATGGTCCAAGAACTCAAGGATTCAGAAGGAGACCGTGGAGTAATCCAGCTTTTATTTGCAATTGAAAAAGCAACCGGTTGGCACATGGAAATAATGGGCTCACGTGCGAATGTCGATGATGAGATGATTAGTAAGTACAACAAGTTTGACCCGTACGCTTGGGAAAAGGTAAAGAACAGCGATGAGTGGCAAGATGCAATTTATAAAGTTGCATATATATCCGGTAGAGCTATGGACTTGGCTGTGCAGCAGATAGCTCAACCCGTAGGCCGAGACGATAAGACCAAAGAATCAATTAGGAAATTCTTGTGGTCAGCATGGAAAGCACTTGACTTGAGGTTTAGTAAGTAATACTCTTTTCGTCCATGACAATGGAAGAAAAACAGAATCAGCAGTTCAATGGCAGACACGAGACGCTGAATCTTGAAGGTCCTCCAGATTTCCCAAAAGGTGGAGCTTGTGTCTCTTATCCGACTGATTGGTTTTTCCCTGAACCACCACTAGGCAGAGATGAGCTTGAAAAGATAAACAACGCAAAGAGCATTTGCTCCAAGTGCTCCATACAGATGGAATGTCTCACTTACGCAATGGAATGGGAGCCATTTGGAATATGGGGAGGAATGACGGAGAGCCAGCGTAAATTCCTCCGCCAGAAGATGAATTTTAAAACCCGACGATATGATGAAACAATCCGACTACAACAGTTAATGAGTACATGATGACTTACACCGCCTCACTTACAGTTTCAAACTTCTTAAGCAAGCTACAAGGCGTCCGAGGTGGTGATGGACAGTGGCAAGCTAGGTGCCCGTGTCGGAATGACGACAACAATCCGTCGCTTTCTATCAAAGACGACAATGGAAAGGTCGTTGTTTACTGCCATCGAGGCAAACCGTGTAGCGCATCAGAGATATGTGATGCTGTTGGCCTAACACAGAAAGACCTATTCCCCCCGTCTTCAACATTTGATAAGAACAGCAAACCAAAACAGAGGCTTGTAAAGACTTACAAATACATTGATGCAAACGGCGAGCTTGCGTACGAAAAACAGCGTTTCTTGCGTGAAGACGGAACTAAGTCTTTTCTTCAGCGCCGCCCAAACCCAGAGAAAAGTGGAGATTGGCTTTATTCTCTTTCTGGGATAAGCAAGATTCTCTACAATCTGCCCGCAGTCATTGAGGGAGTTAAAAACAACGAACCAATTTGGGTTGTTGAGGGAGAAAAAGATGCCGATGCCCTGATTGAGCTGGGAATCATTGCTACTACTGGCCCAGGTGGTGCTGGTAGGAACAAATGGGAGGACGGTTTTACAAAAACCTTGGCCGGAGCCCATGTTGAAATTGTTTCTGACAACGATGATGTTGGCAAATCATTTGCCATGGATGTTCGCGCAAAGCTAAATGAGGCTGGGTGTACAGGTGGTGTATGGCTTCCTGCTTCAGGCAAGGACACCTATGACCACTTTGCCGCTGGAAAGACTTTTGATGACTTCACACCTCTAACCGAGTATGTTGAAACACCCGTAGAGGAACAAAAAGAAGAGCCATCTCAGATGGACTCAATTCTTGTGAAGATTAATGACATCTTTGATTCAGAAAATCTCAGTGACTCACAGAAACTTAACCGGGCAAGCATTGCACTTACATCAATGACCATTAGTGAACGCACTGACACTGGTCGCTTGGTTAACTGGGAAAGTTTCATCTCTGAATCAGATAATGACAGTTTTGATTGGATTATTCCTGGACTCTTAGAGCGTAAAGAACGAGTAATCGTTGTTGCAGCTGAAGGCGTTGGTAAGACAATGCTTGCACGACAGGTTGCAATCCTCTCTGCTGCCGGTGTTAACCCGTTTACATATCAATCAATGCCCCCAATTAGGACATTGACCATTGACCTTGAGAACCCAGAGCGAATCATTCGGCGCACATCTCGTAGCATCATGAATGCTGCAATCGCCCGTACGCAACTGATGAATGGCAAGCGTATTGAGCAGGTTGAAGCCCACCTGCTTATCAAGCCAGCTGGAATTGACTTGCTGAGTGTTTCGGACAGGCTTCTCGTTGAAGAGACTGTAGAGAAGATTAGGCCAGACCTACTTGTTATGGGCCCTTTGTATAAGTCGTTTATTGACTCAGGGAATAGGACAAGCGAAGCTGTTGCAGTTGAAGTGGCCCGCTTCCTTGACTACATTCGTGACCAGTTTGGGTGTGGCTTATGGCTTGAGCATCACGCACCCCTTGGCTCAAGTCTCACCACCCGTGAGCTTAGACCATTCGGTTCTGCTGTATGGTCTCGTTGGCCAGAGTTCGGTATCTCATTACAACCAGACCCAACATCAATGGAAGGCTATGTCTATGATGTGAGGCATTTTAGGGGTGGCCGCGATGAACGCCCGTGGCCGACTAAAATGAAACGTGGAAAGATTTTCCCATTTGAAGTCCTTGAGTATATGAAAGTTGGCTAAGTGTCCAAAGGTGAAGGCGGTTTGACGAGAGAGTTTCTTGCAGAAAGAGACTTGCGTATATTCAAACTAAGACAAGCAGGTGTAACGCACGGCGAAATAGCCCGTAGGTTTGGCATGTCAAGTAGAGCTGTTGGAACCGCTATTAGAAGACAGCTTGAGAAGCTTAACTCGGAAGCACTAGTTGCTTATCCAGAGCTTCTAAGGATGGAGCTTGAAAGACTTGACTCTCTCCAGTCGGCTATATGGCCGATGACTCAGCATCGCAAAATAGAGATGGATGATGGAACAGAAGTAACAGCTGAACCGGACCTAAAAGCAATTCAACAGGTTCTTTCAATAATGGACCGACGTCAAAAGCTTCTTGGCATGGAACAAACAAACTTGAACATCCAAATGGATGTCAATTCTCAGGTTAATGTTAGGTCTACGCTTTCTGGCGTAATAGATGTGAGTACTGTAAGCCAGTTCTCTCCTGAGTCAGAAGCCCGTAAGCTTTTGGAGATTATGGGACGAAGTGGCGTACTGCCTCCAGATGTAATTAATTCGATACTTGATGAACCAGCAATAGAAGACGGGGAAGTGATTGATGTTGAGGAAACCATATCCGATACCCAACAGATATAAGCCTGTAAAGCCCGTACAAACAGACCAGCCGGTCGTTAAAGGCTTGCTAAACATCGGAAATAAGTTCAGGGGTATAAACAAGAATAAAGAACTGCCAGAACTTGATGTTCATGATGTAGTTTTGTTGTCTATGAATAACAATGAACCATTGAAAGATAACACTGAAGAGGTTCAAGACAACATTCAAGCTGCTGTTGATGGAGTCATGAAGGTTGAGGACCTTACCCGTAAGGCTAATACCGGCTCAAAGCCCGGGTTGCCAGCAAACAAGCAAGTTCTTATTAGAGCTACAGATGAAGACCACGAAAGATGGAAGACTGCGGCCGCAGAACTAGGTGTTTCTTTGGCTGAGTTTGTTAGAGACTCATGCAATAAGGCTGCAGGGTCTTTAGAGTGCCAGCACCTTCCGGAACATAGGAAAGTTTACCCGTGGATGCAAAAGTGCTTAAATTGCGGCAAGAGATTTAACAGTTAATAGAATTTAGTTGTAATCACACTGCCTTCGATATCTGATGAAGGCGTATTGCTGGTTCTGATGAGAACTCGTTTAAGCCATCTGTCAGTGCCGTCGTACCTAGCAACAAAAGGCTTGCGTCCATGTACTGCCATATTGTTATTGATGAGCATCAAGTCACCCGTATCAAGTATGTAGTCAACCACTGACTCTCGAATAGCTTTTTTTAGGTGAACCAAAGCATGCGTAGCTTCGTCTGTTGTGCCTGTTACGAGTGTTTCGTCGTACACGAGATGCCACTGACTATCTGTATTGCTTAAAACCGTAATTGGTATTGAGGCATCCTGTTGTCCTTCAAGCATGAAACTTGGGTCCAACGATGTCAAGAAGTTCGGCTTGCACAGCTCATTGATTACATACCCATCAAGCTTTGAGACTACATCTGCAGCCTCAGAGATGGTCGTAATGCCCGTGGGGTCTCCACGAACACAAAGCAAAGCAACGATGTCCGGCTTGTATGGATGAAAAGCTGTTTCCGTATGCAAACCAAGCTCAACTTTGGAACTACTTGATATTTGCATTTCCTCAGTTTGTTTTATTGGGAATATGTTCTGAACAAGCATTCCTTTTTGCTCTTGTGCATACCCAATTGGTTTACCTAGAGACTGCGCAAAGTCCAGAAGTTTCTCGTCGCAATCAGTGAAAAGCTCTGCGCTATCGTCGTGTGATATCGGAGTAGGCGGGATTGAACCCGTAATGAAGTTTTTGTATATCGAAACAGCTTTATTCATTTTCCTTAACCGCCGAAACACTCATCATCCCACCTTTTTGCAACAGTAGAGATATTAGCTCTTCATCAGAATGCATGGATGTAAGGATGTCGTCACTTAGGCGGTTCACTTTGATGGTGAATGTCTTCGTCTTGCTGCTCTCCGTCATAGTACCCAAGCTCCTCTTGTTGCATTTTGAAATCTTGGTACTGTGAATACCCGTAGTCTGCTTCTTCATTGCTTATGCTGCTCATTTCTAGCTCCCTGCATCTTCTACTTGTTCCCATTCAAGGCCATCTGGGCCTGCGCGGAATAGCTTCCTAACTCCGTCAACCATACGCCAGGTCCATCCCCACCTACAACAAGGTAATTCACTATCTGGGTCAATTGCAAAGTGAAGTGGTTTTCCAAACCTGCTCATAGCTCGAGGCAATACTGACCACAAGCGAGCAGTGCAGTCATGGCACAAGCAGATGTACCCGTTAACCCATGTGTTAGTTAACCAATACTGAGATGTGTCATTGAACTCGGCATAGTCGCCACTTGCGTCAAAGCACATGCCCCCGATGATTTGCTTATAACCTTCCTCTTTGTAGCGTTCTGGCATAAACAAAAGGATTGGTCGATGGCATTCGTCGCAGACATGATTGTCGTACTGGTCTGTATTGATTGCTGACATATCAGCCTCCGGGCAGTTCGTCGTACTTAGGGTTAATCATCATGTCATTGATGTGATGCGGCTTCAATACGAAGCCCATGGCCGGATTGTCACTCTTTGGTGCAAATGGCGTGAATGTGTTCTCATTGAAGTCTTTGGAATTCATGTTAATGAAATTGCGAAGACGTTTAACCGAGACGATGATGAACGACTCACCAAGGGTGAACTGGTAGACCCACCATTTAGCAGTTGTGATGTTGAGTCCACTTGCAACCCAAACTTGATTCTGGTCTTGGTCAAGCTGTCGTCGTGGGTTCTGATACAGCTCAACAGCCATGTTCCCATTCCTGAACCTGTCAGTCTTTACTTCAAAGTCACCTTGCTCAAGCGATTCAAGAAAGTCTTTGATTACAGACTCACCCATGTGCCCGTAGGCCAAATCGTTTGTGAAGTTGAACTTCTTCGAAGGGATGTCAGCATTACTCATTGCTTAGCCTTACTCTTTGGTGGCTTCGCTGGGTCATGGAGTGATACTCCATAGATTTTGCGGAACTGATTGAGGATTGGCTTTACTGCCTGAGGTGTGCCATGTGTGTAGTACACAGGGCCATGGATGCTTGGAGGGGGTGTGATTTTGTATCCAGTACTTCCCTTGTGCTCAATCACAAATCCAAGTGCTGAGAGCTGCCTGAACAGCTCTTTGACTACTTTATTGCCATGGTTCCTTGATGCCATATGATTCCTTTTCACGTAGCTTGATTTAATTGGGTTGTTGGAACTGTACAGGGAGGATTTTATTTTGTCAACATTATTTTGGGGTTGATTTATTGCCCGTGAGCATTTATATTGTTGGGACAGGAAATATCTGAAAGGGATAAAAACCATGAGTGAATACGAGAATGTTGTCCAGGGGACAGCAAAGCGTGGCCGAAAGCCGTTGCCAGCAGAAGAGAAGCAACGCCGGGTCGAACTGCAAAAAGAACAGAATCGTTTGCGACAAGAAGCACGCCGCCGAGCTGCTCTAGTCCTTCAGCACCGCTATTCAGAGGAATTCTCTGGACTGTGCTCGATTGAACTTACTTCATTGAAGAATTCCAAGAACAAGATAAACAACTAAGGATTGAGTAGTCACCTGGCATTAGTGGGAACGATGTTACGGGTGGCTACTCATGTAGCCCTCGTATCGGCCCACTCTTATAAGGTGTAGAAACCGTAGTTGGTGACACGTTGGTTCAAATCCAACCGAGGGCACTATGAACAAAAACAAAAACCCAAATAACTACATGAAGTACGGCGGCAAGCCATATGTGATTCTTTGCTATGCGAAGATGAAGGATGGTTGGTTCACCCGTGAGCAGTATTTCAATTTTCAATTAAACCGTCGTGAATGGATGAAGGACATTGACCGGACGATGGAAACATTGGAGAGGAATGACTTTATTGAAAGTCGCATTCTTGATGGTGTGTCTTTATATAAAATCACTGAATGGGGCAAGTATGCATTAGTTGCTCTTGGTGAGACACAGCGTAGGAAACATGTTGACCTAAAAGCTTCACACATGAGGGCTAATGAGTTAAAGTCGCGTGTCGGAGCTACAGGAAGTGAATGGGATTATGAATCGTTGGATTGATGAGTCAAGTGCTGCAGAGAGCATCTACGAGAACAAGAAGATGCGTATGTGTGTTTACTGCGGATTGATTTTCAAACAACGACGCATGAGTGCGTTCTCGGTTGACGATGTGATGATGCACAACTCTGTCATGTTTGACGATGTAAATGAGTTAGCGACTTTGCTACTTGAACTAACCTCCCGTGGAGTGTTTGAGCAAGTAGACAAAGCCGGATTAACTAAATGGCGTCTCTCATCTTTTGGTATGCGTGTAGCTCCCTTTCTGGGTGCACACGAAATGGCTAACTTAAGTTAGCTTCTAAACCACTTTGTGAGTCTGCCGAAGAACGAAGTCTTCGTAATTGCATTGCGTACGTCCTTGAGCTCTTCAACAACAGCCTGGAATTCCTTCAAGTCTGCTTGTGTTGGAGTTGGGATTTCTGCAAGCTTCTCTTGAACTGGCTTCTTCTTAGGAGCGGCCTTCTTCGGAGCAGCTTTCTTTGCAGCTACTGGCTTCTTCTTACTTGGTGCTTTCTTTTTCTGTGTCATGGGGAAATCTTAGTCAAGGGATATTGGTCTGTAGGGGAACTGCTACCCGTGTCGGTTTCTAGGCTCTAGCATTGGTTCGTGGATAACGATTACGACAGCAGAATGCTCAAATTGGCCATGGTCCTAGCCACTGCTGTAGAAGCCAAGAACGAAATGGTATCTGAGGGTGGCATAGGCGAGGACATAAACCAAGTCCTCTATGGCTGGCGTGGGAGCTCTCTAAGCGTTGTATCGCAGATGACAGACGCAGTACAGCGTAAGACGCCATATGAGCGCTTTATGGCTGTCTCAGACGCAGTAGCCATACTTAGGCAGGGCTGGGGCGTAGATGCTATCTCAATGGTCGCTGAGGGCTATGTCAGTTCTAGTCCGGCAGATACAGACGGTAAGAGCCTCGCCACAGAGTTCGCTATAGGTAATAGGGCAGTGAACGAGTGCATAACAGTCACCCATGTCGTAAAAGACGAAGTCTCATTTGTCAGTAAGGGATACTCCTATGATGTGCCAAGAAAAGTCATATGGCACGAGGAAGTGTTCGTACCAGGCAGAATGATGGTGCGCAACGAGGAGAGTATGTATCCACTCCTATTTCATACTGCGCTGAAGTTGCCTTATGACCAACCAGATGATGAGGTGATGTGGCTTGCTTCAGATGACTACTACGGCGCACTTGTATTCGGACTGCTCGCTAATGGCTTTTCGACTAGGTCCTTCGTCTAGCCCATAGCACTTACACAAGAACGCTAAGCCATTTGATATTGTGACTTTGTTGGCAAGGTTTTCATTTCCTTTTCTCCTTGCCAATGCTTCGTGTGGCGCTTTATAGTGACAACCAAGCGACGGCAGGCGTTCGGGGTGGTGCGCCTGCCGTCAAGGTTTTGCTACTGCTATGGCCATAGTGGTAGCGAATTTCTAACCCGTAAGCATTTTAGAGAGAGTGCCACCTATGACACTCTCTCTAATTGCTACTACTTGCTACTAGGCAGGTATATCTGTTGGCTAGGCATAATCAGACTGCCATAAGTCTCATAGGTATCGTCTATGGCTCGGCGTGTATTGCCTTCGCATAGGGCGTGTACGAGGCTTGTAATCGTGTCACCTTGCGAAACTATTATGCCTTGACTAGGGCAAGTGTATCCACTCTCTCTAGTAAAGGAATAGATACCTAGTCCTAATCCTATTGCTATGAATACTGCCATTACTCTTTTCATTGTGTATCTCCTTGTTGGTTGCTTATGAATAGACCTTAGGGCATAGGTGGCACAAAGTCAAGCATTGTCTCTCTGTCTGTGTCTTTGTCTGTCAAGGGTGGATAGGTAGCCCATAGCGATATGGCAAGGCATAGGGCGAGGCACAAGGCAAGGCATAGGGCAAGGCATAGGGCAAGGCATACGATACAAAAAAAATAGCCACCTAGCGAGGGGTGCTAGGTGGCTATTTACTACTTGACTACTTGCTAAGCAGACGGCTCCACTCTGTCGCTACTTGCTCGGCTTGTGTCTCGCTAAGGCAAGGAATTGAGTATTGTAAACTGTCTGAACTGTCACCAGTTGGGCTTGCTATCCAAATATGGACTTCGTTGCCAGTTGCGTAAACTGCCGTTGGTAGTCCTTTTACTCTTACCTTTGTTTCTGCCATTTTGTAATTCATATCTATTCCTTTGTTTTGGTAGGGCTTGTGCCTTACAAATATCAGTATAGGGGTACTTGTGGGATATGTCAAATCATATCTAAAAATTCTTTAGATATATCACAAGGGGTATTTGTGGCACTAGATACCTATATATAGAGACAAGTCAAGCGACAAGGTGACAAGCGATTAGAGAGACAAGGCGAGACACAAGGCGAGGGGCTAGGTGACAAGTGATTAGGTGGCAAGGCAAGCGACAAGGTGACAAGGCAACTGCCTATGCCATAAATAGTGACTATCGCTCGAACTTTTTGAGAAACGCAGAAGTGTGTGTGTAGCTATACGACAGTGTTTGAAGCCGCTATTCCCACATAGATTTATCTGAACGTGGGCGCAGTTCGATGTTCCGGGTAATCCTCATGCCGGCTATCAAAATTCCTAGAATAGTTGCGGCCAATAGAGCTACATCAATGAATTTACTTCGGTTCACTTTACGAACTTCTCCTGTATACCTGGAATGCGCTTATCTTTTACAGAGACGATTGCTTTGTTGATGATGTTCTCTGCTTTTATTAGGGGGGAGTCTGTTGTAACGATGTATGCAGGTACATCAAACATCTCTGTTTCATTAACAGTTGCAATACCTTCTTCTACAAGCTTGTTGACATCTACTTCAACACAAATAGCTTCTGTGAATGTCACATATACCGGCATCTCGTATTTACGTCCGTTGACATCTGCTTCCTGGAATCCAACTAATCTCTTGCCATCAAAAACAGCAACCATCACAGCTGCGTCATATTCGTTCCCAAACATCGTCAAGAAGTATTTGCCGTTGTCTTCGTTGAACTCTGTTATCCCATCCTGCTCGATTCCCTCGATTAGGTCCGGGTAAGTTGCTAGCCAGTACTGATTTGTCATAGCCCTAATATATAGCAGGCTTCAACCTATTTGAAATAGATTTATCTGAAAAACAGGGGCCTAGAAAAAATTTTTGCGAAGGACAGTTCCCTTTTTCTATATAGGTATGCCGTATGGCTAGTTCCGACTTTTGGGGCTCCCCGTATTTTGAGCAGTCTGGCAAACCCGGATTAATTTATCTGACATTGATTTGGGTGGGGCCGCCGTTTTTCCGGCTAGTGATTTTTGGGCTATTCCGAAGCTGGTGGTAGTATCTTTATGTGAGCGATTCCTTTTATTCATCAAACTTCAGTATTTTTTCTAAGACTGATGAAACTGCTGACGGAATCCAAATCCTAAGAGCTGACAGGTCTCCTTGTATTGTCTGTGGCCATCCAACTGGCGACTGTTCTCCTGGGTCTCATGAGAAGATTGAAATTGCATTTGCAACTCAGACTCTTGAGTCTTTTAAAGACATTCAGAAAATACTAGTCGAAGAAACAGTTTACGAAAACCGGCAAATAACACCGTTCACAACCGCACGTGTGATTATTGCAAAAAAAGGTTCTTATATCACAGTTGAGCGTGCAAAAGAACTTGGAATTATTCCATAAATTGACAACTGCTTCTGCCTGAGTCGGTGTATCATCGTTCCCCTAACAACCAGAGGGGCACCTAATGTCAATTTTTTCCGAAGAATTTCTTTTGTCGTACAAGACCAAAACACCACCATGGGGTTTTGGCGGACTTGGTGAGGTTGTTTACCTCCGAACATATAGTCGCACGATTGAGGAGCTCGGACGAAACGAGACTTGGGTAGAGACAGTCACACGCGTGATTGATGGAGCGATTGAAATTGGCGTTCCGTACACCAAGGCGGAAGCCGAAGAGCTCTTTGACCACATGTTCAATCTTCGCTGCTCATTTTCCGGTCGTGCTTTATGGCAACTCGGAACACCACTCGTCAAGAAGTTCAGTGGCTCGTCTCTTAACAACTGCTACTTCACCAACATTGAAAAGATTGAAGACTTTGAGCTTCTTTTTGAATACTTGATGCTCGGTGGTGGCGTTGGCTTCTCGGTAGAGCGCTCAAAGATTCACGACTTGCCAAAGGTTAAGGCTGGCGTTTCTATCGTTCATGAACGCTCAAATGATGCAGACATCATCGTCCCTGACTCACGCCAGGGCTGGAAGCGTCTACTCCATGCAGTGTTGAAGTCATACTTTGACACTGGCAAGTCTTTTTCTTACTCAACAATCCTTATTCGTGAGTATGGCGCACCTCTTAAGACATTCGGTGGAACGGCATCAGGACCAGGCGCACTCATCGAAGGAATTACAGACATTTGCAAGGTGATGCAGAATCGCGAGGGCAAGAAGCTTCGCTCAATTGATGTGCTTGATATTTGCAACATCATTGGCCGAATTGTTGTTTCTGGTTCGTCGCGTCGCTCAGCACAGATTGCAATCGGAGACCCAGACGATGTTCTTTTCATTCGTGCAAAGAATTGGGCTTCAGGAAATGTTCCTGCATGGCGCGCTAACTCAAACAACTCTATCTACGCAGATGCTTACGAAGAAATCATGTCAGAACTTTGGAAAGGCTATGACGGAACGGGTGAGCCTTACGGTTTGGTAAACCGAAAGCTTGCACGCCAATATGGTCGTCTTGGTGAGAAGCGTCCAGACCCAACAATCGAGGGCTTTAATCCATGTGCTGAAATTGCACTTGGCGACGGCGAGTCTTGCAACCTTTCAACAATCTTCCTTCCAAACATTGAGTCAGAAGAACAGCTTCACTCCGTGTCAAAGCTTCTCTACATGACACAGAAGCACATTACGCGAATGAACTATCCGTACGAGAAGACGGTAACCATGGTTACAAAGAACGCACGTCTCGGACAGAGTGTCACCGGAGTTCTTCAGTGTTCAGAAGAACAAATTAGCTGGTTGTCTGGTGGTTACGATTACCTGCGTTCCGTGGACGCAGCCTATTCGTCCGAGCATGATTTTCCTGAGTCGGTGCGTTTGACAACGGTTCAGCCATCAGGAACTCTCTCGTTGCTCCCAGGTGTTACCCCTGGAATCCATCCAGCATTCGCTCCGTACTACATCCGCCGTGTGCGCTTTGGCTCATCCGACCCACTAGTTGACGCTTGTCGCAAGCGTGGCTACAAGGTTGTTTGGGATATCGGTATTGACGGTCGTGAAGACCATACCCGATATGTGGTTGAGTTCCCTTGCAAGTCGCCAGAAACAGCTGTCCTTGCCTCTGCTATGACCGCAATCGAGCAACTTGAGTGGGTAAAGAAAATGCAGACAATTTGGGCAGACAACGCTGTTTCAGTCACGGTTTACTACCGCAAAGAAGAGCTTGAATCAATCAAGGATTGGCTCTCAAAGAACTACGACAAGGGCGTAAAGTCCGTTTCATTCCTTCTCCACACGGACCACAACTTCCCGTTGCCTCCGTATGAAGAGGTGTCCAAAGAGGCTTACGAGAAGCTCATTTCAAAAATTGACTTCTTAGTACCCCTCCAAGACGCAGCTTTTGGAGATGCGTTGGCCCTGGATGACTGCTCAACAGGTGCCTGCCCAATCAAGTAGCTCTTGAATTTTTGAATATTTGCGCCTAGTGTTTAGGCATGGGGCACAAATGAAAAAACTGGTTAAAAAGACTGTACAGATTGAGCGTACGCCCCTGCACGGACAAGAGGATATTTCGTATTGGGAAGAAGTTGAAGAAGACGAACCAAAAGACGAAGAAGAGACTTCTTAAATACGTTGGTGTAGTATTCCAATAGGAGGAAAAGCTGATGGACTTTGAATACGAAGAAATTTACGACTTTATATTCGTTTATAAAAAGCTACTCCCAAATCATCAAGAGATATATCGCTCACTCAGAGAGAGCAAGGATAGAAACTCTGATAAAAACTTTTATGCCAATTGGACACCTTGGTACACATTTGGCTTTATGGCTTTGATTCAAGAGGGCAACGGTGACCCAGAGATTTCAAACTTTGAAAGACAGTGTTACCGTGAAACAACACATGCCATCCATGAGGCAATGCGGCACTACCAGAGAGTAAACGGGATATCAGACCCAAACACGGGTAATGAGCTTCCACTTCTTACAATGCCTGGTCCATGTACATACAAAGAACACTCATCTGACGGCAATAGCAATGACCCAAAAGCCATGAGTTATCACGTTGACTTCATTCCGGAAACAGTAAATTTTCCAGGAGAAAAGTTCATGATTACATCATGCACCTACCCAAATGATGACTACGAGGGTGGCGAGATAGAGTTTTGGGCTGATGGTAAGGCAATAAGGTACAAGCCAAAAGCTGGCGAAATACTCGTTTTCCCTTCTGGTAACCCATTATTCCCCGGAGACGGTCGACCATACTTTCACTCGGTATGCGCAACAGGCAGTGGTGAAAAATATCTATTTAGAGCATTTGGCAAATACGAGGACCCAGTCACACCAGAATGGGAATCTGGTGTTGAAAAACACGGTGAAGAACAATGGAAAAAAATGGTTTGCGGAAATGATAAAAATGCAAAAGATGTTTATTCAAAAGCCGGACCTGCATTGATGATGTTTGATAAAGGCGTTCCTTCTATTTCACAAGAGCTATTCAAGGCATATAACAGCAATATGGCCGGCGAATACAAAGTCAGGGGTGCATGATGAGCTTGTACAAGGGCAAAAGCGAGCAAGAAAAATTCGCTCTAGCTATGAGCGGCCATAAAAAAGAAGGCTTCTATGTTGAACTTGGCGCATACCATTCAACAGAAGGAAGCAATACTTATCACATGGAACAAGACTATGAGTGGTCTGGTGTTTCATTTGAAATAGTTGAAGAACGAAGAAAAGAATTTGAAAAAAACAGAAAAAACCCATGCTTTGGCGATGCACTTGAATTTGATTATTTATCTTATTTCAAAGAAAACAACTTTCCTAAACAAATAGATTATCTGCAAGTTGATATTGATGCTGGTTACGACACGAACATCAAGCCTCTAACACCATTTACAACGCTTCTTGGTTTAATCACTCTTCCTCTTACTCAGTACAGATTTAATGTAATCGTATTTGAGCACGATGCAAATATGTACTGGAGGATGGAATCCTCTAGAGACGCACAACGAGAGATTCTAGATGGTCTTGGATACACACTGATTTGGAAAGAAGAGCACGAAGACTGGTGGATTGACTGTGGCGCAATTGACCACCAGCTTGCTCGAAAATACTTTTACGAAAACTGATTACATGTTTGACACTCTGATAAGAACCGAGTTAGTTGACGCAGACACTCTTCTTGTTCTCAAAAAACATTGCGCTAAGTCGGATTTCTACATAAACGAATCTTACGGAGGCTTGCCAGCAGAATCAGATGTGAACAGAAATGGATTTACTGATAGGCAGATTAAAGAGCTTGGTCTACCGGCTGTCCCAAATGAGGTTTTACGTGCACATCGTTTTATTGATATGAGCGAAGAGGTTAAATTAATTGCATCTGACATAAACAGAAAATGCAAAGAGTTAATTCTTGATGTATACGGCAAAAAACAAACCTACATGCAGGGTGGCGATTTTGTCAGATACGGAGTTGGTCAGTCTCTTCCATATCACCAGGATTGGACATTGTCTGAATGGGTGATGAAGCACAATCTCCCAATCGTTCACTTGTCGTCTGTTTTTTACATAAATGACGACTACGAGGGAGGAGAGCTTCTGTTTTCATCTAAAAAAATGGATGGCTACGACCATGATGTTTTATCGTTAAAGCCAAAAGCTGGAACCATCGTGTTTTTTGATGCCCTTCAGTGGCATGCGTCTTCACCAGTTGAAAACGGCTTCAAGTATGCAAGCACCAATTTCTACACCCTAGAAGACAAGTAAATACTGTTACCATTATTAGACTATGACAGTCACACGCGAAACATACAAAGAGTTTATTGGCCGAGTCAGCTATGGTGATATTGACCCGATTATCAACGCCCCAGAAACAGATTTTGAAGCCATTGACCACATAGTTAAGAACGATAGCGATGTGATATTCACTTGGGACTATTCGTTGGTCCGGCCGCAACTCCGAAAACTCTATGAAAAAGCAAAGAATAATCAGTGGAATGGAGAAACCGCACTTGACTGGTCAACAGAAGTTGATGTTGAGCGTTCTGTTGTTGAGGACTATGCGAACTTTGGCTCAAGTCGTGAGATGTCAATTTATGACGGTAGCCCAGTTGAGAAGTGGGGAGATAAGGAATGGCTTGAATTTGGTGTCAACAGCAGACGCTGGTTGGTCTCACAGTTCATCCATGGCGAGCAAGCTGCTCTTATGTGTTCCGCAAAGCTCACACAAACGTGTCCGTGGTACGACGGGAAGCTGTATGCATCGACCCAGGTAATGGATGAAGCCAGACACGTAGAAGTGTTCGCAAAATACGCAAAAGAGAAGCTCGGTGGAACTCTGCCATTCAACTGGCACATTCAAAGCCTTGTTGACGACACTATTGCAGATAACCGATGGGATATGACATACCTTGGAATGCAAATAATGGTTGAAGGCCTTGGCCTCGCTTCAATGGCTTATATGAGAGAACTAACCAATGAGCCACTACTCAAGCAGTTACTGAGAAATGTTATGGCTGACGAAGCACGTCATATCTCGTTTGGAATTATTTCGCTAAAAGAGATTTACGCAGAAATGAGTGACTCTGAAATCATGGAGCGCCAGCAATTTGCCTACGAAGCAAGCGTAAAACTTGGTGAGCGAATGCTTCAACAGGAAGTTTACGAGAAAATGGGAGTTAAGACGAAAGACATTGCTCCATACTTATTGAAAGACCCAGCACAAGCTTGGATTCGTAAAATGTTGGCCGCAAAGATAGTCCCAAATGTAAGCAAACTTGGGTTACTTGACCGAAATGGCGCTTGGCTGCGAAAAAAGTTTGAAGAAATGGGAACCATAGAATTTGAAACACTTGGGGATTCAGAAGAAGAGTTTGCAGCTTTCGTACACAGCTACTAATGAAAACCCCAGAAGATTTTTCAATAAATCTTGCTTATTCTTATGAAAAGCCAGAAGACCTAGCTCGTTACTACGACGATTCTGCTAGCCAGTATGACGATTATGTAAATCAAGTCAAATACATTCTGCACCTAAAGGTTGCGGCTGAATATGTTATGAATGTTTCAAGCTGGGGAAGAATTCTTGATATTGGCTGTGGAACCGGGTTGCTTGGACAAGCGATTTCAAACATACTTCCTTCAATGCAAATTGATGGTGTTGATATTTCTACAGAGATGCTTGGGATTGCAAAAGAAAAACAGAATCAAGTACTTAATAGGCCAAGCTATAAAAATTTATTTTTGCACGACGTATCAAAAGATTGGTCATTTACCGACACTAGGTATGATGCACTAGTTAGCTCAGGCGTATTCACTAGCGGTCACCTTATGCCAGAGGATATTGTTTCTTCATTGAAATTGTTGCTTGGGCGAGGTCTATTCTTATCAAGCATTAAAAAAAATCACTATGAAAAATATGGTTTTGAACAAGTTATTCAGCAGTTATTTGATGATGGACACATACTAGAGCCCTCTTTTAAAGTTGTAAATTCATATGATTCCGAGTACGATGCTGAATCGGTGATTGTTGCATTTAGAAAGATATAAAAGGGCCTGTAGCTCAGTGGTCAGAGCAGGGGACTCATAATCCCTTGGTCGTGGGTTCAATCCCCACCGGGCCCACTAAAAATGGAATAGATTTATATTTCTCCTATATGTATTTTGTGTATTTTTTAGTGACTGTATTGTAGTTTTATGGGCTATGAAGACCTATATAACAGTTTGTTCGCTTGTAGTCATAATTGGATTTTTATCAAGCTGTATGAAAATGCGGGATTAATTTGTAATCTCTTGCTGCCGTTGGTAATCTTTTGTTATGCCCAAGAGTCCAGATATTCAAAAACTTGTTGATTCTTTGCGGAGATTCACCAAGAACAATTTTGCAATGAGTCTTGTTGAATTTTATGACAAAAATAACTATTTGTCAGAAAAACAATTTTATGCGGGTAAAAATTTAGTTCGCAAGATGACTGTCAACGAACATGCTTACAGTTGGTCAATTCTTGCCGATGGTGTTTATATTGATTCTGACGAGGATGAGTCTTTTGTCCAGCTATATAAAGTTTTTTCTTTAAATGGCAAGCGCGTGATTCGCCGTCGAGGCGTAAATTCGCCTTATTGGTCTTCACTTGCGGATAACGGGTTTGCCCATCAGCGTATTTTGAAGCTTTTGGGCGATGGTGAGATTCGCATTCTGACATTTGACGAGATGGTGGAGATTGGCCGCAAAACAGGACTTTGCTGTATTTGCGGGCGTTCTCTGGACGACGAAAAGAGTGTTGAAGCCGGTATTGGCCCTGTTTGCGCAAAGAAGATGCTGAGTGGGGCTGTTCCTGGTCCTGAGGACGAGAAGAATGTATAATTCTTAACAAGCATTGGAGATTCACGTGGATATTCGTCATCAAATACAGGCAATTAACGATACAAACCCAGTACTGGTTCTTCCAGACTTTGGCTTAGAAGTTAATTATTCTGTAAATTTTACAGTTCAGAACATAAGTGCATCAGCGACCGTTTATATTGGTGGCGATGCTGTTCAAAGCAATGACTATGGAATCAAACTAGAAGCTGGTGTTATTGCGTCTTTTGACGGGTTCCAACGTAATGCGCAATTGTTTGCAATCACTGACACGGGCTCTAGTGCAAGCGTCGCCGTTCTTAGAGTCAGCCAGTAGTGCCATCAATTTCTATAGGCAATTCCCAGGAAATAAGTATTCTTGGGGGGCGGCATAAGCAACATCCGTTTAATGTAAGTATTACATCTCCTTCTGCTCCGGCAGGCCCGCCTCCTCCCCCGCCTCCTCCACCACCTCCTGGAGAGTTTCTTGGAGATGGAACATACACAATCTTGACAGGGCCAACGACTTGTGGCTCAATGCTCATTGGCGGCCAATTTAACGGAGCCGTCCTCCAGGTCACCCAAAACAATGCGCTCAACCTTGGCACTGGCTCATTTACCGTTGAGTGGTGGCAAAACCAGAATAATGTAAACAATCCTTTTGTTCGCCCATTTAGCTTTGGTACCTATCCAACTGCAACACTCGCAGTTTCTTACGAAGGTCCAAACTTTTTTGGATGGTTCCCAAGCGCAACTCCAGTTGGCTCACTTGGAACATACAGGAACCAATGGGTGCACTTTGCAATTACAAGACTTAATGGTGTAATTAAGGTGTTTAAAAACGGACAACAGATTGGTGGTGATATAGCAAATACCTCTAACATCGTTCATAGCACAGGTTTGACTATTGCAAACGAGACCACGCCAACTATTGCCGCTCAGTTCGGTGGTTATATAACAAACTTCCACATTATGAAGGCTTCCAAGTATTTAACAAGCTTCACCCCAGACACGAGCAAGCCAATCCCTCCAACGAGCCAGACCGTGTTACTGCTTGACTGTGACGACCCATCAAATGTGTCCAAAGACTATGTTGGACTTAACTCAACAAGCACTAGCGATAACTTCTACAACGCAGCAAATCCGTTTGGTTTCTAGGTTAAACATTTGACATTTTTCTGAAAGAATGACAGTATCTAAGCAATGAGCTTTTACACTGGTGATGACATCGTAAATCGTTTGGAAAATAGACTGTTTTGGTCTGACGCTCAAGAAGCCGCCACCGAGATTCAGTTGTTGCGAAAGATTGCCAATGATTGGAAGCAAACAGCAAAAACTCTTGCGCTAGATTTGGGTCATGCTGAATATGCTCAAGAGGTATACGAAGATATAGCTAGTGGCCTATACGACAAAGTTCGTGGCCGCATAAGTGAAACAAAGGAAAAAGATGCATGACATTGACCTGTTAAGCGCAAACACTGAGGTCCCTAGCTTTGATGGTGCATGCCGGGGAATGCCTACCGACTGGTGGTTCCCAGAAAAAGGCGCAGGCGGAGAAGACAAGTTGAACAACGAAAAAGCTGTTCAGATTTGTAAATCATGCAGCTCGCAAACAGAGTGCCTTGACTTCTCGTTAACATTTATGAATCTACAGGGGATTTGGGGTGGGCTCTCACACAGGCAGAGGCAACGTGAGAGGACAAAACGTGGGGTAAAGGTAATCCAGGATAGGGTCAAACATTGATATGAACGAACTATCCACAGCTATACAGCAACTTGCAAAAAAGATAAAGCCTCCTTATTATTCGGCCATAGAAGTCGATGAGGGCTGGTATCAGTTGGTTATTGACTGCGATAAAGAGCTTTCAGAGATTGACCCTAAATACGACCTATTCCAGGTGAAGGAAAAATTTGGTGGTCTTAGATACTATTTTCAATCATCAAATCCTGATGTTAGAGACAAAATGGATTCTGTTGTTGCAAAGTATGAAGAACTTGCAAGTATTACATGCGAGGCAACCGGTAGACCAGGTGTTTTAATGAAGTCGGTCGGAAACTGGTACAAAACGCTTAGCCCGGATTACGCCGAGAACAGTCTTCATTACGCAAAATATACCGAAGTAAAAAAAACTGATTAGTTCTCTATAGAACCAATTCGTTTATCTATCCGTACGCTACCGCCAGGGAATACGTTTCGCAGCATTTCGCCATCTGCCGTAGTGACCTCCCCACCGTGGATAACTTTTCCTGGACTAAATCCATAACATGAATTAACTACGTCACATACACCAAACATCATGATAGAAATTCTCTTGCGTCGCCATTTTGGAGCAGTGATAATCTGCTGAATCATTGGGTCTCCTGCGCGCCAGTTAATCATTCCAGCCCATGTGGAAATGTATTCCTTTTCAAGAACTTGAGATGCTTCTGAGCCATCTACAACCGTCCCCCAGGGGTATCTGTCGTCGGCAAACCCAAGGAGAACTAGATGAGCAGGTTGGGTGTGTCGATTGTCAAGAAGAACATACCAAAGTTTGGTTAGTTCGTTTTCTGGTCCAAAAATTTCCTCGCGGTAATACCTAACAACCAAATGGCCTTCGGAATCAACCTCTCCCCATCCCCATTCGACCGTGTCTGCAGTGGGCAGTTCTTCACCAGCGCTGTACCAACGTTTTGGTGGCTGCTTATCTAGTCTGTACGAAAGCCAGCGAACATCAAAGAAGCGGTCGCTAAGTTTATTGCCTGTATCTAAGGCAAATGTTGATGGGAATTTAGCCATCCGGCTATATTAGTCGTTCCACCATTCAACCCATGGCTTTTGTGTGGCCGAGGCTGCATCTTCTTTGTCTATGCCAGTGTAGGCAATTGAGATGGTGACCTTTGCGTCATTCTCGTAGTAGCTCCAGTCGCCACCCACGTTGTAGACAAACAACTGAAGGAATTCGTCTGTGTTCATAACTGCAGCATCCGCGAGGTATGTTCGTTCATTCCACTCTTGTTCGCTCCAGCTTGAGTTCAGAGCGCGTGATTTTTCAATAGGTGATACAGCAGTGCTTCTAAGGTTCATTACATTGGACCCGAAACCGCCACCCTCTGTGGAGAATGCACCAATTCTTCCAGCGGCATCGTCTGGATTGCCAAGCCACATTGTGGGCTTAAGGTCCTCGTCCACACTTGCTTGGTATTCAAGGTCTTCAAACGGGTACACAATGTCACTTGGGTTGTCGTAAATGCTGTGTTGAGTCTTAGAGTTCTTTGTCTTAAAAGCCGCAAGAGCCAAAACTCTGTCAGTTGTCTCAATGTCCAAAGTTTCCTCATCACCCTGCCAGAAACCAGCTGTGTCACCGTAAATCGCTTGTGTGGTGAACCACATTGACACAATCTTTACTCTAAATGGGAATGACACATTCAAAAAAGATGGGCTGTTGACTTTTACGGTCCAATCGTAGTTAACGATTGATGGTGGGATTATTCCAGACATTATTGCTCCTTGGCTTAAGTTTTATTAATTATACAGCTTTATTTTTACAAGAATTGGAACTTTTTTAGCGCTAGGTTGCATTAATTGTCTAGTGTGGTTACGCTTGCCTCAATCACCAGGCTAGTGGAGGACAAATGTTGAATGTCAATAAAAAAATTGTTTTTACATTAATAATCTCGCTTATCACACTTCCGGTTGCCAGCTCCGTAAAAGCAGATGGGTGCACAAATTACACAGAAGCGCCATCTTCTAATTCTGCAACAACTCTTACAATCATCGACACCGATGTTGGAACAGAGGCTTACCAACGCCTTCTTGCGTATTCTTCAGGAGGACATAAGGCGCTTGGCATGGCAATAGCAAGCGAGTATGACTACTTCGGTTTGTGTCAATATGTTGGAGTTGGGATTATGGATGGAAGTGGGGGGAACGGTTTTAGGCCAAACTACACTCTGGCCATTTGGCATGGCGAAGTTGACTTGCAAATCGCCCGAACTGCAATTTATGCATTAATTGGTGCAAGTCCAGACCCAGTTGTAACAAACGGTGACTGCAATATTTCATGTGACGGCACAAATGGAAGGCAGTTTGACGGAACGGTAATCAATGAACCTACAACGACGACTACAACCACTCCGCAAGTGGTAATCGAGCAGCCAGAAACCCAACCTTTGACATCAAATGAAATTCATTTTGATTCATCTGAAAACCCTATAAACATTAACGAAACCAACAACATTGAAGCAGTGATTGCAGACACAATCCAGAGTTCACTTGTCGTCCAAGATTTGCCAGTAACTGTTCCCTCTATTGTCTTGGCGGATTCTTTTATTTCTTCAAAACAAACTACTGGCACAAAAAATAACTCTGTGCATGGGAAGAAAAAATCAAAGAAGCGAATTGCAAAACGCCTCCGATAGAGATAATGATTTTTTGCAAAAATCAACTGTAAAATCCATGAATTGATATATTTTTTAAGAAATCAAGTTAAAACCCTTTGTCAGTAAGGGTTTAATTTCCTCAAAACTACAGGAAAATTGTGCAAAAGTAATCAAAAAGGCTATAATTGATGTATGGATACACGAAGGGTTTTCTCAAACTGAGCTAGGTCCCCTTAAGGGTTGAATCTGCTCGCTGTCCTATACACCTAAACAAGGAGTGCAACTTGAACATCAAAACTGGTATTTACGCTATTTTTTTTATGGTTATCGCCCAGGTAGGGGTCTCGGTGGTAAATGCAATGGAGGCAAAAGCCCCAGCTGCAAGCATCAGCCGTGAATCTGCAGCGCTGATTCAGTACGAAAAGAGTAACGAAATCAGCAGTTTTGATGCAATCAAGTTCACTCATGGCGATGTTTCATGGCTTGACGAAATGGCGCTAAGCGTAGGCTGGCCAGCAAAGCAGATACCAAAGCTCAAGAAAATCGTCCTTCGCGAGTCTGGTGGATGCCCAAACCGCATCGGCAGCTCCATTGTTGATAAGAATTGCAATATCACCGGGTATACCAAAGCAACAAATAAGTCCGATTCAGGCCTCCTGCAAATCAACGGAGTCAACTGGGACCCAAGCCGAAACAAGAACGCTGTTGCGTGCGTCCAATTTGGATTCTGCACTCAAGAGGACCTGCTTGACCCTGTGAACAACCTAAAGGTTGGACGAGAGCTATTTAGGCTTGCTGGATGGGACCCATGGGACCCATGCGCATGGGGTCCAGAATACGCTCACAGGTGCAAAAAGGGCAAGTAGCGACCAGCCCTAGTTGTATTGGGTTATTATTCATTTGTGGCAAATAACAATTCAAAATCAGCAGGCAGAACAAGAATTAACCCAATAACCAAAGAAGTCGAAACCGTTGCTGGTACAAAAGCCGGCAAAAAAAGGCTTAGGCTTCCAGTGGGTCATCCGCAGAGAACGCATGACCTATATGGTCCAGTCGGAAAGAAAAAAAAGAAGAGTATTCTTTCAGATGATGAAGATTAATTTTCTTCTATAATTTTAAACAAGGAGTCTCTGTCAAGAAAGATTGAGCCTCCACTTATGTTCGGCCCTTCATCGGACTCTTCAATGTAAATCGTAATGTCGTCTGGGGAAACCTTTAGCTTCTTTGCAATATAGACAGTCATTCTTGAGACTTCATCCTGTAGGGAAGATAGTGCAATTTCAGATTCATTTTCTTGAATCTCTATATCCTCATAACCTTCGTATCCAACGCCGGTTCTAACAAACTCGGCTGACATTTTTGTAAACGTTGATGCCTTGACGCACATCGAGCACGCTATTTTGTCGGTTTTTGCCGGTCTCTTACGCGGCTCCATGTGCCCGCATGAGAGCTTATGGAAATAAACCACATCCCCCCATTGACCCTTTCTAATTATGTCAACTACTGTATTTTGCGGGGCGGTTTTTTTATTTATTTCCATAAAAATCCATTGCATTATTCATGGGTAAAGGGTACTATGAATTTATGCAAACATTTTTACCATATGCAAGTTTTAGCGATTCGGCATCAGTACTGGATTACAGGAGGCTCGGCAAGCAACGTGTTGAGACGCTTCAAATCTTAAAAAGTTTACTTGACCCAGATTATGGGTGGAAAAGTCACCCGGCTGTAAAAATGTGGGTAGGTTTTGAGCCGGCATTGTCAGCTTATGGGGTTGAAGTGTGCAAAGCATGGCTGGCTAGGGGCTATAAAGACACATGTTTAGACAAAATCGTTTCACTTGTAAAGCCGAGTACCGAAAATCTTCCGCCATGGATTGGGGATGAGCGTCTGCATGAAAGCCACAAATCAAACCTTCTTCGCAAGATGCCAGAATTTTACTCTCCATTTTTTAGCGAGGTGAGTCCAGATATTCCTTACTTTTGGCCTAGTTGATTTTCGTCAAATCAATATGCGCTAGTATCTATTTGATGTCTGAAGAATCCAAAAAACTAACGGCAGCTTTTTTGACTACAGACTGGTCTTTTGGTCTGAAACCAATTCAGCCAAATGGTTGCGCCTATTATCGATGCAAGCTACCGATGGACGAATTGCAAAAAGAATACAACTGGGTTTGTGGGTTGGGTCTACCAGGTCTAAATCAGACAAAAGGTATTGGCATGCTGGTTGAAGGTGATAAGGCAATCCATGGATGGGATTTGATAATCCTTAAACTGATTATGCATAAAACTTTTTCTGACTTTATGCCTGTGGCTAAACAGTTGGGTCAAAAGGTAATAGTTGACATAGACGACTGGTTTGATGGCCTAGAAAAAACAAACAGAGCATTTGAGACAACTGACCCTAAAAAAAATCCTGAAGTAAATAGAGAGCACTATGCAAACATAATAAAACAAGCTGATGCCCTTATTGTATCTACTCCATTCTTGCTGGATTACTATAAAAAATTCCACAAAAATGTTTTTCTTGTTAGAAACGGAATAGATTTAGATAGATGGGAAAAAAGAAAAGTTAAAAAAACCTGGAATCCAACAATCGGTTGGGTTGGAGCTACGCCGTGGAGGTCAAGCGACTTAGAAGTTTTGGGTCCTAAATTTGGTAAATACATCCAAAAAAATAAGTTAATGTTTCATCATTCTGGTTACACGGCAAATGCTCCACTTGCACATGAACTTGCTGGGGTGAGTCTTACAAATTCAACAGTTTCCCACATGGTCCCAATAAGCGATTATCCTAAGCTTTTCAAACATATTGATATTGGAATTGTCCCTTTGAACAATGTTAAGTTCAATGATGCAAAGTCATATATAAAAGGCCTTGAGTATGCAGCTGCTGGGGTGCCCTTTATTGCTTCCCCATCACCCGAGTATCTTGAGCTTGCAAAAGCAGGGATAGGCAGAATTGCACATAACTGGGATGACTGGGAGTACCACTTTGATGAACTCCGGGACCCACAAAAAAGAGCTGATGATGCTGAAGTGAACCTGGAAAATCTCAAGAATTTTACGGTTAAAGCTAGGGGTTCCGAATGGAACTCAACATTGAGGTACATAATGGAGAATATATGATTCCGGACCTAGACCAACAATACGAACTGCTTTCGATTCCAGCACCTTTGCCGAGCCCGGCAGACTGGAATGACGATGGATTTGTAGTTAAGAAAAAACTATTGCCAGAAGAGCTAATGGTCAACTACGAAAGCTGTTGGATTGAGAATAACTCGGAGCGACCAGGCGGTTGGCCCGACTGCACTCCTTACCGTCGGCATCCAGAAGTTATGGAGATACTCACATGCCGTGAAATAAACGACACTATGTTTGACCTAATTGGAGAGCCTGCAGGATTGCATCTAAACCTAACTGGCTGGAGAACAACAACCAGAAACTGGCACCAAGACACATACTTAAATCCACCGCATGTTGGTGATTATTATGTTGCTGTCTGGATTGCTCTAGAAACAATTCACCCAGACTCGGGCCCGTTTCAGCTCATTCCAGGCTCCCACAGATGGAGAACTGTAACCCAGGAGAAAATCCTAGATGCTCTTACACCTGCAGAACGAGACCACAGGTGGCCGACTTATAGCGAAAGACTACTTACACCAATATTTGAGCATCAAATTGAAAAACGCAAACCGGAAATAGTTACATACCTGCCTGAGCGAGGCGACGTTCTTTTCTGGCACGGCAGACTGCTCCATAGGGGTTCTCTTGCAAATAATCCAGACATGCCAAGGAAGGCTTTAATTGCTCATTATTCAGGGATAAGGCACAGAGAGGATATGCCACCAGCACAGCGACATAAGCTTGGTTGGTACTTTCCAGTAGATGGAGGAAACACAGGACAATGAGTAATATTGACGAACCATACCCAACTAATGGTGGAGTGGAAAAAAACTTTCGGAATGAACTTGATAAGTTAAATGCTCCAAGAGTTTTGGAGCTTGGAACACTTCAATGGAAACCTGGAGTCTCAACACATCATGGAGAGTGGCTACCTAATGGAGCAACTCACATAAAGTCCGACATTGAAGCAGGTGGAGATGTCGATGTTGTGGCAGATGCGCACGACCTAGCTGCATTTAAAGACAATGAATTTGATGTCTTTATAGCAATTAGTGTTTGGGAGCATTTACGTCATCCGTGGATTGCGGCAGAGCAAGCAGCTCGCATTTTAAAGCCGGGTGGCTTGCTTTATGTAGCAACACATCATACATTCCCAGTTCACGGATATCCATCGGATTACTGCAGATGGACAGACAAAGGGTTAGAGGGTTTATTTGATGCTCCAACTTGGCGGAACCAGGTTAGCGCGCTATCTTATCCATGCAAAATAATCCCTAATGACAAAATCACCAACTGGAATACAGCTGCTCATGCGTTTTTGAATGTTGATATTTTTGCTGTAAAAAATTAACTTTTAAACTAGTTTTATTTTTTTATATCCTTGGTTTCTATTTCTGAAGCCAGTGTTCCGCCAAATATTTTTGAAATAGATGGGAGCCCCATGTCGGAGATTCGTTTTGAAACTGGTTTCACCAACTCCGTGAGGCTGTCAGTTGAGTTTGGAGTAATTGTAACTGTATAGGGCTTGGCAAGATTCTGCTGGTTCATAACCGAGCGCATGTAATCAACTTCCGATTTCAAAGCTTCTATCTTTTGATTCAAATCGGCAATTGAATCCTGTGTTTCTCTGTTGTTGTCCATTGCAAAATACTATCCTATTTTGCTTTGAACTCAGCCCAGGTTTTGTCTCCTACGCCAAAGTACTCACGAGCATAGCCAGCCTGGATGATGTCTTTGTTTAGACACGCTGTAGATGGGTCATCAATTTTGTCCGAGCTGTATATTCGTGCAAGGATTCGACCATATTTGTCATTCTTGTCAGGAATTGTATTAACAAACACCCACTTATGATTTGTTAGCCAATCCTGAGTAAATGATTTTGCTTTTAGCCCTAATTCTTTTTCTGCTAGGTCTTTAGTTCTTGATTCAGGAGTGTTAACGCCGTAAAGCCTAACTCTCATCTTGTGGTGGATATCAAAACCAAGGTCAACCATCAGCTCTATGGTGTCGCCATCTATTACTTTTAGAACTGTAGCCCCATACCAAAATCTCTCCATTATTTTTTAACCTTCTTAATCATCCCATCAACAATTCCGCTGACAACCCCGTCTGGTATGACCGCAAATCTGCACTTACCGTTTGGTTCAACGTTTTGTTGAATGATTTTGCATGAGCCATTGCCTTCATATAGCACGCAGTTTGAACATTTTACGCCTATTTGGGCTACTTCGTTTTCTCGAGCTCCAACATATCCAGCCCATATGCCAGTTTCGTCTTCGTTAAACTTGCCATATTTTTGAGCAATTGTAATTAACGAATTAGCTAATTCTGCTTCTTCCGCAGCCAACTTTGGTTTTACCTGCGTCTTGTCAACCTCAACAAGAATAGAGTTGTCCCCGTTCACAAGGCTTTGTATTAGTTTTAAGATTGGATTGTCCATGTTGCAATTATCCCACACTATATTGCGTCTATTATTAGATGAACTCGGTCGCTATTACCCGTGTTTTCAACACCATGATATCTGTTGACATTATCTATCAGCCAAATCTGCCCTGGCTTCAGGTTCATTAACTCATTTCCTACGCTAAAAATGCATCCTTCATTCGTCAAAACCGGAACGTGTATCCTGTGGGTTTTAGCTGTCAACGGGCCTTTATCCATATGTGTTGGTATAACAGTGCCGGCTTTTAGCTTCGCTAGCATTGCTTGTCGCGTATAGACCTCTCCAAGGTGCTTTGAAGCAGCCAAAACAATTTCTTCTATATACGCACTAAATACATCGTAGTTTTCATGGAGGATTTTAGAATTAAGACGATGTTTTTTATCGTACATTAAGGGAATCGTATGGGTATTTTTTGAAGCTATTCCACCAGTTTTTTTACGTTCTGTATATCTAGTCCAGTCTTCTGTTGTCAGATTCAATACCTCATTAAGCAATCCTGCAAATGAAGGCATATCTCCAATAAAGAAGAACGCATTGTTTTCCTTCATACACAATCTCTCCATATATAGCAAAAACCCCGCCCACCCCAAAGGAGCGAGCGGGGTTTTTACCAGTGCTTATTAGGCTTCTGGAGCTCCGTCGAAGGTTACCTTCACGAATGACTCTGGACGCTTGACAGCAAGGGCGAGTCTCTGCTCGGCCAAGATGACAACTGCGTTTCTTACGAAGAAGTCCGAGTGCTGTTCGCTGATGCGAATCGATGCCTGCTCACGGTCATACAACTGTGCGCCTGTACCGAATGCTCCAACAAGTGCTGTGCCTTCTTCGATTGCTGGGCTCTCCACGACTGGGATTCTCCATACTCTTGGCTCACCGCCGAGAGCAACGGAAACAGCGACCAAGTACTGGCCGTTCTGGTCCTTTGTCGTTTCAATCTTTTCCCAGTCAAGTGGGTTAAGAACAACGCCAGTTGGCTCGTAGTAAGCCAAGAATGACAAGGTTGCAGCGCGACGAATCGCATCTGCCATCGTGTCTGGAACTGGACTCACAACGCCGTCTGACCAGTCGTAGGTTTGGATTCCAGATGTCTGAAGAACACCGGTAAGGTTTTCGCCAATACCGTCGCCGTTCAAAATCTGGTCATCTTCCTGCAAACGGAGGCCGTACATCAATTCGTTGTCGATGATTGAGCGTAGTTGTGGCTCATCAGCGAGAACGTTTCTGTGTGCTGCTTCCCAGTGAGCAAGCGTGCGTACTGGAGCCTGTTGGCCAACGAATACGAAGCTTGACTGTGGCTTTGGACCAAAGTTGTTGCCTGAACGCTCTGCAACAGACGATGCACTGTTTGTACCGCCACCAGTTGACGTAAAGCCAAGGTGCTGGAAGTATTCAATGACAGCTGCTGAAGTTGTGCGGACTGGGAACAAGTCACGAACACGCTTGGTACGCATTGGAGGCGTAACAATTGCATCGCGCTGAATGGTTCCGAACGAGCCAGGAGTGCCTGATGGCAATGCTGAGTAAACGTCCTTAACATTGAAGCCGGTAAGCGAAGCGTTCATCTGGAAAGGTGATGGCATGTTTGCGCCATTCTTTCCACCCTGAAGCGACTTAAACTCAGCTGAGTTAACGAATGCGTCTCCAACGCTCATACGGCGCTCTGACTGTTGTGCAGATGCGCCTGCTGCTGCAGCTGCTGCTACAGAGTCTGATGATTGCTGTGAGCCCCATTCCGAGACACCCTTCATTGACTCAAGGCCCTCAATGAGGCTCTTGATTTCGCGGATGTCGCCCATGTTCTTATCAAAGGCTGACTTCTGCTCTGCGGACACAACAACCGTACCGTTGTCAACTCTGAATGAGTCAGCAATTGTCTTGTTGTCGGCCATTTTTTCTCTGAGAGCTCCTTGGAGTTCTCTTAAACGTGAATCGTCGAATGACATTTTTTTCTCCTGTTTGGAAGTTTGGTTTTGAAATTGTTTGCGTCGACACTGCTCAGGTAAGCACCCAGCGTCTTATGCCTTAGTTACAAATTTAACACGCCAAAAAGTTATGTAGGGAATGTATATTACTAAGAGGGTATGTCAATTATTGCGCCAATTTTCTTGGCTTCAGCAACGCTCAAATTAGCCATTTTCAGCATTTCTCTATTTTCTTCTGTGTCAGAAAGACCGGCCTCTTCAAGAGAGTAACCGTTCATTGCGGCCATGAGTAAAGCCTCAATTGGGCTTATCCCTTGACGGGCCAAAGGGTTGCCGAAACTGTTCATTTCCGTCATGGTTAAATCCTATCTTCCTCTATCAAAATTTGCAAAGTCAAAGAGTTTAGGGTCCATTACTTCCAGCTGCTCATTAATTGCTCTTCTAGCAATCATGATTGGGTTCATTGGGTCATTGGTAGTGTCGTAAACAAATAGCTCATCAAAGAATGGGTCTAGGTTTGGCAACTGGAAGTAAAGCGTCCTGTTTATAGCTGGAGGAATCCAGTCAGGAACCATTCTTCCGGTTCTTTCAAATCTTTCTGCATTTCTTTCCAGAATTACATCATCTGGCGAGAAGAAGTAGTGAGCAACAACTTTATATCCAGCATTTTTCCAGTTGATGAGGTCTCTATTGCCGTCATTAAACTGACCGCTTGTATCATAAGTCATATCTACGCCCTCTGAAGCAGCCCTCCTCATTAGTGAGGCGGCCAATGCACGAGACTCTGTGTGGGTAAGGTTGGCAGCATCAGGTAGACGCTTTTCAAACCAGTAACGTGCTTCAGGCATAATCATTTTTGCATCATCTGGGTCAACAACTACTGCATCTTCGTATGAAGGTATTCCTGCAAAGTTTGTATTTCTAGCATTTGTTTTGCCGGTTCCAGAAGCTCCGCCAAGCACATAAACAGTTGGCTGTTCATTGCCACTATCAAACTCAGGTTTTGACACTCTTGCAATGCTGTTTTCTATGTAAGGAACCCAGAGGCCGTTGTATCTGTCATCAGAAACTCTGTTGCCATTAAGTCTATATTTTTGCGATGTAGAAATTGGGTCTGATGAATTCAGTTCATCAATTGAATATCCAGACTGGTATCCAAGCAGGTCGAGGTCTTCTGCAAGAGACTTATCAACTATTGGTCGTGATGGTTTTGCAACCTTTCCAACAGGACCATCTGGATTCCAGGAGTCACTCTTGAAATCAACGCCCCAAGGCATCAAAGGATGCGGCATCTTGTCATTTGGCAAGAATCTTTCAGCATCTTTTTCAGCTCGTATTTTATTTATTCTTGCAATTATTCTCTGGTTTCTTATTCTTTGTGCTTTTGCAAGTATGTTCAGTCTCATTGCTAATGACATTCTCAGGTCGCTAAATGGGTCAGCAGAATTTGAGCCTTCATAATCCTTGCCCATTTTTGCTACAGCTCTTCTCAACCATTCTGCATGTCCAAATGCGATTGGGTACTTGCCTCTTGCTATATCTTCAAGTGGAACCCAATTTGCAGCTTTCGCATCTGAAGCAGCCGTTACATTTGAATCCCATGGAACAACAAACAAGCCGGCACCAACTCGTGCGCCCTTAACAAATCGTGGGTCCCAGTCTGGTGATGTAATAATTCCAAGTGGTTTGGCTTCAATTGATGACTCAAGGTCAATTCCAACCTCTTCCAAACCCTCTCTTGTAGCAGTGGTCATGTAGTCTTCGTTTCCGTCTCGCAATCCTCCAACAAGGGCTTTTGCGTTTGTAAACGGTCCACTCTTTCTGTCAATCATAAGCACTTCAGCTGAGCGCAAGTCGTTATTGTTCATTCTTATGATTACAGCATCTGAAGCTTGTGTCAATTTGTTTTTAGCAAGAGACCAGTTGTTAGTAGACCATGTAACATCCTCATCATCTCCAGATGTGAGGTTTTTACTAATGTCCAGCGGTGAGTAGTTTGACTGTAGATAAGCCGCTCTCCTCAAGTTGTCCGAAGCTATGTCTCGAGGTCCGTAAACAGTTTCGTAGTACTCGTCCTGTGGTTGCATCTCAGGCATTCCATAGATACCTTCAAATGACTTAATCAAACCATCAAATGTCGACATACTTCCGGTTGGGGAATCATCGTTGAACAGTTCAATGTGCTTGTCGTTGTTGAATATTGATTTTGCTTTGGCTACCAGGTCTGTGTAATTCTTATAGTCTTTACCAGAGCGGTCAACCATTGCCTCTATGAGATTTGAACGATAGGCAATCGCCCCAACTATGTCCGATGGCTCTTCTCCTATTTCTCCGTAAATGAATGAAGAGTTGGTAGGGAGGATTGAGTCTGACGCAAAAGGGGATGCGCCTTCACGGAAGTCGTACGCTGGAATACTCCTGTTAGCCACACCAGATACATACAGGTCCATCAACCTTTGTAGTTCTTGTACTTGCTCTGAGTCGGAAGCGGTGTTGTTCCTGATTGCTGGGTTTCTATCTCTGTTGAACCACAGGTTGGATGAGTTGTTTTCAGCTCTTAGTGCTTCAAGCTCTCTATCTTTTTGCAAAATTGCGTCCCTAGCAATACCCATTTTCCCAACTGGTCCACTCTCATTTGGGAAACGACCCATTGAGAATCTCTTTAGAGTAGAAATGCTCTCAGCAAGAAGCTCTGCTTTGCTAGTTCCAAGAGATTGAAGAATATTGGAAAGACCATCATCTCGTCCGTCTTCTGTTTTTGCAATAGCTGCAATTAAATGCTCTGTGTCAATGATGTTTTCACCACGATTGAGTGCCTCACGAACTGAGTTAATCATTGTTTTTCTAGCACCAAAACTTAATGAAATTACTTTTTCTGCGTTTTCATCTAGGTTTTGGGTTGTTGCGTTATTGACTGCATTACGCAAGTCGTTTACATCGATTCCAAGTCTGTTAAGAACTCTTCCGGCGATGCTTTGATTTACAGATTTCTTGCCAATGTTTTCTCTAGCAAGACCCAAAAGAAGATGCGGTATGGTTACCTCGCTGGACTTGCCAAGTTTGGCTTCTTCGTGTGCGTGCACAACCGAAAGGATATTTGGCTTTGTGTATCTGTTTAGAGCCATTTTCCCTATAGGTCCATCATTAGGTGGAACAATTCTATTGTCACCAAGCTCTGATGATTCGGTAAAGAAGTTCTTTGGTATTTCATCCTCTGATGAATAGTATTCGTATGTTAAATCTTCATATCCATTGTCATTCAACCAAGAATCAAATGTTTTTAGATTTTTAAACTTTCGTGGAGATGAAAATGTTGAATCTGGAGCCGCATCAATTACTTCACGCTTGTATCGAGGCATCAAGGAGTTTCTTTGTGTTCTCTTGTCTTCTGCTTTTATGAACTGTGCAATTTTGTCAAAAGCATCACCAACACTAATTGTTGAATCAAAAAAGTTTAAGTATTCGCCAAATTTTTCAGCTATTGCAGACGATGCAAAATCTCGGATGAATGAAAAAGCCTGATTTTCGTCGTTTGTATTCAACGCATCAATAACTTTCATTGTGAGACCATCAATTGTGTCAGCTATTTCTTCTGCACCAATTTCCTGCGCAAAACCATTCAAAGCACCAAGAATTTCTATGGCTCTTATTGAGTCATTGCGATTTGCTCTTAGTTGCTCTATTTGTTCAAAAACTGAATCCATTGGCGTCATTACTTCATTTAATGCACCCTGCGTTCTTCTTAGATTATTTATTGCAGTTGTATTTTTTTGTGATTCTACGTATCTCTGATATGTTGCTCTGGCGTCTTCATCAAGAGAATTTATTTTTTCTTCTGTGAAAGCATTAATTTTTTCAAATCTTTCTGCTTGTCGCGGCGTAAGCATTGAAGCTATATCACCTGACATCACAGGGTATGCATCTGAGGAATTAGACCAATTTACCCATGGGAAGTATGAGGACATTGTCATATTTTCTGACACTCGTGTTTGATTTTCTTTAAGAGCATCAACTTCCGACCGCAAGAAACCGCTTAACTGAGAATAAGCCTTTGCAAGAGCAAGTTCATCTTTATTTAGAGATACTCCATCCGAAAGAGTAATTCCGAAAAGCTGTCTTAGCATTGCCGAAGCATTTTCGTCCGGGGAATCAGAAAGAGATTCAGTAAGAGCTTTTACATACTCAGAGAACTCGGCTCCTGAATCCATTGCAAGAATATCTTTTGTTGTAATTGGACTATCTGTAGATATCTGGCCGTTTTCGTCCTGCCACCAATAAACATCTGGAGATGTCTCGTATTGTTCATACAGAGAATCAACTTCTGCTTCAGTCCCTGGTCTGGCAAACCATTTAACATTTTTGTTATATGGTCTTGAGTCTTCAAATCCACTGTAAACAATGTCTGGGCCATATATTGTGAACTTGCCATCAGCTGCTCTTCTAGGAGCAACAGAAAGCATGTCAAAAGAGTCATCTGACATCTTTGAGTTAGCAGAAGAAAACTCTATTGCGTCTGCAAAAAGAGCACCCATCGTGTCAGCGAGGTCTTTTACAGAGTCATACCATCTTTCGGTTTGCTCAGGATTGAGCTGTACAAATTTATCGCCTTTTTCTCTAGCTATATCCTGAAGAACAAATGGTGAACCAACTTCATCGTATATTGATTTGAATATTCTGTCCAAATACCACCCAAGCATTTGGTCGTCTGCAACCGTTCTGCCCATGAAGTCAGAAATTGGATACATTGCGCGGTTGACATCGTTTACCGCGTCAAGCATCATGGAGTGAACGGCAGACATTACCTGTGCGGCTTTGAATTCACGTGTTGTGGCTGTTCTCATCCACTCTTTTATTCTATTTCTTGAATCCTCGTTTAGTCCAATTCGTTCAAGCTCTGAGTCTCTCGACATCAAACGAACTGCGTCATTAATCCAGTTTGAGTCTCCAGGTACAAAACCAGCAGTGGTTCTGCCAAGAGCTCTGTAAATCATCATTATGTCTTTAGCAATTGGACTATCAAGCGATGTAATTGATTCGGCATCAATAAAGCCTGATTCATACTCTATTGCGTCATCTTCGCTTTCAGAATATCCATCTACTCCAAAAGCTTCTGTTATTTCTTGCTCCAAAAGCATTTGGTTATATGATTCACTCATTATTTTTCGCATTGACCTAATTAGTCCAGGGAATTGACCCTCTTGAATCATGTCAGATACGGATTTGGTTTTGTCATTTTCCAACTCGGGGAATACGCTTGGCGCATCCTCATCTGGACCACCTGCAGCTTCGTAAAGCTGTCCACCGAAAGCATGGTATTTGAGCAAATCACCAAGACCGGAGAACCATTTAACAAGTGCTTCTTGGTCTTTTGGTTCTCCATCAGAGAACTTACGTGCTTCAACTGGTCCGTAGAACGGGTTTCCAACTATAACTGGCGGTGAATCTGGGAGGAAAACAGTAACTTCTGGATTGTCTGAGTCCCATTCTGGTGTTGGGCCATTTGACTGAGAAACATCACTTGGTATTCTGCGACTAGCCATTGCCCCTGCAGGACCAGAAGCCATTGCCTCATATGCATTTCTAAACGATTGTCTTGGCTGTGCGTTTTCTTCCGATGGCTGAATTATTGAGTTCAAAGCAGCCGCGCCTATTCCATACTTGCGCATCGCCTGTCTCTTTGACATTCCTGATGCAATGTCATCAACAATTGCTTTTCTGTTTTTCGCAATCCATTCTTGTGAGCCAACAGAAGATGGAGCTACACCTGACTTCCTAAGCTCGTGAAGCAGATTTCTTACAGTATTTGGGTTAAATCCAGTAGTGTCAACAATATCTGATTCGTTATATCCTGCCTTAGCAAAGGATGCAACAACATCTCTTCTTGACTCCGGCATTATTGAAGACATAAACTTTGATGCTTCATCAATGCTTGGGTTCTTTTTCCCAACCTGCTTGTAGAATTCTTCGAGCTTGCCATTTCTTGCAAGGTCTCTAGCAGTTGCCATTTTAGGGTTAATCGTTCGGCCAAGAGCGCTTGATATTTCAGAATCAGTTTGTCCAGATTCAATTGATTCAAATACTGGTTTCATTTCCGACCAGTTGCCAGCAATCCAGAGCAGGTCTCCGTCTGGTCCAACTTCTTGTTCTGAAGCAGCGTAAGCAGGCCATATATTTTCGGGATTTTTACCTATTGAATGGGCGAGCTTCCTAGCTGCATTTACAGAAAGATTAAACTTTCCACTTCTAAGCTTCTTTGCTGTAGCCGGTGATGTATTTAAAAATACAGCAAAGTTTTCATCGCTTATATTTTGTGAATTTGGAATAGCCTCAATAAATTTTGATGTTGGCAAGAATCCGGTTCTTATTAGGTCTGAATCCTTTACACCTCTCCAAGCAAATATTGGGCTCACGCCATTTTCATCGCTTGAATTTGTTCCATAGATGTTTTTATCCAAGTCTGCTTTTTTCAAAGCTGCAGCCATAGCTCCATAAGGACCATCCATTGACCCAGATGACTCTATGTCTTCTGCGTTTTGTCGCAAAGCAAAGTTTCTGGCTTGTTCACCCATTCTCTGCTTGGCTTCATCTGAATTGAGCCAATCTTGTCTTTCACCGTAAGTCATGTAATCCCAGTCATTGGGGAGAGCAGAGTAGTTCTGGGGGGCTCGCCGTGCTGGTCTTGAAGGCCTATCCCCATCGTTAACTAAAGCCATGTATATGGACTTGGCCGAATCCTGATGAATCCCTGTTAGGCCAGCGGCGACACGAGGACTCATGTTTGGAAAATCAGCGAACAACCTCATAGCCCGGGCCATTCTTTCCTTAACCGAGCCGAGAGTTTCGTCGTTAAGTGCAACCAGCTTATAAGCAGAACCCATTCCTCTTGTTTTTGTTATTTCGGGGAATTCTTCATTCAATATTGAATAAGCTGAAGCAAGGGTGTTTGTTGGTATTAGCTCGTTAAATCTTTGTTGCATTTTTGCATATGATTTTCTAAACTTGTCAGCGTTTTTATAGGCGTTTACTGCATTTGTAAGTCTTGTCTTATCAAAACCATATTTATCAGCAACTTGACCCAGAGTTAATTTTTGGACATCGTATTTAACACTTGCCAAAAGCGACTCTCTAATCGCAGCAATTGAGAATATTTCCGTGACTGGAATGTTATTTTTTCTAGCCAAAGAGTATACATCTGCACCGTTATCTATTTCATTGAGAATCTGTGATGTTCTTGATGGCATGCCTTCAGAAGAATATGTAGCATTAATTAGATTTCTAATATCGTTTTCTTTTTCGGATGCAATCATCTTGCCGACTGAACGATTGTATTCATTCTGTAATACATTTTTGAGCGTTGTTGGCATGTCTGTTAGTTCATTTGAAAGAGTTCTAACCGCTCCAACAGGAGAAGACTGAATATTCTGTCTAAACGATTCAATTCTTTGTCTTGCTGTAACATCCCTATTGTCAACTAGGTCAATAGTTTGTATTCCATTAACAGAACGCAATTGTGACAACATCACACTGCTTAATGCTTTTTCTTTTTTGGTCATTGATATATTAAATGGAGTATAAAGATTTGAAGAATTATCAGCATATTCGTCAAAACCATTTATTGCTCCAGAATCGCCGAACAGGTAGCCAATTTTTTTCATATTCCCAACAGGGCCTGAGCCGATTACTCCGTCTCCATTGTTGTCGGCAAGATTCTTCATTGATTCGTTTACCGCTCTTTGAGCCATTAGTACATTCATGTACTGAGCTGAGTCGGCAACCATATCCTTAAGTTCTGCGGCCCTGCTCATCAACTCGTTCTTTTGCTCAATAATGTCCTGTCTTGCACGCGAGCTAGCTTCTGCTTTGGTAGAAAATGATTGTATTTCAGCTTGCATTTGCAAAATCTGTGGACCATATTCGGAGTCCCACTGTTGTATCGAAATTAAATAATCTCTTGGGTTTATTGCTCCTGCACGAAGTTTTTCTTTTTGGCCAACGATAAACATTTCTCTAGCTTTTATTATTGATGAAGTTGCGCTAACTCTTGATAGAATTTGTGCACGTATTCTTTCTTGATACTGGCGTGATGTTCTTTCTTCTGCATCGTCAAGTTCATTTATCGCATTGTCAATACTGTAAATTTCGCTAATCAAATCACCTGAGTTTTGTGTAATTTCAAGAACTTTTGCTAAAGCTTTTACCCTTGATTCTGCCTGTGAACGTGCGTTGGCTGCATTTCTTGCAGCTATCAGAACTGAATCAAGATTGTCTATTTGGTCATTCTCGCGTAGAGCTGTTTTTATGCCGGCAATAACTGCATCTGGGTAATAGCCATCACGCAAACCAATTTCTGATTCATCAAGCATTAAACCGCTTGTCATGTCCTTAAGCCATCCATCTCGGAGTGCTTTGCTTGATTTTGCTTTTGAGCGAGCTATTTTTTTCTGTTTATCAAGCTCCATTTTCTCAGTAGCGCTAAGTCTTCTTTGCGAAGAGAATGAGCTCATTCCATATCTAGCTCCATTGCCGCTTGAACGATAACGCTGAGGGACCACTGGAACTCTTATTGACTCAGCTGCCTTTATTGATTCTTCAAGGTCTTCGCCTTCAAGCCAACCACTTTGGTTCTGCACATAAATCAAAACCTTGTCCATGTCAACTAGGCCTGGCTCATCGTTAATTGAACGGAGAAGAGCTTCAGCCTCTGTTCCGTATCTCCCATTTTCGTGGAACCAATCTCTTGTGAAGTAGTTGTTATTACCACCTATAAAAGACTCGTATCTGTCGTTAAGAGCAGAAGCTATTGGGTGTCTGTCTGGGTTGAAGTTTGATGGACGGAGCGACTCATCCTCATCCATTTCTGGGTTATATACTCCAGAATCTTGTTCGTTGGACTCGTCTGCGCCAATGCCCTGTACGGAAACAGCGTCGTATCCGGTTAATCTCTGTGGTGCGTAAATGAGTTGACCATTTTTGAGTTTTCTGAACTCAGTGTTTTCAAAAGACTCATCGACTAGTCCATTTATTTCATTTACTAGTGTTTCTTCAATCTGTGGGTCAATTGCAATTTCATCAGGGCTTGTGTAGAAAAATCCATCAGGTGTATTAATTCCACGAACACCAAGTGCATCAATTGCGGCTTGCTCTATGTACCCAAACTCATTTTTAGCCTGCTCATCATGCTTTCTGTGAGGATTAAGCGCAGCCTCTAGGAGTGCTTGTGCTTTTTGAGTTAATCCAGATGGCTTTCTTGCCATTGACCCAACTGGGGAATCGGAGAATTCATCATCGTCCCAGTCGTCTGGAGCATCAGCAAAGTCATCTTCTGGAGATATTCTACCAGCTCTGATATCTCGTATTCTTCTTTGGTTTGCTTCAAACTCTTCTTCTGCTTTGCGAACTGTCTCAATTTCTTCAGGTGACATGTTTCTGTACTGGCTCAACAAGTCCGAAACTGCATCGTCCATCTTGTCACCAGCATCGCTTACTATCGCAGAAATTTCATCATCAATTCTTTGGATTCTTCTGCGTTGTACAGCCTTAGGGGTTTTTTCTGAATTTAGTTTTCTCAAAGCCTCGGTGTACTCACCTTTCCCAAGCAATGACCTACCACCGGACAGGAAGTAGTCAACAAGGGAGACATATTCTCGTCTATCTTCTGGTGTCAGGTTTTCAAGTGAAGATACTCCAAAAGATTCTGAAATTGCGTCCGAGATGAGCATATTCACATCATCGGCAGAATATCCTTCTGAGTCAACAAAACCACCCAAACCATAAATTGATTTCTTGAATTTCTCGCCAAGCCTATTCAGAGCTTGCTGTGTTCTTTCGGCTGCAGCTTTTTGGCTCCTCTTTCTTATCAATGAGCCTGGACCAGTTCCACCGATTCTATAGAGACTTGGGAATATGTATTTAGCCCAAAGCTTTCTAATCTGTTCGTCGGTTAGTGAATCTATTATTTCTTTTGCAGACTCAGAAGTGCCATCGTATTTTGAGATTAGTTCGGATTGTTTTTTCTCAAGTGCACTTTGTGTTGTGCCTGCTGGAGTTGATGCAACATAAACCTCTCTGGTTCCTATTCCATCAACTGGGTTTGATTCTACAAACCGCTGTAGTTGATTCTTGACTTTTTCAGGAGATTCTTCGGAAAGCGCTATTTCAGCAAATAATCTATTTACTCTATCCTTCTTGTCGTTTTCCGAAGCCTTCAACAAAGCTGATGTTTCATTGTTCGCAGAGAACAATGGCGCTGCTGCATTGAACCATAGTCTTGAGATTGGCTGAGTAGAAGATGCGTCCTCAACATATCTTGAAAGAGATTCGTAGGCGTCATCTTCTTCAATTTCGCTGTTCTGTATCTTTCTAAGCAATTCATTTGCACCGTCAGTGAGTGTGTCGGCAACTTCACCTACATATTGCCTAATCTTGTTTCTTCCTTCCTCAGTTTGTGAAAGCTTTGCTATAGCTACAGAAGTTTGTCTTATTAGCGAAGCTCTTTGCATTTGAAGGTTTTGATTATCAAATGAATTCTTTGTGTAATCTGAAACACTGAATGATTTTCTTAAAGCATCAAGTTGTTGCTCGGACATTGAGTCAACTAGCTCTTTTGCAGAAGATGGACTTCCGTCAAATGCTTCTATTAGAATGTCTTGACTCATTTGCTCAGGCGTTTTAATCAAATCACGTGAGCTTGGACTTGCCGGCACTGTTACTTTTGGAAGCGATTCAACAATTCTAAGTATTTCTTGTCTTGTTTCATCTTTGTCACCCAATTCTCCACCAAGCATTGAAACAAGAGTTTCTCTGTCTAGTTGGTCTTCAACCTGTGCAACAACAGCCATCTCTTTTGGTGAAAGTATTTCATTTAAGTCTGAATCAAGCATTTCAGGTGGCCATGATTCAGGATAGCGAGGAGTAATTTCATCTCCTCTAGCAGCTTTTGACAACGCAGTTCTTATTCTTGATTCAAAGTTCTTTACTGATTCTTCATTTGAAGCATCAGGGAATTTTGAAGATATTTCTTCAAACATTTCCATAACCGCTCTGTCGCCGAGCGATTTGATATGAAAAGAAAGACTGCCGGATTGTTTTTCTGCAATAGGCCGATATGCATTTGTAAGGTCAAATGGGCCAAATCTTACCCAGTCTTCTTCAACTATGTTCTCAAGTTGCTGGCGGGCCCACTGTGCTCTTCTGAATGCGTTTTCTTGCTCTGGGGTCATGTCTTTTGCTCTTTGTATTGAGCGTAGAGTTCTGGCAGCTTCAAATTCGTCTCGCAGATTTTCGCTTGGCCTGCCTGTATTGGAGCTCATACTTCCAACTGCGCTGGTTTCAATGAACTGCGAGCCACCAGATTCTGCTGTGTAGTTGTTTACAGTGTTAATAACTTCGTCAACGGCATCATTGCTCCAAATCTCATAGCCATTTTCTTTGGTGCTAAGCAGTTCTTTTATTTCTCCAAATTTAAGAACTCTTGTTCCATCGTTAAGCATTGAAACAATTTCTACTGCTTCTGACACCTCATTATCTGTTATTCCATCAAGCTTTGATGCTTCTGGCTTAAGGCTCTTAAGAACTTCGGGGAAGTTTTCTCGCAGGAATTTACCGATTTGTTCTCTGTTTAATGTTTCTGGCAATGCCAGTTCTTCGGCGTTTTGATTAAAAACATTAGAAAGAGATTCAAGTGAATGGCCTCTATTGGCAATTGACGGCTGAATTCTTCTGAAGAAGTCATTTGCAAGACCCTTCATTGTTGCTGGGAACTCAATTTCCGCAGTTTCTCCACTTTCTGTTTCTAGAGGGTATTGACTCTTGGGCACCTTCCCGCCTGTTGAACGTGATACAAAATCATAAATGTCACGAACACGTTTTCTTAATTCATTTCTCATTTTCGTGTCATCGTTATCTAGACCAAATCTAACTCCAACTTCATTACCGTTAGATGAACTTATGGTCATGTATGGATTTCTAATCCACGATTGATAAACTGTCTCAAATGTTTCAGGGTTAAGTTCTGGATGAATCGCCCCAAGTATTTGTTTCATAGAATTTGCATCTGCGTTTATATCGCTTGGCGTGCCGGCAAATTTAACCAATTTGTCGCCATGAAAGGTTACGAAAAATGGATGTTTTTCAAGTTTGGTTGGATACAAGCCAATTTTTTCCAGTAATCCGGAATCGTTTAGTTCTTTAACTTTTTGGAAGCTCGAAGATATTCCAAAGCTAGACGGAAGCCCTACATAGCCCTTTCCTAATTTCCTTTTGTTTGCTGTTTGCAAATATTTAAGTCTTGAATTTTCATCTTTCCAATAGAATGCGAGATTGTTCCCGTCAAACATTGTGAGACTTGGATTTTTTGAGTTTAATATTTCATTTGCAGTTATATTGCTTTCGTCAATATCGGCCCATCGTTTCTTAAATTCTTCTGTTAGATGAGAGTCTTTATTGTTTTCGGCAAGTTGAAGTCTTTGTGGCGAGTAACCAGCACCCATTCTGCCGACAGGAGACGAATCTGATACTTCTTGTGCGCTTCTGGCGGCTATCCTACGACGCTTTCTCTGGATTGCATCCAGATTTATCATCCCAAAAGCTTCTGCGTAATCTTTGTCGTACTTTGCTCTCATTGCGTTGGCAAATCCGTCAAATATTGGACGCATGCGATTTCTGGTTCTTTCAGAAATGCCCTCTTCAAAAGCGTCATCCATATGACCTGAAATGGTTTCAAAAAGGCCAGCTAGAACCCTATTGTTCATCCATCCCTCTGAAACGATTTCATCAAGTTCGGATTCAAGCTCTCTCAGTTTTGATGCTGGATTTCTATCTGCAATAGAGTCAAAAACAATTGTTTGTGATTTATTTTCAAAATCACGCAGTCTGCCTTTTAAGGTTTTGTGTTTTTTATTCTCTATTGCCGCATATGCCTGCTCAATGCCAATTTTCCCAATTGGCCCATTTTCAAGCATGTCGGATAGTGCCTTATCGTTTCTTGGCCTTATTTTTGAATACTCAGGTAGATAGAGTTCGGCCCAATCAAGCAACTCATTGAGAATTTCCCTTGCCTGCGAGCGCTCTCTGTTGTTTCTTGCATTTGCTGCGGCAACAGCAAGAAGCATCGTTATCGACTTTATTAGTCCAGGGCTATCACCAAGCGCTGAAGTTGGTTTTCGCGGATTGTAGAAGTCAAGCGAAAGAACGCCTGTTTTTTGGTCGTATGATTTTGCATAATCAGAAAGTTTTAGAGTGTTATTGCTAACTCTTTCTCTTAGCGTAAGCATCAACTCTGAGATTTCCTCAAATACTTCGTTCTGATTTGCATCAACAGAATTTGCTATATCAAGATTCCTTCTATTTTTTCTATTTTTATAATCAAGATACATGCTTGATTGTGCGTAATTTGCAAGCGGGCTCCATGAGCCAGATTGTCTTCTTTCTCTTGGATATTCAAAACCAGAACGGTTTGCCATTGCTCCACTAGGGCCCCAAGCAAATGGGGCTGCGTCCATATAGTTGTCAACAAGCTCAGAAAATGATTCACCATTTTCTTCCAAAATTTCAGATGCAACCGAGTTTTTAATCTGCTTTACATTGGTTGCTATTGTGTTGATTTCATCACCATATGCACCAAGAGTTCTAATGGCTGTTCCTATTATTCCAAGAGAGTTTATGAGGTGTTCGTGTCTTTCAAGAACTGTTTGCTTGCCAGAGTTGTCTTGTGCGTCCGCTACTATGGCGAGGTCAATGAACGAACGACCCTTTTGGTCGTATCTGTTAAGTTTGAGTCTGCGCGAAGCTATTACACCTGCGTCGTTAATTCCAAATGCATCTTCTCTTTCGCCAATTTGTGAAACTCTTGTTTCCGGCAATAAAAGAGAAGCGATTTTGAACGCAGTATTCTTTGCCCCTTCCGTGCTGTCACCGAGAAGACCATCAATAGCAAGCTTTGTTGAATTTGTATGCGTGTTTTCCCATATTTCTTCAAGTTGCATGTCTCTGAGGTTTAAGGCAGAAATGAATTGCTCAATTGGGTGGGAAACTGCTTTTGTGATTGAGTTTCCAAATTGCATTGCATGATTCTGGTGTGGAGTCGAATTTTTGCTATCAGATTCAAACTCTGTGTCCTTCAAAAGCATATTCATGTCTTTGAGAGTTTGCAATAAGTCAGCGGAAATTACTTCCTCATCATCTGTCCATCTCAATAAATTTTCTTGAGCTGAATCCATCAACATTTCGGTGGTTGCTTCATCCAATCCAAGGAACTTTGCTCTTTTTTCTGGCGTCATTTTTTTTAGAGCGTTGTAAGTTCTTGAGTTTTTGCTAAATTTTAAATACGACTCCCAGGTCTGCGATACACCGTCCCTGTTCATCCAGCCATCAAAGAAATTTTGGGTATAAAGTGCTCCGGCTAAATCCGTAAAATTTATCTTCCCATTTGATAAACCGGTTATTCGTTGCGCTGTTTCAAACGCCCCATCAAGCGAGAGTGGTTGCATTTCATCCAGAAAGCTAATCGCTTGGTTCTTGCGTCTGGCTATTCCACGTCTTCCAAGTTCTTCGGCAAAACCAATCAGTTCATCATCTGAAAGCTTTGACAAAACAGCCAGTCTGCTTGTAATTTTTACATTATCTCTAGAGTCAATATTTTTAACGAACTCAGAGTTTTCAATTGGGAGATTTAGGTCTGTTTCTTGACTCAATCTTTCTTGCGTCTTATCTAGAGCCAATTCCGGGTTTGATGCAATTACTTCTGAACGGGCTCTTCTGAGCGCCTCCTTGTGGTCAACTAACGCCGTATCTAGTGCGTCAGCAATTTCCGCAAATCTAAGCATTGCTACTGATGAATCTTCGTTCGCTGCAAGATTTGGCAAATATGTTTCGTATGCTTCGTTGAAAGTAGGCATACCTCCACGCATGAACATTGACATTGCAAATGCATTAAATACTGAGCCAAGTAGGGATTTGTCTAACTGCGTTCCTGCTTGTTCGTCTGAAAGTTCTCTTGTTTTTTCTGCAAAACCAACAAGACTTCGGAACATTTGATGTCTTGTTAAATCGGTTAATCTTCCTTCTTCGTCTTTTTCACCAAACACTCTGTAAGAAGGAAAATCGTATTCTATTGTTGCATCTTGCATTGACTCGACTATTGCTTTGGCGCCAAAAGAAGCAAGAGAATCGCCGGATTTCAAAAAATCAACCATCTGTGTTGCGTAGTCAAAACCTATGTTGCTTGGAACATTGTGATTTCCATAATTTGGATACAGCCCAGTAAGTGCTGACATCCTTGCGTTTAGTCCATCTTCTATTGATATAGAAGCTATTTTCTGATACTCATTTAGAGCCGCATCAAAATCAATTTCTTCTAAATCAGATGACCTGAGCTTTTGTAGAAATAGTGATGAAAGTTGTTCAAATTCAGTGTCCCACCATTCTGTGGCTAATTTTGCGGTTTCTTCATCAAAAAGTTGCCTTGCAAGCCCCTCTCGTCCAATGATTGTTTTGAGTTTTGCAAAATTGGCTTCGTCTACTTCTGCTTTTGTTTTTTCAATATATCTTTCGTAGAAACCAGACCCTTCTGCGTCTGGTCCGAATATTACTTCTAGTATTTTTTTTCTTAATTCTGAATCTTCTGGGAGGTCAATCTCTCTTGGGACTTCGCTCATGTAGGAGCCGTATTTTCTTTCACCTACTGACTTGTGTTTCAAAGAAACTGCACCTATAGGGCCACTTGGTTTTTCTTCAGTCGCTTTCGGTGCTGGGCGAAGCCTATTTGACTCTTTTGGAGCTCTTGGTCTTTCTGTGGCCGATGCTTTGGGTCTTGGGGTTTTATCAATGCTTACTTCTGGCAGTGGCGGGGTTATTCTTGGCTGTGGTTTAACAACATCCTGAAGGTTGGTAGTTGCTGCATCGGTAGTAGCTTCAATCTGATTGCCCCCTGGGGTAGGGTCTGGAATTCCGCGGCCAAAATTTACTTCAGCTACACCCTCAAGAACCAACTTGTCTTTATCTGCGTCGACAGCCGTATTCGGGTCCATATTTCTTGGAGCAACACCAATTGGCTGACCAACATTTGGTCCAAGGGCTTTTTCTTCTAGTTCTTTTTTGTTGATTACACGTCTTACTCTCTGAGCAAAATCTCTGTCTTGGTTTCTTCTACCAAGAGGGCTCGCCCCAGTGACTCTTCTATAGTCAGACTCGTTGGTGCATGGCATCCACAGGTATCCGCCAGTGGTTGAGTTGTACTGTCTGACCCCAATGCATCCAAGCTGTCTTGCCCTTTGCCTAGCTGATTCTTTATCTGTAAATGAGTCAATAGAGCCTGGTCTTATTGCTCTTGAGCCAAAGCTAAGAGACTTTTCTTGGTTCCCATTTTCTATTGGGCAACAGTCGCCCTGCTCAAAATCGTTGGTCATTTTCCCTCATGGTCTCACTAATGTGGAGCGCGTTTATCGTACCAACAAATATAGCCGACTATTTCCTATTCAGGCATAAGCCCCTTATGGGATTTGATTTTTCTGGTTGACGGAACCCTGTGCTCGGTGTCAATTAATTTTGACAAAATCGGTGCAGAAACAATCCCACCGCCGTCAAGCGAAGATATTCCAACCGGGCCGCGCTCGTTGAGTTTTTCCCAGTTCGCACCACGGACTTTTCTTTTTGCTTTCCGTGGCGAGCCATTGTCTATTGATTCAAGACGTTCAACTATCTTTGATTTGACCAAGATGATTGGTTGATGAGACTTTGTTGAATTTTTTCTAGCCCTAGCCGCAGCTTCTGTATTTCTGACAAACTGTTGACCAGAAGCGCTACCTTTTCTTTTCTTATTGTTCGTAGCTCTTTTTTGTCCCGGGGTAAGTTTTGCCCAAGCTTTTGCTGGCAGGTATCTTCTTGTTCCACCGGTTCTTATTGCTGGTTTCCCGTCAGATGTAGTCCATTTTTCTTTAGTCCATTTAGAAAGAGACCTTTGTTTTTTGTTTTTGCCGCCTTTATAACCGCCACCTCGTTTTTTGTACTCTTGAGCTACAAGTTGGGCTTTTCTGGCAGACCACTGACCAGGTTTCCCACCTCTTGAGCCGGCCATGATGCGATTCTTTATTTCTTCTCTTAATCCAGGCTTTGTATAGTTTGAAGATTTTTCCTCTAACTCTGATTTCTTCAAAAATGATTCATTCTCTGCTTCGTTGCTCAGCCTTTGGAGTGTCTGCATATCGGCGCACGGCATCCATTCGCCTTTTTCATTTTTGTGCGCTCCACGGCACCCCATGTATCTAGCAATCTTTAAAACTTGTTTTTTTCTGTCGTCGTCGTTCATGTTGGAATCTCCGCATCTCCGTCCCAGTATGAAAAAGACTGAAGTACAGACCTGTCGTCTCCCATGCCGTAGTCTTTTGAAAACTGTAAAGCAGCTTTTTCTGGGGTAATTGACATTGCCCTATACATGTCTGCTTGTGAGATTTCTGTATCAAATTTTTCTTCAACATCTGCAAATTTGTTGTAAGCCTTGTCTCCATATGTATAAAGAGACCATTCTTTCTGAAGAGCCCATTTAAAATCTTTTCCAGCTTTTGAATGCATGTACGATAAAGGCGGAAATTTTGCAAGCTCCATCATTGCTACATAATCTTCTGCAATTTTTTCGACTGCGTTGTCGAGGATTGAAATCTCTTCTTTGGATAAAGATTTTTTATCTTTTACCGCTTTTTTGAAAAGCTCTTGGGTATCTGTTTCCATTATTTATGCCTATCGTTAATACGGTTTGTCTGTTGTTCCATCTTTTTTGGTTACTTCAATGGTGTTCAGCCACTCACGTGCATCGTCAAGAGATGTAGCTTCGTTGAGCAGGATTAGACCAGTTCTGTTCGTAACCATTATATGGTTCTCGTCATTGTATTTACCAGGCGGAATACGCAAATATTGTTTAACTGGGTCTAGGTTGTATACCGCCGAATTGCTACTCAAATAGACATCTACGCCTAGAATTGGGGCAAAAAGAACCTCATCGTCAAGATGGCGAAGATACTGCTGGCCTCTGTAAAGGCGTTTTACCTGCTCGTCTTCATCGGTTAAACCCATTGCGTATAGTGCATTTTTTGCAATTTCCAGCTGTACATACCATCCAAATATTTCATTTCTTGTTGCGGCAAACCAATCTGGCCCACCAATCTCTCCATCAAGGTAACCAGTTCCGGAGAGGTTTCTAATCATGTAATCAGGAACTTCATATCCAAAGTCATTACCAGAAGGTCTATTTGAGGTCAGACCTGCAAGAATTGATGCATAAAGAGACTCAACCGAACCCTGGTCGGACCAGTTTGCATCTTGCGGCATTGGAAGGGCATTGAGCGCTATTTCTCTCCATGTATTGTCTATGTCCCTATCGGAGTATCTATCTGCGGTAAAAGCAGATTGTCCATCTCCACGGGTTATCTTTTTGTTAAAAAATGTAGTCAACTGTCTAATTTGTGATGCCAGTATGCTCATCTCGGCGCGGCCAATTATTCTTCCAGTGCGTGGGACCAGAGCGAGTATTGCTGATTTTTCTTCGCTGTTTCCATAGTAACCAGTTATAGGGGTTTTAGCGGCAGAGAAGTTATCTCCTTCGCCTCCAGCAGAGCCGCCTTCTCCAGAAGGGATGTATCTTTCCCTAAATATGTAGTCCAACACCATTTCTTTTTGGCTCTTGCCAGTTTTTGCTCTTGAGATTCCCCTAACTATAGGAATAAACATTGGCTGGTCATCATCGTCAAGCATTTTCAAAAGAGACTCAGCTTCTTCTGGAGAAACGACAACCGTAGGCTCGTTGTAGCCGTTCAAGCCATGTGCTGCGGTGTGCATGGCTTTCTTTTCGTCGCCAATGTTTTCAAGAGTTGCATAGTTGATACTTTGCTCACGAGACATTTGTACTGTGTTGAAGTAGTCTATTTTGCCATCTGACAAAATAGATGACTGATACTCTTCTCCTGGTTGCAAGACAAGTGGCTGTTGTTCAAATATGCCCAATGTTCTATTTTTTTCAAGTAGTCCAATAATTTCATCTGGCGTTCTGAGTATTAGGTTTCCATCTTCGTCTTTTAGAGGAGCCAGCAATGTTGGGTCAACTCCGCCAATAACCCTTGTTCCGTCTTCTTGGGCTTTGACTCTTGCTGCAGCCAATCTGTTTCTAATCTTTGCTGAATTTTGCATAGTCTCTTTGATGGACTCGGTTATTCTTGGGAAAATAGAAGGGAAAACCCTGTCTGCTATTTCCTCAAGTGATTCTGCTAATTGAGCATTAAGAACAAATTCTCTTCTCTGTCTTTGATTATTTTTTGGAGTTCTTCTCCAGTCGGACAAAGCTGAATCCCTTGAACTAACAGCGTCTGAATGTGCTCTCTTGAGTTCTTGCCACGCCTTGTACCAAGCATTGCCGTCATTTGATTCAAGTGCTTGGTTGACTGCCTCCATCACCTTTGCGGCATCTGTAACCGCATAGCTCCAGCCAACATCTTTGTCTTTTGCAATAAACAGTGGCTGGGATGGGGCTTTATCCCCTTCCATCCCTGAGACAAGAGAGCCAGAACGGTAGTAGCTTCTTCTTGGGTTGAAGTACTGGTCTCCATCGGCATTTCTTACAGTGTCTGGTGTACCTGGTGTTCCATCGTCATTTGCTGGGATGTCAACAATCACCAAACCTGGATATTCTTTTTTAACTCTGTCTGGCAAGCTTTCCCATATTGCGTCTCTTGCTTGCTTGTATGATGCAACGCTGTTTTCGTGTGTACCCGGAGCCAGCGATACGAAGCGGTCTTGACCTCCAGGCCCACCAACATTTGATTTGATTTTTGGATAAGAAACAATCTCTGCACCGGTTTTGCCAGACCTCTGCATTGGAGGATAAGGCTGCATAGGGGTGAACTCGGTATCTATCGATATTGGGAAGTCTGAATAATCTTCTCTATATTGACCAGAGATTGGGTCTCGCAATAGTCCGGTGTATTCCTCGATTACATATTTGGCATTTTCTGAAGCTTCTTGTGTTCCATGCTCTACAGCTGGAATTACAACATTCGTGGCTTCATCATTGGTTGGCTCAACAACTGAATCAACATTGAGAGATTCTGGGGTGTCAATTTCTGTAGAAACAGGGTCAATGTCTGCAGGAATTGTTGCCTGTGGAGAAACATCTTGAGTTGCTGGCTGGCTTGTGTCAACCGGCAAACTAGGTTGATTTGTTTTTCTTGGTCTCTTTGGCGCAACTGGTGCAGCTGGTTTTTGTCTAGGAGTTTTGGCTGTGTTCTTTGACAGTAGGCCGGCATCTTCCAGAATCCACTCTCTTAAACCAGGCTTGAGAGACGCCCAGTCTGACTTTTTGTTTTTTGGATAAAGCGGTTCTGTTGAATCAAGGAAGTCGTCAATCACAACTATGTTGTGTGCTTGGTTTTTGATTATTGCAGCTTTTCTTGGCTGTGTTTTTGCCAAATTTGACATCCACTGCTCAATTGACTCTTCTGTTAGGTCGTCAGATGGATTAAGACCAATTCTCTTTCTCCAACCGTTCTCAAGCCGTGTTCTAGCCTTCTTCATTGAGTCTTCTATTGAAGCTTGTTCAGTAGGTGTGTAGGCATCCCAGTCTTTTATTGTTTTTGCAACTCTTTGCGATGGAACTATGTTGCCGTACATCAAGCTTCGAGGATTTGTTTTGCTTAAAGAAACAGACCGAGCTCTTTGTCTAACACCAACTGGCTTATTTGCTTTTGGAGATTCATTTGGTAGCACTGAGTAGTCAGTTTTTGGCTTACTAAGTCTATTGGCGAGTCTGTCTAGTCGTTGAGCGGCTCTTGAGCGCATTGACTCTCCAGAACCATCAGGAGTCTTACCAATTTTTTTACGCTTCTTACCTCTTCGTCTATTTGCCTCAAAATCGTCATCTGGAGTTAGTGAACGACTTCTAATCTTCTTGTCAATTGGGGAAATCTTTGGAGTCTTGCCTTTTTTTACCCTTCTATTTGAGCTTGGCAAAATATTTTGGCTGTCTTCGCTTGTAGCTGCATCTTCTGGTGCTGGAGGTAGCGCAAATTGGTCACCGGCATTGGAGCGCTCTTCTGCGCGTCTTGCTGTTCTTGAAGTAACAACATCTGCATCAACAAAATCTGGTTCATTTAACTTTGGTGTTACTCTTTGCCCACTAACGCGGTCAGCAAACTGGGCAAGTCTTTCTGCTCGAGAATTTCTTCTCTTTGAACGTGCTTGGGGCTTTGGCATGTATGTGTCAATGACATCAGTATCTATTGGCTCTTCTAGTTTTGCAATTCTTCGTTCTATTCTTCTCTGTTCTGAACGAATTTTGTTAGCTTGTCTTCTTGAGGCTCTTGCCAACGACTGAGCAGAACGAAGGTCGCCCGTTGCTTCTAGGAGCGCCCCACGTTCTCCAAGAGGCGTGTTTAAATCGCCTCCAGCAAGGTCTATAAGCCTTGAGCCAAGCCGTCTAGCCATTCCTGGCAGGCATCCACGGCCGAATCTGTTTGTGAACTGTCCTGCGGTATCTCCGCTCGTTGGAGGGCATCTCCAAGCTCCGCCGCCTGGACTGTCTGGGTCCCAAACTGCTCTTACACCCTTTGCTCCAAGCAATAGTGAAGATGAAGCTTTATCGGATATGAATGCTTTTGCTTTGAAGTTTACGGCGCTGCGCTTGAATTGAACCTCAATAAGACTCAATGCCACATCTGTTATAGGCCATTCAGATACAAGCTCAAACTCATCTTCTGAATAAAAATCGTCCATTTCCTCAGGAAGAGATTTCTTCTCAATCTTTAAAACAGGTGCTTCAATTAAGTCCTTAAGCTTGTTTAGAGTTTTCGGAGAGAGGATGTCTGATACTGCAGAAATAGAATCGTCATCAAGTATTTTTTCTTTGTCAAAATCTAGTCCAAAATCAAGAGAATCTAGAATTTCCTGAGGAGTAACGCTTGTTCCGTTAGCCCACGAAGCCCAGTCGTTTGCTTGACTTGTGTTGCCTACGCATGTTTTCCCGTTTTTTGAGATGACAATTGCACCGTATGGCACTTTTGTGTCTGAGTCTCTAATTAAGATAAATTTACTCATTTGATTGTCCAACGTATTTTTTAAGTAGAGATACCGAAGTTGAAAGTTTTCTAATTCTGTTGTCATATAGAGACTTCATAATCTCTATATGCTTTCTTTCAGATTCGCTTATCTGTCCATCAATTGATGCCCTATTAGCAAAATCGTCAAAATTAAAAGACCTTGCTCTTTCCAGCAATTCTTTTAACATTGATAAAACTTTGGCTTTTTGATTTTTTCTTAGTTTTTCAAAATAATCCTTATAAGTCAATTTATCACTTTCCTGAAGTATTTCAGCAATTGACATGTTTATCCTGTCGGATTGATTTCTTTTACTTAAACCAGAAAGTCCGGAGTATATTGATGGGCTTGCAAATGTTCTTTTTTTGTTGCCTGTTGAGATTGTGTAGATTGAAGAGGGATTTCTCATCTTGGAGTCGGTTAGCAAATCGGATATAAACAGTCTTGCCATATCAGAAGCGTTTGCCATATCCATTGACGCTGTTCTCGTCGAGCGAGATGTTGCTACAGAGTCGTTCGGATATGAGACTAGGTATCTTCTTCTTGAGCCTTCTCCAGAAAACCAAATGTCTGGGGACATCATCCCAAGGTGCGATTGAATTTCCGATGAAAGCATTGCACCTAGATGCTCGTACTCACGGCTTGGAGATACTTCATATATCTTCTGCCTGCCGATTTCGTGTTCAATCAATCTGTCGTTGATTTTTTTGGTATCTACAGATTTGCTTTTCCCAAGAGCCGTTCCACGTAAACGTGGTTCTATGTTCCCAATTTGTCCACCTGAATCAATCAGCTTTATGGCATCTGCAAGTGATTCAACAAAACCCGCTTCATCTTCTATTTGTGTTTTTCTTTCGCTTATAACAGGTTTTGGTGTCTTTATGAATGCTTCGTAATGCCATCTTCGCATTTGTTTCTTTGTCTTATTGTTTGGTAAAAGAACCTCTATGACATCATTAGGGTTTTTGATGTTTTCAAATTTTTGCTCGTAAGCGATTGCACCATTCATTTCGGCTGCTATCATTTCAAGTCTTGAAGCTGGGTTTTGTCCAACTTTCATTTTTTCCGCTTCGGCTACTGTTCGACCAAGTTTTCTTCTTTCTCCTGCTGAAAGATTTCTTTTTTTACGAAGCGATATTGTTGAGCCATCCGGCAGTACATAAATAACACTATTTATACCAGTATTTGAAAGCATTCCAAGCTCTGTTTTGCCTAGTTCGCTTGCAGAAACTATTTTCTGAATATACGCAGCGCCTTCCATGTCTCTGTTATCTGGAACTGTTCTTAGAACACGTGAAGAGACTACTGGCGTTAGTACAACTCCGTCTCTTCTAACAAGCCTTGCTATACCGCCTGAAACCGGCCTCATTTCTTCAACAACATTTTCTATTGCTTTTTTGTAAGCAGCAAAGTTCATTCGTGAAACTTTTGGAATTATTATATTTGGCTGTCTCATCAAACTAACTTGGTTGTTTCCAATTAGTGGCTTTATAACTCGTCCGGAGGTGCCAATTTGCCGAGGTGTATTTCTTGAGGCAAGCTCTGACACATTTTGCAAACCTGCGGCTATTGACATTGCAAGTTCAAAAAGTCTTTTCCCGCATGTTGTGTAATACTTGTTTGTAAATCTTCCACCAAACTGAAATCCCTCTGGGCATCTGTATCCACGTTCAGGTTTTGGAAACCCGCCAGCACTTGCTCTAGCTAGTGGGTTTGGTATTCCACTACCCCCAGGCATCAACATTGACCAAGCAGCTGAACGAAGTGGATTCTTGAGGTCACCAGGCAAAACAGAGCTAATCAACGATTGAACGCCTTGCCCTATCGGGTTGTCACTGCTTGCTATCCCTGCTTTTACTGAAATCAAACTGTCTTTTGATGAGGATATTTGAGCTCTGCATTTAAACTCAATTGCGCTCTGCTTGTCTGTTACAACAATCAATGGTGATTTAACAACATTGGGGCGTGTAACGGCAATTGCAGGCATGAGAGTTCTATTTCTAGTCACACCTGTTTTATCGCATGCAGCGCATTCGGCATTTTTTTTACGCATCAAATTCTTCTAATTCCCAGTTCTCGTCGTTTGCTACCCAGCTTGAAAAATCTTGCTCCATGGAGATGAACTGCTCAAGCACCTTGAATGCGTGGTCCCAGTCTTCGTTTGTTACAACAGGGGTGAATGGTTCGTCGTAAACCGTGCTGCTTCCTGAAGCAATTGCGGTTTTGCGACCAGCGCGAGATGTGATTTTTTTGATTCTGTCATCAAATTCTTGGTCGTTCCATATTGAGCCCTGAACAACGCCACGAATTTTTTTTCTGCAATTTTTCATTCCTGGATGGTGACATCCTTCATTTGGCCATAGGCCGGTAGTTTCGTGGTGGAGCCATGCACAAATATTATTCAGCGGATAAAGCTCTGGATGGTCAGCAAGAATTACACGGCATCTTCTAAAACCGCCTGGCTTCCTCATGATTGGGCGCCAATATCTTAAAAGTCTTTCAAGGTTGCCACGTCTAGGACCACGACCTTTTAACAGGTCGCCAGTGATTCTCTCTTGTGGTATTGCATCTGGTGGGACAGCAAGCTTTTCAGATGTGTTACCAAGATTTTTTATGATAAGCCTGTCCGGTATGTAGTTGTTATCACTCATTGTCTTGACTCTCCAAATTCTTGATTTCTTCTAAAGCTTTATTTATTTTTTCAAGTGCAGAATCACCAAGCAAAAGCGATTCACCAACATTTATTTTTTTATCTTTAGCCTCAAAGTAGTCGTTCTTTTCTTTCATTAATCTGTTTGCTTCAATTGAGTTGATTATCTTTTTTGCTGTATCAGATGAATTTTTGTAAACCTCGCTACTTAAGAGATTTTTTATTCTCTCCCTTGTCGAGTCTGCCGGCTGCCAGTTGTTTGAAAATCTGTCAACAATTCCTATTTTTTCATCAAACTGCCCATGCTGGACCGAACCATCAAATCCACTTTGCTCAATCAACTCCTTAATTGGAGTCTTTTTAATTCTGTCAAGCAATTCGACGAAGTCTTTGTCTGCATTTTTACCAGTGTCTTCCATGTTACATCCCTTCGCCGTTTCCGGTAGCCCATTCAATCATTCTTGAGTGAAGTCTATCAAGAAGGTCTTTCTCCTGTTCTGAGAACTGCGAAAGACCACCAGCATCCTCGAGCGTCTTTGCAACATGCAACTCTGCGTACCCTTCTGCGTTTGATGCAACATAGTTTTTTGCTGGCTTTGTGCCTGGATAGTATGCCGGCCCTGCATAAATGGATATGTAAGGCAAAAGTGCAGAGATTGCACTAATTTCATCATCTGAAAAGTTTTTCCATCCATTGTTGTTTTGTTTATTCATCAGCTCGTTCACATACATCAACAATCTCTGATAAAGAGCATCATCATTTACTTTTTCAATTACGGACGCAACATATTTGGCTTTGTCAAACTTTCCATTTTGGTCAAACCAGCTGTTTTTTCCGTATACATTTCCTGCAAAATTCTGCATAAACTCGTCAACTGCATTTTTATTCCCGTTTAGGATATCAGTCAAGAGATAATGCATTCTGTCAAAAGCAAATGTTTGGTTGTTTAGCCACTTTAAAATTGGAACTAGGTTCTGCAGTTTGTTTTGGAATGCTTCCATCATCAGTTGTGCTTGGACAAGCTGATTATCCATTATTTCTAAAGTTTCTTTCATTGACTGAAGCTTTTCAAGTGCATCGTCTTGACTTGGTGCCATTATCGAATTCAAAATTGAATTTATTACAGATTCAAGACCTGCTCCAGAGTTCAGAGCCTCGTCAATGCCGCTTCTTATATCCAGCTCGCCAACACCAGACATTGATGAAGAAACGGTTTCCTCAAAGGCTTTTATACTTGCCGCAAGCTCGTTTCTTTGTTCAATCATTTGCGGGATGTCTTGCAACATTCTCTCGTGGGATATCTTTGACTGAATGGCGTCCATAACTTGTTCAACAACAAATTTTGTAGCGTACATATCTGCAATATCATTCACGAATGGTGAGCTCATCCCAGATTCAATCGCCGAAAGTTCAGCTACTGCAAGCCTAAATTCTCTTGCTGAATTGAGTCCATTTCCAGAGTTTTTGTTTGCCGCATTTGGAGAATTGCGCCAATCTCCAACACCATCAAGCAAATGTCCAAATTCATGAACTCCAACCAAGAATGTAGAAACTTTCAACATTTCGTCAAAACCCTCAATTGCTTTGTTCGTTGCATTTGAGACTATTTGGTTTCTTAGTGCTGGTTTTTGTTTTGCAAGATTCATTGCTTCTTCGTAGTTATTTGCTATTTCTTGCGAAAGCTGAGATACGGCAGTTGTAATTGTCGTATCCATAATCCCACCGGACGAAGCTCTCTTGTTGGTCGCCATTTCAAGCATTTCGTTTATTACGGCATCAACAACTCCGTTTGGAATTTCTTCAAGCTGTAATGAAATAGGTCCAATTCCAGGAACGAAGAATTCTGGATTCTTCCCCTGATTGTAAGGTATTGATGGGAGCGAAAGCTGTATTGACTTACTGGCTCGACGAAGCTTTGGGTTTATTGATACGCCGACTTGGGTCATGTCGTCTAACCCAACTTGAGATACAAGAACACGACCCTCTAGGCCGGGCAGTGATGGATTCTGTCTAATACCCTGAGCCCCAAGGCCAGCCCTGTTTAGTGTGAACTCCATGAATGTTGGGAGTATTCCAGTTGTCCCTCCTGGAGCGTTTGCAGCTGGTTGGTCGGGCATGTTCAGTGAGTTAAAGTCCAAAAATACGTCTTTAAATGCTGCCGGATATTCAATTAGGTGATGCATCAATGCGTAGTATGCGCCAAGTTCAGCTGGAGATATAGGAGTGTCTGGTCCGGAGTATCTTCCGCCAAGAACCTCTTGCAGGGCACCCATTGACGAAAGCACAAAATAGGACGGGGAAACCTCAGTGTTTATCCCAGCATTATTCATCGTCTCAACAATTGTTTCAATATTTTGAATTGCGTGCCTAATTTTTTTAGGTTTTCCTGGGAAAAATGAATCGACTTTTGCTTCTATCTCATTAATTTTTTGCCTTAGACCGTTAATATCGTAGAGCCAATCGTTTTCGGTTGGTCTTGGAAGTGGATAGTTCTCAATTTTCCCAAGTGGCCCAGCTGCGTTTTCTCTCTCAGATGCAATTGTGGATATTGATTGAACAGCCGAGATTCTTTTTTCTGGTTTTTGTTTTTTTAACTTATTTCTTCTTGTGCGTCTATTTTCTATGTTTGGAGAAAATGAATCCCGCGCTGCTGTATTGGTAGCTGCACGTATTGCCCCAACTGGCGAGCTAGGTCGTTCGTGTATTGTTGCATCCTGAACGCTTCCGTCGTTATCGCCATCATATGCATTTGCTCTAAATGGCTCAATTCTTCTGCCACGTGATGAACCGATTGGACTTCCAAGTGCTTTTATAGATGACTTGCCTACAAAACTTGATATTGATTTTGCTTTAACATTGTTATAGTTATGGAACTTGCTAGGTGCAAGAATCAGGGCCGTATTTCTGACATTTACATTAAGGTGCTTGAAGTCGTAGGCGTTACTATTCCCTGGGTTCATAAAAGCTTGCTGCACGCGTTCTTCTCCAAGAAAAAGACCCAGTATGTCAATTATTTCACTTTCTGTGTAATTGGAAAAGTTTGTATTTTCTGATGAATTTAGCCATCTCTTTATTTGTTGAACTCCGTCTCCAGAGAAAACAAAAGCTCCTAATTCGGCCATCGCTTCATTTGTGCTGCTCTGTCCATATGAGGTTCCAAGTATGTTGTTTATAAGCGCCCATAGTTCTGGTGATGCAACAGCATCTCTAGGTATGGCTCTAAAAGACGGGTCTTGTTGTCCAAATGCATTAATAAAAGCTTCGTACCACCAATCAAAATCACCATTTATTCCACGAGCACCCAATGCATCTTTTACGCTATCAAGAACATCCTGTATTGCTCTTTTTGTAAAGCCTTTATTTTTGGCCCATCTCTCGTAAGCTTCTCTTAGTTGCTCTGAATTTGTGTAGTTTTCCATGTACCACTGCATGATTGTCGAAGCTTTTTCTATATCGTCCCTAGCCGCTCCAACCCTTAGGTCAAGATTTCTTAATTGTGCAGCAAGAATGCTGTCTGGATTGTACGATGCAAGTGTGCGGAAATTTAGTGGCTGTCCACTTGAGAGTATTTCCTGCCATTGTTCCTTATCTATCCCAGCTATTGTTCTTATTCTGTTGTAGTAATCATTTATATGGTTGAGCTCATGGTCCATCAAGTCCTGTATGAACTGTGATGTTGTTTTTGGTTTGCCATTTACAAAAAAATGGTCTCCTACCGAATTCATAAAATCCCATAAATTCTCTTCTTTAAAGAGGTCTGGATTTAAAACAAAAACACCATAAGCAGGTGGGTTTAGTTCAGACATTATTGCGCGCAGTGCTTTTGGACTTTTTGTTTTCAATCTTTCTAGCTCAGTGTCAATATCGGAGGCAGAAATACCTGGATTCATACGTGAAATATAGTTAATCAATTGAGCATCAAGTATTTCTGATTCTGCAGATGTCAGAGTTCTGTTCCCAACAATTGATGCTCCTCCGGATGATATTCCAAAAGAATCTGCAAAGTTGTCTGGGTCAATAGCATCTGGATTTCTAAAAGGGTTTTTTGTCCCAGGTATCATTGCGTACATTAGGGTATTTGGCTTGTACTGGTCATCAGGGTCCAAAATTCCCTCTTGGTTTTTAAATTCTTCACTTGAGCCCCAGTACATCCTTAGAGGTATTACTGAAACATCCTCCATTTCTGCAGATGTATCTTGGATATGTATTGAATACGCATCAAGAATATCCATTATTGATTCTTCTAGAAGTTTTAGCCTTCTGTCGCTTATTGGGGTTTCTAGTTGTCTTTCAAGTGCTCTTCTTCTTGCTTCTCTTACTGCAGATTCAGAAACTCCACGGTTCATTAATTGCGAAACTTCTTGGTCGTATCCAAGTAATGTAACTTCAATATTTGTTAAAGGCCTAAAGCCACCAGCTCCATCCGGAACCACCAGCTGTTGCAGTGTTCCACCAATCATCACCGGAGATGCTTGTTCAAAAAATGTAGTGTCCAGCCTTATGTCGGGTAGGCCTTTTGCCCGACGTCTTGAATTTATTCTTTCTTCAAGGTCGGAAAGAGCTCGACGCGCAGTTTCAAGAGACTTGTCAAGTCCGCTTCCAGGCATACTTTTTTGAGCAATTTTTAAATTAGATTTTGCTTTTTCGTATCTAGCTCTTTTGCGGGCTTGTCTTTCTTTTATGTTTGTGCGAGGTATCAACCTTGTAAGACTGCTTACAATTGGTGGAAACATCCTTCCAATTGCAGAAGACTCAGGCGCATCGGCTCCAGATGCGATAACCGAGCCGTCATCTGTAAATAGGCTTAATGTGTTCTTATCGTATCTAAGAGGCCTAATACTGCTTGGCATTGAATCAAAAACTGCTGACAATTTTCTAAACTTTGGAACTTCCGGAATTTTATCGTTGTTTAGTTTTGCAACAGCAGAGCCAACCGAGCCATCTGGTCCATCTGGTGAACCAGGTATATCGCAACCAATTCCAAAAATATTCGTAAATCTATTTGCCCCTGGATTTCCGGGGCCGCATCTAAGTTTGTTCTTGCCGTCAAGATAAAGGCCTCTTGCGTTAGCCGCAAGGCCCAAAAGCGACTCGCTGAATTCTCTCAAGGAACGTCCGAGCAGTCCTTTTTCGGATTCGTTTTTTACCTTGCGCGGGTATTGCATTTTAAACTTGTCTGTTGGCAGTGGGAGATATTTGATTATGTCGTCTAGCTCTTCAAACCTCATGTCGTCAATCGGAGTTCCACCTCCATAGTTGTGACACATTCTCATGGATAGACCAGGAGGCATGGCTGGAAGGTCGTCGCCAGGTTTCCATTGTTTGGCCCACTTAAAGAACTCTGACTCAGGATATGCAGGAACTTCTTTTTTGGGCTTTGATGCCTTAAAATTTATTTGCTTATCAGGTTGTCTCCACCAACTGTCAAGACTCTTGCCTCTGTATGCAATGATTGCATTTGTTGCCCACTCGGAGTTGTGCCCACCAAATTCTGTAATTGAAACAGATTTCAGTTGAATTTCGTCAGATGCTTCAGCTTTCCTTAAATTTCCAGTAGTCGAGTTATAGACAAAACGCCCGCCACTAGGTGTTTGATACATGAATGAGTTGCCATTTTTTGCAACAATTCTTGCATTTAGTGGAATGTTTTGGCTTTTGTCGCCCATGGTGGGTCTTTCTTTAATCTTTGTGATTGCGAGTTATTTGTATGTAAATTATAGACTTATTATGATAATTACTGCGAAGGAGACTCTTCGTAGCCGTCAATAATTGAACCAATTCTTGATGTAAGTTTTTCCCCTGTTGTCGACCAACTGTATGTCTTATTATTTTTAAAATCTGTATATGTGTAACCAAATGGATTTGAGCGAATACTTGGGTCGTCAATGTTTTTGTCAACTTCAAGCGTTTTCATTACAAGGTCGTATCCGGCGGCCCGTATTTTCTTCCTTGTTTTTTCTGAACTTTCGGCAATGTTTTCAGATAGTAGTCTGAGCATTTTTACAGCATTTTCTCTGTTTAGTGAGATTCTGTTTGACAAGTAACCATTGTTTATCAACCCAAAATCATTTGCCATAAAAGCAAATCCAAACCAGTCTCGCATCTCTGTGTCAGTCATTGGGCCTTCTGGGACTCCGTCTGAGCCGTTACTCAAAACACCTGACCCAAGAAGCGAGTTGACCTTGTGAACTGGGTTTGAAAGAGACCCTTTTCCTCCGGAAATTTGCTCCCACAAAGGCACTCCTGTAGTTTCTGATAGATATCCAGGAAAATTGTTTTCCAATGTTTTGTTGGACATTGAACCAATCGGACCAGGCTCAATAAAAGGTGCAACGCCGGTTTTTGATTTTGAACCACTAAAGCTGACTTGTCTTTCCTCTAGAAGCTTGAAGAAGTTTTTTAAGTCTTCATAAGCAGGGAACGCTTGTGCATAGTCTGAATCCTTGCCCAATCTTTCAATCATTTGCTCAGCAACAGATTCTCTTTCGTCTTGCGAGATAGACCAAAGTAGCGGTGGATTTTGTCCTATTTCAATTTTCCACCCATCAAGAGTTGATGTTATCTTTACACCGTTGTTTTTGCTGATTTTTTTGTTTGAACCGCTAAAGTAATTTTCAAAATTGTTATAATTTATTAGTTCTTCATCTACGCCATTTATCCCCATGAAGTAGATGCCGGCTCTGCGCATATCAAAGGCCTTATATTGTTCTTTTGCTGGATTTTTGCTATCGCCCTTTAAGACCAACATCATGTAGTCAGCCGGTGTTCTGCCCAATAGTCCATACCCAGTTTTTTCTAGCAGTTCATTTTTTTTGAAGTTTTCATCAAGATGATTTTCAATTAATGGCTGTATGTCATTAGCCATTAACCAAAAATCAAACCAGTCAACTGGCTCTCCGTCAGTAAAACTGCTAAATCCAAACACATCGCCGTATTGATTGTTTTTCAAAGACTGTCCGTCAGCGTCTGCTCCCTTTGGGCTAGATGAAATCCAGGAATGAAGTGGGTTTGCCGAAATTGATGTTCCAAATTTTTTTCTTTGGTTCACAACTCCATTTGCAAGGTCGGTATTAAGAAGTTGGTTCAAAGATGAAATTTTGCCAACAGGACTATTTTGTTCTTGTATTTCGTACTTGAGTTGCTTTATGTTATTTACGTCTCCAGGGTTATCCCAGTAGTCATTGTGGTTAAACTTAATCCCACCATCCGCCAGTGATTGCTGCATAAGCAATAGGGATTCAAACTCTTTTTTCAGTCCTAGAATTTGGGCGGACCTCGTCATCTTCCATATTCTCGTGGGGTAGGCCAACCAAGGGTCTTGTCCAGCATCCCAATTTATGTCTTCAATATACGTGGATGTTTCCACATCCCATCCAAGGGCAAGAGCATTTATTTTTATTGCCTCTGCGACATTTTTCAAAAACCTTCTATTTTTTTTGAGTCTTTTCAGCGGCTTTCCAGCGATATTGTATTTTTCTCCATAAGCACCACTGCCTCTATCGATTGGGAACATCCACCAGTCGTAGTGGTCGTTATGTATTTTGCTCCATTGAGAAGAATCTGCTAGCTGTCTGTGTTTGGCTAGTTCAAGGGCTTGGTGGGTTATTACAAACCTGTCACCACCGTATGGGGTTGTGTTTATAAATCTTGCTCTTGGAATTGTGCTTTTAGGCAGTATCGAAGACGGTCTTTGGTAATTTGAAAGTATGTCTGACTGTGGTTCAAAGTCTTCCTGGCTATCCATGGTTTCGTAAAAGTTTGGGGGAGGAAACTCGTACGACTCTTCAAAGTTTGGGTCTAGACCAGCATCCTCAAGATATGCACGCCAGGCATCGTTGTAGTCAATCTCAAGTTCTTCTTCTTCAAAATCAGTCAAGTTATTTCCAACTTCAAGAGAACTCATATCGTCAAATTCAAAATCGTCAAATAGTTCATCTTGCCCAAAAAGCGATGGTTGAGATTGGTCGTCTATATCAAACTCGGCATCAGCTACTGGTTCATCTTTTGAAACTGCACGGTTTACAAAATCTCTAGCTTTTCTTCTTTTTGACCTATTGTTCTCCATCTGCCCGACTGGACCGCCTGGGGTTGGGTCAATCACTCCACGTCCACGATTTATGAACGGAACACCCTCAAGAACATAGGGGTCGTTGTCTGCGTTTCGTGCAGTACTTGGGTCAAGATTTCTTCCAGCAGAACCTATGGGCATGCCAATAGCTTTAACGCCTAAGTTGGCATTAATTTTTCTATTTGCTCTGTTTCCAGATTCTCTGATTTCAGTTGGTTCGGCCATGCCGCACCACCGAACTAGTTGAGCTCTGTTTGAGGCTTTGATTCGTCTTGGCTGTTAGAAAAACCCTCTTCAGCCGCAATCATTTCAAACTCAAGAAGCGTTGAAAGGAAATTATCTGCTGCAGACTTTTCTCCAGTTTCAAATCTCTTTTTAGTTTCTTCATCAACCCAGCCATCTGGAATGATATTTTCAAGACCCAGTGCCATTGCTCTTTTCATGATATGCATCTTTGCAACATCACTCTTTGAGCGTTCCCATGCCATGATTGCATTTCTTAGGTCCATCTCGTTAGCAATTGGGAACTTACCGTCTTCCATTGCTTCGCCAGACTCTGACATTTCTTTCTTTTGAATGTCGCTATAAGAACGCTTCAGAGCAATTTCAGCAGCTTCGGCTTCGATTGCGAGAGCTTCGTCTTGAGTGTACTCGTCGTACCCAAGAACATCGCCATCAAGCGAAACGAACACATCGTAGGACTTTCCGTCAATGCCTTCAATTTCTACTGCGTATGCGTCAAAGCCCTCAAAAATGTCTGCTTCAACAGCTACAACATCGCCCTGAATGCTCTTTGTTGCGATACCGGCAGCTTCGCTAAATGAAATTAGATTTGTTGGCTGAAAACCAGATTTAACCTGCAGAACTTCTTCGTTCAACATGTGCCAGCCCATAACTTCGCCGGTTGAACCGTCAAAGAAGATTTCAATTGGCTTTCCGTCTTTTCTTTCAACATCAACAACAAACATATCAGCGACATCTGAATAGCCAGAATCAAGAACCTTGCCGCTAAACATGTCTTCAGCTCTACCTTCAATTTCAAGTAAAGCTGGCATGTCGCCTTCTTTAACACAGCCGCCTGGGCAGTTGTCGCAAATTCCAGATGCACCTGGATAAACCTTACGCTCAATTGCGCATACGAATACATCAGAGCCAAAGTCTTCAGACTTATAACCCATGCTTCTTAGTCTTCTGTTCTCCATCATCTGACGATTTGGTATTTCGTCTTCTTGCTCTGGCATTTCTTCATCAAGCTCTTCTTCTTCAACGAGCTCTTCTTCTGCCATCGGAGCCATCTGTCTTTTTCTTTTTGGAGCCGAACGCATGGCGAGCATTTCATCCATGTCGTCGTCCATCTCCGTTTCGTCGTCTTCAATGTCCATGTCCTCTTCGTCCATGTCCATTTCTTCGTCGTCCATTTCTTCTTCGTCATCTTCTTGGACGTCGTGTTCTTCATCTTGGTAGACATCGCCATAAGCTCTCATGGCTGCCTTTTCTTCTGCCATTTCCATTTCCATCATTGGCTTCTTTTTCTTTTTTGGCATTGGGGCAGGCATGTCTTCATCCATTTCCATGACTGCATCGTCCATCATCTTCATGGAAACAGCCATAGCTCCGCATTTGCCACAGACCTTGTCTCCAGCTTTATAACCACACTCGGAAGAATCAAGACCTTTTGCACACTGAACAAGTTCTCCGTCAGCATCAATTTTTACCATAGGACCGTCACCCATTGCCATTTTTTTGCTCCTTGTATTGCATGGTTGTCGAAAGACAACCCTTTGGGCTCATGCATCCACCACACGGAAACTGGCGCTTTTCGCCAGCAACAATGCACTGATACTTTGCCTTAGAACTGTTTTCTTTAGTAGGTTTAGCATAACCCATAACAGGGTTCTTGCGGTTGTACCCACTTTTTCTTTCTGTATTCATAAAACTATTTACTTCTGTTTTTCCATTTTTCCGGAATCATGTCTTGCCGCCCCAAAGATATGGCTCTTTTTATTATGTGCTTTTTTGCTCTGGCCTTGTTTTTTGCTCGACCATAAGCATAAATTGCGTTCTCTAAATCTGATTCATTTTCAATTGGGTATGAGCCATCAGGTAATGCCATCCCGGTTTTTGCAAGCTTTTCACGTGATTCTTCGCTGAACAATCTTTTTTCATTTAAGTAAGAAAGCTCGTTCAATTTATTCACAAGTTCGTCAACCAAAAGTGGACCCATTGATTTAGCGTCAACAAGCACTACGCCTTTTTCGTTTGCAGATGACTCAAATCCGTATTTTTCTAGAATTTGGTCAACTTCTGTTTTGAGATTGAATATCTCCGACAATTCACTTTGGATAACAATTTCTTCTTGAAGCGTATTGTCAAGAGATTCAAGACTTTTTATTGACATTTCATATTTGTTTGTTTGAGTTGAAGTATATATTTTCATATGAAATTACCCTCTATCTCGTGGAACCGTGATTCCAGGTATGTTGTATCTTGGGAAGTTGGATGAGTAAAGCCTTGTTGGGTCCTCAAGTGACACTCCGCTTCTCGTCTTTTCCATTGCATCAATCTGTGAAACACCATCAACATCTCTGTTCTCAAGCATTTGCCTTCTGAGTTGCAGATAGAACCAGTTCCTTCGTTTTTGAAGCTTTGGAAGGTAAGACACAAGCTTTCTTACTTCGGCTTTTTTCTTATCACGAGCATCTCCAGCATGTGTCCTCATTCTTGACAAATACTCAAGTCTTCCGATGATTGTGTCAAGGGCTGCGTCTGAAGCTGTCCATCCAGAGAAAAGCATGTATTCAGAAGCTTCTTCGGCACCACCATATGGAAGAACGGCATCACCTTCTTCGTACTCTCTTATGGCGGCTTCCGCGTTGCCCTTTGTCACTCTTGCACCATTTCTTCTAACTGGGTCATTTGATACATATCTGCTCCCAGGTATTCTTCTCATTTCCCCAGCTGGCCCATCGTCAAATGGGAGTTCTGGCTGTTCGTTTTCAAAAACCCCAGATTCAATGATTGGGTTCTGGGGTTGCTCTTGTCTTTGTGGTGGGTTTTGTGAAGAAACCCGTGATGGGGCGAATGGATTAAATGTTCTGTCGTTTCTGTCCATTCTCTTAGCACCACTAAGAGCCTCAAGCCTGCTGTCAAAAGGACGGCTAGCCGTAACATTCCTGTTAGCCGTGTCAATTATCACCCACTTGCCATCTTGGGTTGGTTTTATGTCGTATCTTTGCGGAACAAAACGTCTGCCCATTGCGCCAACAGGACCACCATCGCCGCCGTCAGAACCATATGGAGGACTGTTGAACAACTTGTTAAGTTCTTCAATTTCACGCGCAGTGTCTACGTCAATGTCCGGTTCAGTCGTTTCTTGACCATATGAGAAATAACCAGCATAAGGTCCGCCAAGGTCATCTATTTCTTCTACTGAGCGTTCATTGCCATTTGCATCGTAAAGTATGTTCTTGTTTCTTTCGGTTGCTGATTGGAACCAATCAGAAAATCCATCTCCAAGCTCTGCTCTTCTTCTTGCAATAAGTCTCTCAAATGTCTTGCGTCTATCGTTCTGAATCATCCGCTCAGCTCTCTCAAACGGGGTCATCAAAGCTGCCATACGTGCCTCAAGTATTTCTTTACCCTTTTTGGAGTAATCAACAACTTGATTTGCAGATATATCTAAATCTCCGGCGACAGAAAGAATATCGTAAGGCATTCCATCCATCTCGCCCATTTCATCTCCACTCATTTGTGAGTCAAATATTCTTTGCGTGAGGTAGTGATGAATATCAATTAAGTCATCGTCTGTCGGATTTTCCCAATCCCTGTCTTCAATCGTAGAAAATCTTTTTCCAATTTGTTCTGCAACAATTTTCCAGTTGTCGTCGCCGTAAACCTCGTAGAGCCTTCTGTCAACATGCCTACTACCGCTAATTGGGTTTTCAGGCATTGAACCAGAAGACATAAGCCCAACTGGACCTTGAGGGGGATTCTGTTGTATTTCTCTAATCGCGGCTTGTGCGTCTTCTGAGTCAAAGTATCTTCTTTGAATTTCTCTACCAACAGATTTTAGCTCTTTCATAATTGCAGATTTAGCGGCTCTGTCTTTTCGATGCGGTCTTCCATATGAACCGAATAGCTTTTCCATTGCATCGTTCCATGCGCTCACAAGTTCATCATCAGACATATCTGAAACATTTTTGCCAGACATTGCCCCAATAGGTCCAAAATCATCATAAGAAAGATTCATCTCCCTGTAGGCATAGTCTATATTTTTAATCAACTGCCTTGGGCTCATGTCTGAGTCAATGCGCATTTCAAGTTCATCAAATGTAATGTCTCCAGATTCAAGCTGACTTATAATTTCATCAACGGCATCAAGTGAGCGTATTTCATTTGCTCTTTCTCTATCTACAACATTTAGTCTTCGTCTTATATTTTGCTGACTGGTTGAATGTCTCTGAGCAAGCTGCGCTATTGCTTGTCCCTCTGGCACCGATGAAAGCAAATCTGTCAATTCGTTGTAAATCTGAATGTTGTATGAATCGTCAATTTTTCTTTCTTCTGTATCTCTAGGTCTTACATACCTTCCCATTTTCCCAAAAGGAGAAGAATTCATTTCTGGGTCAAATGGCATTGTCCCAGAAATCTCGTATTCACCATTTTCAAGCCTCGTAATAGAAACACCAAACTCATCCACATATGGACCATTTGCAGTTTTCATTATTCTCTCAAGTGCGGCGTATCTGTCTAAGACATCGTTAAGCTGCGAGTCATTCCTGTTAGCAGAATTAAGTATTCTAGAAAGCAATCTTTGCGATTCAGCTTTTCTTTGTGCATTCGGCATTGACGCATATGTTGAATCGTGCTTATTTGGTTTCCAAAATTCAGTTGGAGAATAGTTTGGAACACGTGCGGCGTTCAATCCCAGTGAACCAACCGGGCCGGTATCAAAGCTATTAATTTGATTTTGTCTACTTGCTCTAGCAAGTTTTTCTTTGGCTCTGTTGTAGGCTGCAATATCTGAAGCACTTGACACCGCAAAACTTCTTCTGTCTCCGCCAATTCGACGGCTCAATTCATCTAGTGAATACGGCAGAGATGTTGGTATTGGTTCTGCAGTTGACCTAACGGCAATCATGTATGGGTCAAATATCTTTCGTTGGCCATCTGCTTTGTCTGTTGCATGTAGAGATACATTGCCGTCTGCATTTTTGACAAACTTGACAAGTTCAACTGCGTAAACTTTATTTCCGTATGGGAACTCTGCGTCAATCACATCCCTGTCTGCTGTTGCCAGCGTATTTGCAACGGTTCCTTGATTATCGTCAAGAGATATGAACAAAGTTCTGTCTCGTGCACCCCTTCTGAGCGCAGTTGTCTGAGCAACGATATCAGCAGTTCTTTTCTGCCTCTCTGTTTGTCTTTCCTTTGGTCTGGCTTGCTCCTCACGTGGTGGAGTTCTTTCTTGCTGACCGGGCTGTTCCTCTCTTGGTCTTCTGTTGCCTGAATCCTCTTCAGTGGGTCTGCTAGTTGATTCATTGCGAGGTCTGCGTTCACCACGTGGTTCTCTGCGTGGTCTTCTTTGACCCGTCTCGTCTTGCGCCTCCGCCTCTGGTTTTGGTTTCTCAGACTTTCTTCCGTACATTCTGTCAGTTCTAAAATTCTTTTCCTTACCGTCTTTTTCATCAATGCCGACGATGTATGCGCCAAGAAGTTCGCCGTCTCTGCCAAAACGCTCTTCGTATCTTGGTTCGGTAACTGTTCTTTTTTCTGGTCTGTCTGCATCTGGTTTTAGATATTCAAAAGAAATTCCAAGACCGGAATCGCTTGCATCATTTACTGCTTTTTTGATGTCTGATTCGGTGAAGTTTTTGCCAAGTATTATTTCGGTATCTGTTTCAATAACAGGAGCAGATGAGTCAGAGCCAAGACCATAAAGGCCAAGCTTTTCATATTCCGCTTTTATCTCTTGTGCAGTTACTGTTTCCCCAGCCTTTGTCCTTATGTCTGCTTCAATTTCCCATGGCTTTGCCGAAATGAATACGCCATCTGTTGCTGGATGTCTTCCTCTTTGGGTTCTAATCTTTTCTGTAGTTTCATCAAAGATTTCACCAAGTTCTTCTTGTGGCCAGTCTTCATATGAGAACAGGTCCCCAGCTACTGGGTGATTCCATTTGACCAGATTGCCATTGTCGTCTTCTGCAACCAAAAATACTGGACCAGTAGAGTTTGAACCAACATTCTTGTGTTGATACTTAGTTATCTCTCCGGTCAACTTGTTTACATATGTAGAAACAAATTTTCCATCGTCTTCAACTTCTGATTTGTCTATGGCCGGTTCGCTAACTCCAACTGTTGGAGAGCTTGGTCTTGTAGAAGTTTGTCCAGTTTGTCTGGCAGCACGATTTTCTGCCATTCTTTGTTTTGTTAGGTTTCGTAGTCTGTCCCACTGCTCAGGCATCAAGCCACCATCAATGTCGTACCTATACAGAATTTTTTCAATCTCTGCATCATCCTGTTCAAGCATTCGTGCAGCATTTACTAAACGTTTTGCATCTTCTGGGTCTGCGCCAAGCAGTTCTCCAGTTTCCTTATTTACTTTAAGTACAGCTTCTTCTCCTGGCGCAAGAGTGTATCCACCATCTCCGCTTTCGAACTTGTCAATCAATGACGATGCGTAAGACCACTGTCTATCTGAAAGACCGCCATTTTTTGCGTACTGGTAGTACATGTCGCTTAGAACTGAATAGTTCTTTTCTGGGCCAGTAAGGTCTTTTTTATCTTTTGAGTTTACTGTTGCTCTAAGAGCATCAAAATCTGGACTATTTCTAAGCGTGTGAATTTTTTCTATCACCGAAGGACCGAAGTCTGGAGTGTTTGGACTTTTAGTAACAGACAAGTCATCGCTACCTTGGAATCGCCACTTCCATGAGTCCATGGTCCAGAATTTTTCATCAGGTCCACTTTCAAGTCTTCTTAACTTTTTATTTCTGGCTACTCGTTTTGCATTTCTTTCATCCTCATCCCAGCTCTCAGACATATCAGAAGTTGCAAAAACTGTACCGCCGAGCCTGAAGTAGGAAGGCTCGCCATCGTATCCAGCGCGGTCATTCCAAGAAACAACTCTCAAACCTTCTCTTGGAGAAGTTTGAATTGGTATAGGACGCAATTCTTCAGTTCCATCTGAGTTAAGGAATAAACCTTGTGGAAACATTTCATCGTCAAGGAACATTCCACGCTCAGCAGCTCTAGCCATTGCCTGAGCCTCAGTTTGAGTAACAAATGAATACTCTGGAGTATCAACAACCATGTAGTTGTATCCACCATCTTCTGCCAAAAGTTTTCTGCCCAACATTTCGTGCAGTTCTGGTTGGTTGAATCCACGCACTCTGCGGAGGTATGGCTTCTCCTGCATTGGAACACCGTCGGCAAGGTCTTCTGTAAAGTCGTATTCTTCTACTATTCCATCGTCTGCATTGGCATAAATTCGTACTTTTTTGTTCTGTCGAATCGCCATTGCACCAATCGGACCATCTGAAAGGTATTCGTTTATTTCATTGTCTAGTTCTGTCTTGCCTATGTATTTTCTATACAGGCTGCCGTCGCTTGCATCTGCTTCAACAAAAAATCCTTCGTCGTCAACTCCGTATCTGGTGTTTGAAACGGATGGCGGCTTTGACGTTGAGCCATCTGCTTTTCTTAGAGTGCGCAAAGACTTTGTCAACCTTGAATCAACATCGTCAATTCTTAAATTGAAATCTTTTGCAATATCTGCATTTGTTGCGCCGTAGAGTTTTTGAGACATTATGTCTCTATCTGTTCCATCAAGCAGGTAACCGTGTTCTCTCATCAGGTAGCGCATCTCAGAGCGCTCTGGGGTCTCTGTAGCAGAGAGAATGGTTGCTTGTGCTTTTACAATCTTTACAACATCATTTCTTGAAATATCGTTGTCTTTTGCTATTTGCTCAATTGATGAATTTCCAAAACTTGAGTAAACATTTCTCATCAGCTTTTCTGGGTATGAACTCTCTTCATTGTTGTCATTGCTGATGATTCTGTTTATTGCTTTTACTGCACCAGAAGGACCGTCTGGAGCGTTGATGCCGGAATAGGGTTCTCCGGTTACCGAGAAGTTACTCAAAAAGCTGTTTATTATGTTTGGAAGATACTCGTCAAGCTCTGCGTCATCAGAGTCGTTTTGTTTTAAGTAGCTCTTCTTACGACCGGTTGAGTCAAAAACTTCAGATGCAAAACCATCCGGAAGAGCTCTTTCATACGAAGACATTCTGCCAACAGGGCCTGAGCCCAAACCTCTTTTGGCAATTTCTTTTCTTACTTCTTCTAATGTGTCTTCTCCAAGATTTGTTAGTGCAACTGCATAGTTGATTTCTTCTTGCAATTCAGAAACTTTTTCTAAATCTCTTTCAATTCTTGCAATTTTCTTACGCTCAAGTGCGTCCATGATGTCGTCTTTTATTTCTACAACATACTTATCAAACTTTTGCAGATTTTTTAAAAGTGATTCATCGCTGAGCTTTGGAATTTCTTCTTTAATTTTTCTGCCAGCTATAGAAGAAATTTTTCTCATTTCTTCTGCTGTATCTATGGAGTCAAGTAAATCAATATCTTCTTTTGTTAGTTCGTCAATCATTGCTCTCTGTAGAGAGTCGGCAAGCGCATTGTTGGCTTCATCCGAGCCCCTTGGGTACCCAGCAATAGTGTCTGTTTCAGGAGTTAGTTCAAGCCCACTTAGTCTTGGTCGCTCTGGTGATGGTGCTGCGTCTAGTCCTGTCCCACGAAGTCTTGGGCGCTCAGTCGGTGCTCCTGGTGTTATTGCAGTTCCACGCAATCTAGGTCTCTCTGCAGGGGTTTCTGTCGTTAAACCAGTCCCACGAAGTCGTGGTCTTTCTGGTGATGATTCTGGTGGAGAAACTCTTATTCTTGGTCTTTCTGTAGGTGTTTCTGCAGATGTTGTCGGTGGAGAAACTCTTATTCTTGGTCTTTCAATTCTTGATGCAGGGCTTCCGTCGCCACGGTCAAAAACTACACCATCTTCTCCATCATCAATTGAATCAAAAGATTCATCAAAACCATCAAAATCAACAAAGGAGTCTCCTGTCGACATTCTTCCAACAGGTGCGCTGTAGAAAATCCTGCTAAAAGGTTTATCTTTTAGAGTCCTATCTTGACCTTTTAAATCGTCGACAGACTCGGCTGCCCTTATTGACTCCGTCCATTTTGCATTGGCCATTGAGCCAACAGGCCCATTGTCAATCACCATGGAGTCTTGCAACTTTCTCATTGCAATCTGTTCTTGTCTTCTTACAGTTTGTCTATCTGTGCCAAGTCTTGCTGCGGCTTCTTGGAGAGTCTCCCCATCAAGTCTTCTCTTCATCAAATCTGTTTGTTCGTCGGTAAGAGTTGAAGCAGGGTCATCAAGCATTCTTCTTGTTACTCTGTTTGGACTGTTCTCATCCATGCCACGAAGTTTTGACATGTGTCTAAGCTCAAGCTGTCTTGCTTTTTGTCTTGAAACTTTGAATCTCGAAGCCGCTTCTTCAAGTGAAATTCCATCATTTTCTCTTGCAAGGAATATTTGTCGTCCAAGTTTTTCTTCTCTAAGAAGTCTTTTTTCTCTTGCTGTAAGAATCGAGTCGTTTGGCAAGGAAGACATTGCTCCACGTGGGGAATCAACATCAATTACTCCTGCTTCTTCAGGTCTCATTACATATGGGAGGTCTCTGTTATTTCTTCTTCCCATTTCATTTATGTATCTCTCAACGGTTCTAGGAGAAATTTTAAACTTACGGGCTACTTGTTCATAAGCTCTTTTTGTATTTTTATCTTTTGATACAGTATTGAATTCATTGAATACTTTTTCCGCAGTATCCATGTCAACTGGTCGTTGGTCTTGTGGGAATCTTCTTCCATCAGCCATGCGACCTACAGGACCACTAGATGCTCTCTGTGGGACTCTTTGTGGAACTGGTGTTCTAGTTGGAACAGGAACTCTCTCAGGTTCTCTCTGTGGCACTCGTTCAGGAACTCGTTGCGGTTCTCTCTGTGGAACACGCTCAGGAACTCTTTCTGGTTTTCTTTCAGGAACAGTTGCTGGTCTTGCTGGTTTAATTGCTGGCTTGGCTGGTTGTACTTCTGGAATTTCTTCCGGAACTTCAACTGGTCTTGGGACAGCAGGCATGTCTGCTTCGCCAGGTCTCTTGGCGCGTCTTGGTTTAGATACGCCTCTCTTGCCTCGAGACCTTGGTGCTTTTGGGATATCAAAATCACTCCCAGGAGTTGGGTCAACTACGCCACGCCCTCTGTTGATAGTTGGAATTCCTTCAAGAACATATAGGTCGTTATCAGCGTTACGGGCAGTAAACGCATTCATATTTCTTGGTGTTCTCCCAATTGCATTACCAATAGCTTTTTGTTCAAAAGAATCCAATACATTTGATAAAGCTTTATAAGCAGCAACACTGACTTTGTCAATGTCTGGAATAACAATTCCGTTTTCTAAAACTTTTACATCAAATGAATGGTATTCAGCAATTGTGTTGATTATTTCAAAAGCTTCAATTTTCTCTGCATTATCTTCTGGCTCCAAGAAAAGATGTTCGCCTCTATTTGCAGACTTAAACTCTTCAAGTGTGCTTAGATGATTTGGAACCGAGCATAATGTTTCACCTTTTGCGCAATCGTCACAACATGCTTCATGTGGAACAGCAGCCGAAGACATTGCGTCGTAAAGACTTCCATTTGTTTGTGGCATGGATATGACCATTGCACTAGGTGTTCCACTGTCACCGATACGACTTCCGTTTGAATTATTTGTAGGTATATAGACGGTTTCTGGTTTTACTTGTTGCGCCGTTCCGAACATAAACTCATCACCATCAAAGTGGTAAGCGACTCTTAGTGTCTCAACAGCCTGACCGGCACCCATCTCAAAAATTGCAATGTCGTTATCGGCGTTAACTAGTCTTACCGCTCCGCCAAAGTGTGAAGCAAGTGCTCTTGTCAGGTCAGCCGCTCTTCCAACTACTGAGTTTTCTGAACTGTTCATTGCCTCGTAAATTGCGCTTACATGGTTTTTTGTTTCCGAGCTTTCGCTGTCGTCTTTTTTCTTTGTATTGCTATAACGCTCAAGGAGTCTTCTTCCTTTTGCAGCAAGTTTTGCAGCGTCTTCCATATTCTTTGGAACTGGCTCACCCCATGCAGCCGCCGAAAGAGCAAGTCTTGTTGGTTCTCCATTTGGCTTTTTCATTGGGCCAGATGGGTTTGTAAAAAATCTTGTGAGAAATGAACCCTTGCGGCGCATCTTTTCTGGTGTGTCAGCTGGACCCTTAACGCCAGGCTTTAGATTTGCTCCTTCTGTTCTCTTGAAATGAGCACGACCGGCTGCGGTTAAACCGCCCTTTGGGTCTCTTAGCGGCTGACGTTTTACATCTATCCCATCTTTGTTTTCGTTAACAGCTTCATCCGATTTTATTGAAATAGTGCCGGTCAGCTGGTTTGCTCCATGGAGAACAGGAGAAACTTCGTAAAGCTCAACTTCTTTTAAGAGATTGGCTTGCTGGGTTGGGTCAAAAACTGCATCAAGAGTTTTGTAGCCTATTGACCACTCCTGCTCAAGACCAAAGAATGACACATTTGCAAATGCCTCACGGCCTCTTTCGGCTTTGAGGTTAAATTGCACTCTTGCGTAAAGGCCACCTATTCCAGCCTTTCTCATCTTCGCAGGAAGACGAGGGTCATTTGGACCAACTTCATAGATTTCTAAAACTTTGCCAATTGGCTCATTCCAATTGTGACCCCATACGACCCGAGGTTTTCTTCTTTTCAGGGAGTTCGTGAAACATCCTGGAAGGCAAATATCGCCGACGGAGTCCTTGTTGCCAACACCAGCAGCGAAGCACTCGACTATGCCAAGAGCCTCGTCAATATTGAATTGCCCTGTCAGGGACTTGTATTCGTAGTCAGCTGCTGTTTCGTGTGTGTTAGTCATGGTCACCTAGTTATCAATGATAAACGAGTCGTATCTGTTTTTGTGAAGCTATTTGGTTTGTTTATATAAACTTAGTTGAATTTATATAAACTAGTCTTTATCAAACCTCAACCTACACCTGCAATTGATTGTTAGGTGCGGTGGGGCAAATGGGTCTCCAGGGAATCTGAGCAAGTTGCCACCCATATCAAACGCTTCTAAAACACCAACTGACTTGCCATGTAAACCGGCATGTTCTGGTCTAACTTTCGGGTCTTTTTCTGTAATCCATGTCTTTGTCATTGCGCCAATTGAACGCCCAGACAAATAGGTTCCTGCGTTGTATGCGGTTTGACCTTCATGCTCGGCGATAAGTCTTTTGCGCTTCATCAAAAGATTTATAAAAATTGCTACAAGAGCAGCCTTGAGCATTCCAACTTTGTCTTCCCCGTCGGACATTGATGATGCAACAAGAACGGCTGCGGCAACTTCTGCAGCCGTGGTGGAGTTCACATTCTCCATTCGCTCCATCTGTGAATCAAGATGCTCTTTTACCGCATCCTCATCCATCTCCGCCTGCATTGATGCTTCCTGAGAAACGACACTTGATGCGTCGTTCATTATTCCGCTGAGAATTGGTCTTATGTCCTCATTGAGTTGCTTGTTCCATACAGCGATGTCAAATATCGCCTCTGGGTCAAGTGACTTTGATTCAATATTCTTTCTTGCTTTGCTTCCAGCAGCTTTTTCCATGATTACTCTCTGCTGTCTTTCAAAGAATCTTTCAAGTGATGCATCAAGTATTTCAATCCATCTATCAGATGACTCCTCCGCCTTTGAATCCCACTCGTCGGATATATAGGAGCTAGCCCCTTCGGCTTTTGTTTGTGGCCCACCCATTGCTGTTGCTTGTTGAGCGGCGATTGCTTCTGCAGTCAAAGCCGCAGTCATACCTTCGCCTGGGCCACCTTGAGGAGCTACTTGAGGACCAAATCCGGGAACTGGCATTTCTTGTGGAGTTGCAGTTGCTCCAGGTGTTGGAGGCATTCCGGGAACTGGTGGCATTCCAGGAACTGGAGCACCGCCACCCATCATGTCAAGTTGTCCTTGTTGTGCAGGTTCAAACTTTTTGTTTGTGTATCCGATTGGTGTCAAGTTTGGATTAGCAAGCATTGCGTCCATTAGTTCGGAGTCAATCTTTCCGCGCCCAGCACCTTCTCTATATTCGTTTCCACTTATTAAACCACTCTGGTATTCGTTTAACAAATATCTATCTCGTTCTTGCTTGTAGAGAACTAGAACAGGAACATCGGTAACGTCAAAGTCAACATAGTATTTTGAATGAAGTTCGTCTAATCCACGGGCCAGAGTTTCTAGATGCGGGAGCATCGTCTCATTCCAGAAAACCTTATGCTCTTCTGCTGCGTTGCTAAAAGTTCTTCCTGAAGCATTACCAATAACGGATTCCGGAACGCCAAAAGCAGCAAGTATTTCTTCTTTTTGTATTTGACGCATTTGCACATAGTTTGCATCTCGTGGTGATTGACCTGTATCAACAAAGTCAACACCTTCGTCAGAAGAAACAACAGTCACAGCACCAGCCCTGTTTATGTTCCCTCTAAAACGACTTCTCAATTCATCTTTATCATCATCGTCAATTTCTCCTCTAACAACAAGGAGGCCGCCTGGTCTTCCGTCATTGAGCAAGAAGTTTCTGTTGTAAATCTTTGACAAGTTTTCAATTTCTATAGCAATACCAGCAGCTTCCATTGGGGTTAATGAAAGGTATGGGTCTAGAGGGTGTGGCTTTCTAATCCAAACAACATCTTCTGGTTTTAGAATTACTTTTGTTCCGTTGCGCATATCAACCTCAAAACCGGAAACAAATTTTCTTGGGTCTGGTATTGGCGCAGTGTGTTGTGGTGGCAAAAGCTGAAGAGCAATCAGCTGACCATCTCTGCCTCTTACTTTTTCAATGAATGCACCACGAGAAGACATGAGCAGTTGCGAAGAGAGTCTGTACCTAAAAACAAAAGAGTTTTCACCCATGTTTGATTTAGTGTTTAGTAGGTTGAGAATGCTCTCATCTGACTCTCGAATAATTTTTCCAGTCGGGCTATTGTTTTCACGCAAGATGGCTGGGAGTCTTGATTGGTTTCCTGCAATTGCGTCAATGCACCTATTGACCCAAGTAACCTTTTGAAAACCCTCGCGGTAAGCTCTTTCTATATCCCAAGAGTCTCTGTATGGCTTTCCAGCCATTGAAGGGTTGAACGCAACCGGTGCTCCTGGTCCAAGCGCAGACTTCTGCTGTGACTGGTTAATAGACTTATTTTGCGACGAATTCCAAGCCATTATGTACTTTTACTCCATCCCAAGTAATATTCCGACTGCACCGCACGCAACACCAAAAGCAATAAAACCAGCTGGTGGAGATATCAAAAATGTTCCGATGCTCACAAATAGTATAAATGAAGCAATCAATATGTTGGCGATGGTATTCCTCCGGGTCATTTTTGAAAGAAATCTGCCTATTGCTTTTATCATTTTTTTGAACTTTGTTTCGCTAGGATTATCTTGTGCCACAGTAATCTAAACTTAGCACGACTAATCGATTTGGATGACAATGACTAACTGGCAAAAAGTTTTAGAATACCTAGAACCAAGAAAACCTCATTTTTGCCCTGAAACTCCATCTATTACGCAAAAAGTGTTCCTAAGAACTTATGCACTAGAAGCGTTTTTTGGGGGTGCCGCTGGTGGAGGAAAGAGTAGTGCTCTGCTAATGGCGGCGATGCAATATGTCGATGTGCCTGGATATTCAGCAATTCTTTTTAGAAGAACCTACGCCGACTTATCACTCCCTGGAGCTTTGATGGACCGTTTCAAGTCCTGGGTTGGCGGGGTGGAGGAGATAAGTTGGAACAACAACACATATGTCGCCACATTCCCATCCGGCGCAAGAATCTCATTCGGCTATCTAAACAACACCAATGACTATCTGAGATACAAAGGTTCTGAGTTCCAGTTCATCGGGATGGACGAGGTTACGGAAATACGTGAGTCTGATTACAGGTATTTGTTCTCCCGACTCAGAAGACCAAAAAGTGGTGAGCTTTCAAAGGTTCCATTGAGAATGCGTTCTGCTTCAAACCCTGCCCCCAACTGGGTTAGGCAGAGATTCATTGTTGAAGGCGTAGAAACTGGAAGAATTTTTGTTCCATCCCTCCTTACCGACAACCCAGGAATTGACCCAGAGTCATATCGGCAGGCACTTGCAGCCCTGGACCCAATTGAGAGAAGAAGACTAGAAGAGGGTGACTGGTGGGCAACGACTCTGGGAAGCCTTTTTGACAGAACCTCATTTGTGATAATTGACCAGTCGGAAGTTCCCCCAGTTGGCGGAAACGCTAGGGCGGTGAGGTTTTGGGACCTTGCAGCAACAGAGCCTTCTGGAAATAATCCAAATCCTGACTGGACGGTAGGAACATTAGTCCTATACGACTCTGGGGTTGCCTATGTCCTAGATGTCAAAAAAGCAAGAGTCAAGGGCGACAAGGTCGAGCAACTAATAGCCCAGACTGCTTCAGAAGATGGGCCAAATGTCTCGGTCAGAATGGAGCAAGAACCTGGCTCTTCCGGCAAGGCGCTGGTAGACCAATACGCACGATACATACTTCCTGGCTATGACTTCATGGGAATTCGCTCAACTGGTGACAAACTCACAAGAGCTAGACCGTTTGCGGCAGCCGTAGCTAACGGCAATGTTCGGGTTGTTCGTGGTCCATGGCTGAGTGATTGGCTTGATGAAATGTCATCTTTCCCTGAAGCCTGCGACCATGATGACCAAGTTGACTCTGCCGTTGGAGCTTTTACATTTTTAGCTGGTTTGGGCTTGCCTTATCGTCGCCCAACCAGTATCATCATCTGACACCAACCAAACCCCTATTAAAAGAGGAAAAATGAATACTGAAGTTATTTTTGATGCAGAAAAGTTTGCTGTGCAGATTGCAGAAATATCCAAACAGCTCATGGATGCAGATAAGACTTTTTCTGCAGCTAGGGAGCAAGATGTTGACATTGAGGAACTCTGCGAATCGCTTTCTACACTTAACTTCTTGAAGCAAGAACTTGCCTCTGTTTACGACACAGCGGCAAAGATAGTTGCTGACAAGATGGGCTCACTCCCAATTGTTTCGCTATCAAATGGCACGACTATTGAGAAGAAGTCAGGAAGCGATAGGAAGTCATGGGACCATGACGCACTGGCTTCAATCGTCACACGGCGGTTGGTTGAAATGTCGACCGACTTGGACACCGGAGAAATGAAATCAAGCATTGACGACATTGCCTCGCAACTGCTACGTTTTGTCCAGCCGTCGTACTGGCGCATAAAAGAGCTTTCAAAAATTGGTGTTAACGCAGACAATTACTGCCAGGTTTCAGACGAAGTAAAAACAAGCATAATAATCCGAAAGGCAAAATGATGAGCAACGAAATTTATCAACTTCTCTCAGAGCAGTTCCCGCAGGAAATGGAGCGCACCCTAAACAAGGGTGGGGCTTCTTTGACATACATCCCAGTTAGCGAAGTTGTTAACAGGATGAACAAGGTCATTGGTGTTGGGAAGTGGTCGCTAAAAGTTCAAAGCTTTGTTGAAATTGGAGACTCAATCGTTGCGCATGTAACGGTTATTGCTTCAATTGATGGCAACGAGGTCACCCGTGATGGAGTTGGTGGCCAGAAAATCAAACGCGTAAAGGCGACTGGGGTTGCTGTTGATTATGGCGACGAGGTAAAAGGCGCAGTCTCTGATGCCTTCAAGAAAGCAGTTCAGACATTTGGAATCGGTTTGTACCTTGCTCGAAGCGAAGACGCAATAGAAATTGAACAGGTAATGGACGCTGAAGTTTCACGCCCTGTTGAACCCGTTGATGCCGAGAAGCTTGAGATGTGGAACACATTCATGTCTGCAACAAAGAAGATGACCCCAGAACAAAAAGCAACGCTTCGCAAGGAGTGGGAGACATACAGCAATAACGCTCCTGTGCCAAGCAATGCAACCAGTCTCTCAAACGAGCAGATGGTTTTTCTTCTTGAGACGGTTGTGAAGATTGAGTTCAATGCAGAGTCGCAATCAGGCGCGCAGTGATAGTCGCCTCTGAACTGCCATACGAGCTTCCCCCGTATCTTTCACCGTCTTCAATATCAACATATGTTCAATGCCCCTTAAAGTACAAATACTCTAGGGTCAATAAGCTTTCAGAGCCTCCTACTGAGGCAACGCTGATGGGCAACTTTGTTCACGATGTTCTTGAGTATTTCTATCTAAACATTGAACCAGCAGATAGGACTATTGCTTCGTTAAAAAACGTTAGCTCATCTATCTGGGCTAGTGGAGAGTGGGCGGAAAAAGTAATTCCGTTCATCAAAGACGGACTCAATACTTTTAGGTGGAATTCTTGGTGGTGCCTTGAGAATATTTTTAAAGTTGAATCTCCAGTGGATGTTGTTCCGGCTGGAGTAGAAACTGAACTGAATGGCAGTATTGGTGGTTTCCAAATCAAGGGATACATTGACAGGTGGTCCACACTGGATGGCAAAACAACAATCTCTGATTACAAAACTGGAAAGACCCCAAAAGCCAGGTATGTTGGTGACAAATTTACTCAGCTGCTTATTTATGCAATCGTTTTGGCCGATACAAAAGATGTTGAGATAGACCTAATTGAGCTTTTGTATCTAAAAGACGGAACTAAGTTTTCTAAAAAGTACACATCGGAAGACGCTAGCGATGTTTCAAAAATGGTTGAAAATGTGGGTAGTCAGATAGCTGTTTCATTTGAAACGAATCACTGGGAGGCTATTCCGGCTGTTTTGTGTAATTGGTGTTATTTCAAAAAAGATATGTGTGAGTACTGGAACAATAAATAAGGAGATTAAATGAGTACCGTCCATTACACGATGAGTGATGATGCTTTTGCACACTTGGTTGCTCAGGACATTAAGAATAAAGTTAACGATAAGCAGCGTGAGTTTCTGCGTGAATCGCAAAATGTAAACCGTTGGGCTAGGTGCCTAGATGCACTTCTGCTGAATCTCAATGAGCAAATAGAGGACATTGAAAGCGATATAGAGTCAGATACTGAGCAGTATTCTGCTCTTGGCGAAGACGGAACCGCTCTTCTTGCAGAGGCAATGCACCATTACCTTGGACAAAAACGCAAGATTGAAAAGTTCAAGGGCTATGTGTCACGGAAGATAAAAGAAGTAGCAGAGCTTGTTGCAATGCTTGAAAACGGAGTTTCGTCAGAAGACGACATCTTGGTTATGTGCAGGCAAGCAATCATCAGGCACCGGAAAGAGCTAAACGACAACGACATTGAACCGACTCCATACGACGAAGCTCTGTGGGAAGTTTTGAATGGACGATGGAACTTTGAAGAAATTGAGTATGACGGAGCGAACCTAATTGAGATATAGGTCTGCCAAAAAAGAAAAAGAATATGTCGAGAGGAGAAAACTCGTTGCTCGACTTCTTGAAGAAAAACCATGGTGTGAGGCTTGTCCAGTTTTTGCTGAACACGATGGAAAAAAAATGTACAAACGCAATCAATCATCTGATTTGCATGAACTGAAGAGGCGCTCTCAAGGCGGCTCAATTCTGGATGAAGAAAACATAATTTGTGTTTGCAGACCGTGCCATACCAGAATTGGAAATTATCCACAATTAGCTTTTGACCTTGGTCTAGCAAAGCACGGCTGGGAAGAATAAATTCTTTTATAAGTTTTATTTCTGTTCTAATAATAATTAACACACAAGATATTTATTACTGGTGTATTGTTGTAATCCTTAGGACCGTTATAGGCGCGAGGGCCGGGTGCACAGGGCAACGTGCGGCACCCGGTTCTTGCGTGTAATCAATTAAAAAAATCCACATATTTATTACCAGTTTCTATAAATATAGTTGGGTATAAAATCTCCTCATACGACTTAGGGAGGGGGTGGTCCATTTCTAAACGGGAAACCGTTGCAAGAAATATCCTTTACCTGGATTTGCCACTGTGAGAAAAAATCACAGTGGCTTCTTGCTTTCTGGTGTAGTTTTAATTAAGTGAATAGAAAGATAATGGGCTTAGACCTATCGCTGACTTCAACCGGATGGTCGTGCGATGGTGAGTACGGAGTCATATCTTCAAAGAATAAAAAGACACAAAGACTTGTTGATATATCTGGTGAGATTTTAGAAAAATGCTCAAAGCACAAAGTTGAAACCGTTGTAATCGAAGGTTATTCTTTTGCTTCTAGAAGTGGCCAGGCGTTCTCCATTGGGGAGCTTGGCGGAGTTGTTAGATTCTGTTTGCTTCAATCTGGTTTTGAGTTTGTAGAGGTTCCACCTACGGTTAGGGCAAAATTTGCAACCGGTAGAGGCAATGCAGCTAAGTCAGAAGTTGTTTCAGCAATATCCGCAAAGACTGGAATTGTCTGGACTGGTTCTGGGGCTGATGACATGTGCGACGCTTGGATATTAGAAGAAATAGGTTTGGTCCACTATGGACAACAACGGTTTGATTGGCCTAAACTGAACATGTCAGCGCTTGAAAGCCTTGACTGGACACCAACTACTAGATAAAGGAAGAACTTTGAGCAGAAGTAGCCCGATTAGCCAGGTCGAAGTTGAAGAAGAACTTTTGCGTCTTGTATCTGTTCTTGAAACAGAAACAGAAGCATTTGAGACGCTCGCAGTAGATGCGGCAAAAAAGGAAGCCGCCTATAAGTCAAACTGGGCAAAATCATACCTTGGAGCGAAAGGCTCAATCAGGGAACGAGAAGCATGGGCCGACTACCAAATGAATGACGAGAATTACGATTATAAAATATCGGAAGGTCTTGTAAAAGCAAAACGAGAACAACTTCTATCTCTTCGCACATCAATTGATGCTCTTAGAACGCTCAATGCAAACGTTAGGTCGCAGGTATGAGGCTGAGCAAGAAGAATAAAAAGCTGTTCCCAGAAAAACTTACGAACGACAAAAGCTATTCATTTTCAATACTCAAAAAGAAAAAGAAAAAGAAATGACAGAGAACATACATCCATCGCTATCTGGGATGACCATACCAATAAGTCAGCTGCGTCCACTTGAAAATAATCCACGGCGTGGAGATATTGGTGCGATTATTTCTTCTTTTAGGGAATTTGGACAAGTAACGCCAATAGTTGTTAAAGACAATGGCGATTCAACATTTACCGTCATATCGGGAAACCATAGGCTTGCGGCTGCAAAACAAATGGGATGGACAGAGCTTGCTTGCATTGATTTTGATGGCAACGATAAATCTGCAATTGCATTTGCCTTAGCCGACAACAAGACATCAGAGCTTGGAGAAACAGACCAATCAGTATTAATAGAAATGATTAACAGCATTTCATCGGATTATGTCGAGCTTTTTGACAAGCTTGGTTGGGATGATTTTGAAATAGCTTCACTTTCGGTTGACGAAATTAGAAGTTCAAAAAACGATAATCGTTCCGGCTATGTTGCTCCACCAGAAGTAAATCCGTTTAAACCACAGAATGATGTAGCTCCGTCTGTAGAAAAAAACTCAAACGACGAGAACATCTATGTTGCTTCAGATGAAGTAAACGAGACCGAAGCAGTAACTCGTGGAAGCTCTGCAGTGAACATCAAGGGTGGAGAAAAAGCTGTAGTCCAATACACGCTTGTTTTTGATGACTCATCACAACAGCGTGACTGGTATGACTTTATTCGTTACATACGAAATGACCCTGCGTACATGGGTGATACAACAGCTGCCAAGCTGATTGACTTCATTCGTTCTCATGCGGACTTCTAATGCCTAGACAGCGGATGTTTTTGTCAATGTCTTGCGTGGACGCTGCCCGTGAGAGGATGCGCCACATATACGACACTTTTGACACTGTGTGCATACAGTTTTCCGGAGGAAAAGATTCAACAGCAATTCTGTATTTGGCAAAAGAAATACACGAAGAGCGCAATCTTGGTCCTGTAAAAGTTATTTTTAGAGACGAAGAAATGCTGAGCCCAACAATTGTCAAGTTTGTTGAAGAAGTACGCAATTATGACTGGGTTGACATGGAGTGGTACTGCTTGCCGATGGGCACGGATGTTTGGGTGCTTGGCAGACGTCAGTACTGCCTGCTGTGGTCAGCACAGCGCGCCAGAGAAGGCCGTCTAACGAGACAGATGCCAGAATGGGCAATAACAGCCGAGGACTTTGGGCTTGACCCAAATAAACCAATACCGCAGACGATTGACTACTACACGATGCAGGGCAAAAAAGGCAAGGTTGCATTTGTAATGGGAGTTAGAGCAAATGAATCAATGATTCGTTATCGCTCATTGGTTCAAAAACTGCATGAGAATTATATTGTTGTTCCGTACCGTTCAAAACGAAACATACCCCTTCGTTTTGCAAAGCCGATTTACGACTGGACAACCGATGATGTTTTTAAGTTCATCGTCGAGGAACACGGTGGGACATACTGCGAGTACTACGACCTAGCTTCTTCAACAGGAAGCAACACACGCGTAGGTATACCTTTGCACGCAGTTGCTGTTAGGCGGATAGGCGATGTTGTTGCAACGGAGCCAGAGTTCTATGACCGGCTGTGGGATATATTTCCCCACCTTGATGCGCAGAGGAGAATTTGGCCAGACTACGACATAGAAATGGTCATTATGCGTTATGCCAAAGATGGGTGGGATGGAGTCAGGCGTTGCATTGACGAAAACATACTCACAAAAGGCTTAGCTCAACGAGCTCTTGCTTACTCAGCAGAATTTCGTCGAAAGAGCATGAAGGAGCCGCTTTCCTATCCTGTTCACTGGTTAATCAGAAATCTTCTAATGCATGAATTCATCGGAACATCTCCGCACCCAATTGGCCCAGGGACAAAAGCGTATTCACTTGCAATGAAAGAAGCTTCCGAACTTGCAGACATGGATTCACTTGACATAAAAGACGAGAAAATGTAGGATTTGAAAATGTCTAATTCTCCAATCAACAACATCTCTTGGGTAGAAATTGAAAAGCTAAAGCCGGCCGACTGGAGAACCACGCACACTCTCAAGCCAGACCTCAAGGTTCTGGCCGGTTCAATACTAGATTTTGGCTGGACTAGCCCAATTGTTGTCCAGAAGGGTTCGTTCAAAATTATTGACGGATTCCACAGGTGGGTTTGTGCTCAATCTGAACCAGTAAAGAAAATGGGGAACGGAAAAGTCCCAATCGTGATTGTTGATGTTGACGAGATAGACGCAATGCTCATGCACGTGAGGCTGAACCGTGGCAGGGGCGATGTCGTGACGAAGCATCTTTCCAATCTTGTTCGCTCGGTTGTGCACTCAAAGAAATACTCAATTGAGCAGATAAAAGATTTGCTGACTATGAGCAACTCGGAAATTGCAGCAATGGTTGACGGCACCGTAATCAAGCAACGCAAAATAAAGGAGCACACGTACTCTAGGGCATGGGTTCCAATTGAGGCTCCGAGCGAGCCAGAAATGCCTTCTCTAGAGCGTCCGCCAAACGCAGATAGATAAGTTTCGGCGTTATCGGGATAGCTGGTGTAAAATACTCGGTAGTATTTGACCCGGAGGTCTTGATGAATTTTCCGTCGGATGTAGAGGATGAAGAGCTTACAGAAGAAGCTGTAGACATCATCCCAGAGCTTGAGCCAACAGGAACCGAATTGGTCCCTGTGCCCACCCCTACCCCTCAAAGAAAACCAGCATGGTGGAGAAGAGCTGTTGCGTATTCGGTAAGAAGGCTGGCAGATAGTATCCAGTTTGGCCGTGGCGCAAGACAACGGACTCAGCCTGGCGAAGGTCGCAATTTGGCTCGGGAGGCAAGAGGCCGAATAACTGGAAGGGGCTAGGTTAAAAATGCTAGTCAGCTTGTCAGAATTAAAGACGTACATGGACATATCTCTTACGCAACGGCAACAAGACGCCGTTGAAATGATACTCCTTGGCCTAGAGAGCGAACTTGAAGCGTTCCTTGGTAGACCTGTATCCCAGGAAGAGGTAACGGAAGAACATGTTATTCCTTCATATTTTCAGGGCGTCCCTGCAACATCTTTTTTTTACGACCACAGTCTTGATTCAACTGAAACCGGGCTCAACTATATTCAGCCTTCACAAATAATTTATGCACGAAATTCACCAATAACAAATGTCAGGCAAGTAACAATTAAAAACTTGGCTTCTGTGCCGGTGAACCTTGCTGAGGCCATGCAGAGAAAAGCCACAATTACATCTGCTTCAGTCAATGGTCCCTCTGTTGTTTTTACTGCGGACAACGACTTCACAATTGGGCAGCGAGTTACTGTTTCAAATATAACCCCGTCAACTCTTCAAATTAGCGCAAGAGAAATAACTGCAGTAACTCCAACCACATTTACAGTTGGCGACGCCGCTGGAGCAAACGGTTCGTATGTTTCTGGTGGATTGGCTACAGCTACGGGAAATGATTACACCGTGCATAGATACGGAGTTGAACTCTATAGGGGCTTTCCTAACGACGTTGTGAGTATTACTTATACCGGTGGTCTTGATGGCTCAGCAATAAAAATGTTCAAGTTGATGATTCTTAGAGCTGCTTCTCGTGAAGTTCAAAACATGCACGATGATGTCGTTGGCCTAAAAGATTTGAATACAAGAAATGTTGCACCACTTGAAACAGGATTCTTAGAAAAAGAACTTATGGCAATGAAGTCATACAAGAGAAGACGAATTGCGTAATGGATGCTCCAAGAGAAATTTATCGTTCTTTAAAAGTTGATACTGATTTTGATAAAAAATCATTGTTAAAAGTAATTGGAGAAATAAAAGCTTTAGAAAAATCTATTGATTCTATTGGCTCAAGTTCTCCCGGTGGTTCACGGATTGAATTTGAACCTGATTTTTCTGAAGCATATGAATTGCTGGCAGAAATAGGTGCTCGAGGTTCGTTTACCGCTCCGGTTTTTCCAGTACTAAAGAAACAAGTACAGGCTATGAATGCTGCAAACTTTGCATCAAACGGACTGCCTTCTGGTGGATGGAAACCACTTGATGCAAAATATGCTGCATGGAAGTCAATTCGCTTTCCAGGCGCTCCGCCGATGGTTAGAACTGGAGCATTGATGGAGTCGCTGACTACCACTCCTTTGGTGCAAAACGAAACTACAACATCTTTTGAAATTGGAACAGCAATACCGTATGCAAGATTCCATCAAACAGGCACTTTCAAAATGCCAAAAAGACAAGTTGTTTACGAGCCAGTTGGTTTTGCTGAATTCGCAAGCGAGATAATTGCTGATTATGTTGCAGGCATAAGTAAGGTCCCAGGTGTCTAATGGCTTCAGAGGTAATGTATGGACCGCAGTTTGCGAAGCAATTTGTTAACGAGTATCTAATATCAGAGATGCCACTTAGGCTGACTCGCTATAGAAACGCATGGAACCTTAGCACTAGCGAGCTTCCTGACATAGAAGACATATTTGCTTTTGAACCATTAGCAATGGATAAATGGCCAACAATAATAACTGTTGCAATATCGACTAAGTCTTTGGTTCGCACAGGATTTAATCTCACTAATAATCCTGAATACAATGTCACCTATGCAATGCGTACATATGTGTGGGCGCGTAGTGATGGCGCTCAAGACACAACACTAATGAGAGACAGGCTGACAACTGTTGTTCGGTCTGCACTCATGGACCATCCATGTCTTCAAAGGTCAAATCCCGAGAGAGAAGCGCTTATCGAAGAGTCATCAATCAATGAGGAGTACTCTGAATTGACTTTGCTAAAAGGCGATAGGTATCTTGCTGGTGCATATATTGCCTATGACCTCAGAATCGAAGAAGCTATAGAAAGAGACAATTTGGGAACCGTTTCTGAAATTGGCCTTGAGTGGCAAAGTCCTTCAAGTTGGTATCTAAATGAATAATTTTGAAAAACTGGACGAAGAAACCCCAGTCCTTCCGCAAAGATTCGCTGGGATGATTCAGGTAAAGAACATCTCTGGTCGTACTGTTGCTGCTGATTCGCAAGGCAATTATATGACCCCAGACTCCTATGCCGCAGTAAACCCGTTTGATGTGACGGTGATGAAACAACTAGGCAAAGGTATTTTTCAAGTAATCGAATTTTTAATAGATGAAAGTAATTTATCTTCTAAGACGATTGTCAATAAAATACCTAAAAAGAAAAAGAATAAACCACAAAGCATTCCGGCTGGAGGGGCACTTCCACCCGGGAAATGCTGCCCAACACGCTAATATGTATTGGTGACTTTGAAATAAAGTTTATAAAAATAAGTTGCCAAAGAAAGTTCTACTATGGTGGTATCATCGCTGTGGTTAAAGAACGTAAAAATTCTAGGCAGGAACCGAAGGAGTGACAAATGGCGGGCATCGTACTCACCACGGCAGTAAGAACAGGTCCAGTAACTACTACAACTGCACCTACATCGACGTTGTTTATAGCTGGCGTCACCGAAAAGGGGCCGGAAGGTGATGCAAAGCTAATCACCAGTGTTGCTGACTACAACGCAATCTACGGTGGATACACATCTGCTGGATATGTGCACGAATCAGTCCAAATGTTTTTTGAAGAAGGTGGCTCACGCGCCTATGTTTCAAGAGTTATTCCTTCAGATGCAGTTAGTGCATCTTGCACAGTAGCTGATGCATCAGCTGGAACTGTTGTTACACTAATTGCATCTGGTGAGGGTACATGGCCGCACTCTGGTGCGCTCACAGTTGGTGTAATTCAGCCAACTGGTTCAACATTTAGACTTCGTATTTTCTCGGATGGCGACCTTGTCTACACGACTCCAATTTGTACAACCAAGTCAGAACTTGTTGACGAAATTAATAACAGCACAGTTGCTGGTCTTTATGTAACCGCAGTTGCTGGAGCAAGCAGCTTGATTCCACAGGTAACAGTTTCAAACTTGAACTTCACCGGTGGCAGCAATGGAACAACAGTAACCGATGCAGATGTTGAAACAGCTTTTGAAGCTTTTGTTCCAACACTTGGACCAGGAGCTATTGCCGCTCCTGGTTTCTACACACAGACTGTTTATGAAGCATTGATTGACCATGCAAAAGGCAACAACAGAATTGCTTTGCTTGGTTTTGACAAGGACGATACGGTCAACGATGTTTTGAGCGTAACTTCAAACTATGAGGACAGAGATGGCGCTGAAAGTGCCGCATGGTTTTATCCATGGGTAAAAATCCCAAGAGGAAACCTGACAATCTCAGTACCTTGCGAAGGTTATGTTGCCGCCAAGAGAGCAGCTGTACACAACAAGCTTGGTTCTTGGCACGCATATGCAGGCCTTAAGAGCGAAGCACGTTTTGTTACTGGTGTGCAGACAACAATCTCTTCTACGCAGGCTGATGCATTGGACCTCGTTTACATCAACCCAATTAGAATCATCAGCGGAACTGTAAGAATTTACGGAGCACGTTCAGCTTCAACCGACACAGTCAACTTCAGATACATCAACTCAAGAGAAGTGCTCAATGACATCATTGACAAAGCTCAGAGTGGTCTTGAAGCTCTTGTGTTCTCGGTAATTGATGGTAGAAGAAGCCTCTTCGGAGAAGTTGCTGCTGTGCTCATCAATGTGCTTGACCCAATTTCAAAAGCTGGTGGACTGTTTGAGTTGTATGACGCAAACGGAAAGCGCCTTGACCCTGGCTACACAATCCAGGTAAACGACGCAATCAACCCAATTTCACAGCTTGCCACAGGCGTGGTTAAAGCTAAGGTCGGCGCAAGAGTGTCAAGCATAGGTGACACTATTGAAGTCGAAATAACAAAATCAAATCTTACGTCTTCGCTAGGCTAAACGGAGGAAAATCACAATGGCTAAGCTTTCTCAGCGTCAAATATTGGCAAAAATCGCACCGGTTAACACGCAGGTGCACCCAGACCTTTCTGGATATTTTGCCCAAGTGTCGGGTGGGGAGATAACTGCCGCCGTAGAAAAAATCTACGTTGGTGGAGAGAAGTTCCCTGAACTGCTCTGTGCTCCTTCCGAAGTCGGCGACATCACACTTACTCGTCACTACTCCGAAGAAGATAGAGGCAAATTGAACTCGCTTCGTCAGTATGTCGGCGCAGCGTTTTATAATGTGACTATTTATTATCTAAACTGTGACATTTCTTCAGGCAAGCCTGACAGAGCTTACGCCAACTGCTTGTTGGTAGGTCTGACAGAACCAGATGGAGACTCTTCATCCGGTGCTCCAGCAACATTTGCACTCACGTTCTCGGTGAACAAGGGTCCTGCAGATGTGGCTGATGGAACATTCCAGTTCTAAATAAAAAATCATCTGCCATCACACATTAAGCGTGTGCTAGGTTTTGGGCATGACAGAAAAATCAGCTCCTAAAGAAATTCAAGAAGAAACAATCCTCAATCAGTTGAAGTCCGTTATTGCCAAGAAAGTAGAACGGGCAGAAGTTTTTATTGAGGTCCCAGAACGCATCGGCGTAAAATTGCTGGTTAGCCCAAATGTTACTCAACAACAAATGAGAGCATGGCAGAAGCAGTGTGGCGGAGATTCTCCTAAGGGGATGGACGCAACAAAGTTTGCATGCACAGTTGTTGGACAAACAACAAAGGGTGTTTTTCTAAACGGCGAAGAAGTTCTTGATGATGGTTGGCCATGCACATTTGGTTCACCAATCATCTTGGAAATGACAGGTACGACAAAAGCAGTTCCAGACGCAGTTCAAAAGTTTTTTGGTCTGGATGCACATGTTGAAGCAGCAGCTCTTGCAATCATTGAAGCCTGTGGTTTTGGTGACACAATCTCGGCGGAGGCTACCGAAAACCCTACGAAACGGTCATAGAGGAACTTTCCGAAGACCCTCGAGTGGCCGCAGCAGCCAGACTTGGCGAACTGTGGGGAACAGACCCAATCGTAATACTTAACTCGGAGCCAGATGAATGGCTGATTAGGTATGCATGCGCAAAGGTAATTGAAGCAGACCGTAAACGTGCAGAGAGCGAATCACGCTAAACTAGTTGTGTCCTCCTATTGCTATTCTGAGGTAATCCGTGGCTGACGCACGCGCAACGATAAAAATAAATGTAATCACAGACAAGAAAGATTTTGCGTCTGCGATTGCACAAATGAACGGGCTAAATAGCGCACTCGGAAACGGCTCAACAAACTCAAATAAATTCACCCAGTCTCTAAATAAGACAACTACTTCTTTTAAAAGCTACTCTGGTGGCGCAATGGGTGCGGTAAAAGCAACCCGTGGTTTCAATAACCAAACATTGACTTCACAAAAACTTATTGGTGCATTGAATAAATCCATGAGAGCAATATTCTGGATTGTTATTGCATTGGGTATCGAGTTTGCAATAACAGCAGCCACGCTTGCATCAGTTAATGCAGCATTTACAGTTGGGAGAATGGCCGTCAAGGCCTACCATGTCTCACTAGGACTGCTCGCCGGCGCTCTAGCTTCAGTTACAGCAGCCATAGGCGTTGGTCTTGCTGCTTTTCAGGAATACACAGCAGCGATGACTGCGTTTAGCTACAAGGGCGTAAACGAACTTGGTGACGGCATGGAACAGTCATCGAGCGCAATGAGAAATTTTGCAAAAGATACATCACTTGCAACCATGGGTGTTGTTGCACTAACTCAAGCTTATTCAACTATGGCAAAACAGGCACCTGTTAGTGCCGCTCAAAGAAAAGCACTTGCCGGAGCACTTGACTTTACAACTACTGCAGAAGACCCAAAGAAAGCATTCCAGAGTCTTTCTCAGTTTATTGGATTAGTAACAAAAGCAAAAAAAGTTGACTCAAAAGCAACAAGAGCAGCTCAATCGGTTAGCCCTGAGTTTGCAAAAGCAGTAGCTGGACAAAAAGATAAATCAGCTGGAGCAATACTTGCGTCTTTGTCAAGTGGACAGTTGGCCACTTCTGCTGGCGTAAGTGGAAACTACAAGATGCAACAAACACTTGTTGGTCAATTCCAGTCTTTTTTAACAGACCTAGTTGTTCAGCTAACAGACTTTGGTAGAAAACTTTTAGAGCCAGCAAAAGATGTCCTTGATTCTTTTTACAAAAACTTTAGAAATGCATTCAGAAGAACAGAAGGAATAATAAGCGGTTTTGCAACAGGCACAATGATGCCTGGATTGATAACAATCGGAAACACAATTGAAGAATTTTCAGTAAAACTCCTAAGAGATTATTTACCAAAAATTAGCGGTGGTGCTGATTGGCTAAGAAAAACATTTAGCGACCTAAAAGCATCATTTGCTCAATTTGTTAATTCCTTAGACAAATTTAGAGCAGGTTCAAAAATAATTACAGACACCTTTGGAGAACCGTTACTTGCGCTATTTAAAGGATTTGGTAGAAATGCTGAACAACTTGGTTATCTTGCTGAAGACAACGAAGAAGCATTTTTGAAGTGGGGTAAAGCTCTTGAAGGATTAGTATTCTCAATCTTTGATTTTTTTGCTGCAATGAAAGTTGCTTTCACAGAGGCACTTCCAGTGCTAACACAAATCGTAAATGGACTAGCGTCGTTGATTCGTGGTTTGTCTGCAGTTATAAGCCTTACTGGAACTCTTGGTGGCGGTGGAGGAAACAGCGGCACGGTAAATGCAGGAATGGGACCAGTCCTATCAGCGGCGCTTACGATGGGTCTCATGTATGGAGGATTTAAAGGTAGACGTCGTTTTGGAAGAGGTGGTGGGATAGGAACAAAAACTGGACCCTCAACTGCAAGCAAATATGGTTATCAGCAAGCCGCAATGAATCAGCCATTGTCCCAGGCTCTATTTGGGCAGTTGGGTTTTGGTGGAGTTATTGGCAGAACCGGTTCTGCTATCTCAGGGGGAAGGAGTTTTGGTTCAAAAATTTCCGGAGGGTTTACTGCCATGCTGGGTGGGAATTCACGTTCTGTTGCAAATCAAGGAGCTATAGCAGCTAACACAATGTACAGACAGCAAACCGGAAGAAATGCTACAAGCGGTCTTACTATCCCGAAGATTGGGGATTTTGACCCATACACAGGTAAAACCATAACTAGCGCAAAAGATTTGGCAGATGCAAGAAGGGCACGGCGTTCATTAAACCGGCTGACATATAGAGACCTTTTAAAGACCGCAAGAACTGGCGACGCAAGAAATTTGAGCACAAGTGCCGCTGGTAGCGGTTTTGCAAAAACAACAGTAGGACGAACAAATCCTCTTACTGGCGCAACAATGAATGCCAGACAAGCTGCAATGTTTGGAATTAGAAGCAAGGTTGGTGGAGCAATGACTGGCCGAGTTGAGGCTATGCAGGCCGGTCTAAGAGGTTCGTTTACGCCTGGCCTTGGAATGGCTGGTTCACTGATTACGGCTTCTGGTGTTACCTCAAGGATAGGAAATGAAACAGCTCGTTCTGCTGTTGACATGGGCCTTGCCGGTTCATACTTTGGCAAGCGAGGCGCAATAGTTGGTGCCGGACTTGGTGTTATGTCTAAAACAACAAACTATTTAGCTGGTTCCATAGCTGGTGGTGCTACAGGCGCACAAATAGCTGGAGTTATAACAGCGGGCCTACCTCCACAAGCTCAAGCAATTGGTAAGGCTTTAGGTTTTGCTATTGGTACAGCAGTTGGAATATTTACCGTGCGGGCCAGAAGAACAAAAATAGCAAAAGGTGTAGCTGACGCAATGGTCCAGCAAACTGGAGCGCGCTCTATTGAAGCTCTGTTAAAAAGTCCAATATTGAGCACTGTTAGCGCCACTGCGCAAATTACCAAAGACACCAAAATATATGATAAAGCAATAGCTATGTCTAGAGGAGGCACTAGTGATTCTGCGGTAAGAGACTACCTGCTTTCGACCGGAACAATAACCCAACAGCAAGCACAAGCAATTGACATGAATGACGGTGGTTTTATTGACCAACTTGAGTCAAATAATCTTGCTTTAAAAATGCAGGGCGAGTCTTACAAAAAATTTGAAAATAATATCAACGCATTAACCTTATCAACTGGCAAATCAAGAGCTGAAATATTCAAACTAGCCAAGGAAACAGGCGTTAATCTTTTTGATGCTACGAAGAGTTTAACTCAGAATTTTTCTGACCTTGGACTATCAATGAGAAAAACTGCAGAAGATATAAAAAATGCCATGCAGGATATAAGAACTTCAGCTTTAAACGAGCTAGACAAAGTTCGAGCCAGACGTGAGTCTTTTGAAGCGCTGCAATCAAGCCAAAGAGATTTAGCAGAGCTTGGAGCTGGGGCAACACAAGATGATTTTGCAAACTACCAAAGAACAATGTCTGATTTTGTTGCTGCTGCATTTCCAGACGACCCAGCAAAACAAATGGCGGTGTTTAGGGGTTTTGCAAGTGGCTCCATGTTTACTGACCCGAGCTCTCCATTTTTTGGTAATAAAGGTTTAGAAACAGCATTCAACAGAACTCAAGACATTGGTGGTGGTTTGATGATTAGCGGCAGAAGCGCTGCTCAAGCTGCCGCAAATACGGCATACCAGGGATACGCTTCGAAAATTGCTACTCCGGGTATAAGCGGAATGTTAAATCTTAGTGGAGCTCAGTTTGCCAGAGGAGATGTTGCTGGCAATGTTATAAATGAAAGAATTGCAGCTGCAATATCTGGTGGAACATTTAACCAAACAGGTTTTGAAGAATTCTTAAAAACTGGGGATATGACAAATATTACCAACTCCGCAGAAATAATGAAATTGTTAGAAGGTTTTGGTGTTCAGTTTCAGGCAGGAGACGCAACTGCTCTTCAAACTCAAAACAACCTAGAAGCAGCAATACTTGCTGGAAGCCTCGATAAAGTAGCAACAGAGCTACATCAACAGTTTCTTGATGCTATAGAAACAGGTTTTGACTCAACTCCAGAGTGGTGGGAAACACAACCAAAGTGGTGGACTGAAATGCTTGCTGCTGGATTTGTTGGTGGTGACACAACTAGTTCAAGACGTGGCATGATTGGGGATACATCTACATCTAGAACCCTTGGAAGGACTCTTTCAGCGCATTCACGTTTTGATTCAGCTTTAACTGGTTCAAGAAAAATAACAAGTGCTTTTAGAACATTCGGTCTTGGTTCACCAAGCTCGGACCATGCTGCCGGAAGAGCGTATGACCTAACTGGACAGAATCTTGGACAATATGCGAAGATGATTTCTGACTCTGGAGGATTTGCAGAGTTTCACGGTTCTGCCAGTTCTAGACACCTCCATGTTGTTCCACCACTTGGCGATACTAGCGTTACAAGGGTTTCTTCAGGTAAGGGTTCCTCTTCAAGTGGTGGGGGAGTGGCATTAGCTCCTGTGACAGTAAATGTTTATGGAGCTGAAAATCAGTCTCCACAAGACATCGCTAGACAGGTAATTCAGGAAATTGAAAGAGCACAAAGAAATTGGAGAGAAAGGTACTAGTTATGGCCATCTCTAGAATAAGGCGCTCAACTACCACATCAATAAAAGTTGGAGAGAGAACACCAGTTACAACTGTTTCCACTGGGACCCTAATACGCTCGATGCAACAAATAAATTTGGGCACCGACACACCACTTCAATACGAGTTTCATTTTGGAATATCAACATTTACTCACGATTCAAGTGGCGTTCTTTATACAGAAATTCCAAGGCCATTAAATCTTCCATTAGTTGATGCAACTTCGCAAAAACTTGAAAGATGCAGTTTTGAGTTTTTAATAGCAGTTCCATACGATTCACTTGGCAGTTCAATTGATTCGCATATAACACTTTTGCAAGATTTTGCAAATGAAGCACGTCCGGTTCAGTTTTATAATGTGCATTCTGCTTTGGCCACAAAAACATGGAATATAGATTCGATTACATTTCAAGTAACTAGGGTAAACGAGTCTGGAAAAGCAACCGCAGTTACTTGCAATATGTCATTGGTTGAGTCAATTGCAAGGACCGAAAGATTTATACAACTGCCTAAATTTACATACACAATACCCAAGGGTGTTGGTTTAAGTGGCACTACAGGAACTGGACCAACTGGAGACAAAACACCACCAGACGGAACAACTAATAGCATAATTAGAATACAAGGAACAAGCGCTGGTATTACAGTTGCAACCACAGCAACCAACCATGGTTTAAAAAGCGGCACATATGTGAAGATAACAATGATGCAATCGCTTTCGCCATCAATACTTGCGCTAAATGCTGGTGGAGCACCGGTGCAGATAACCGTAAGTTCAGTGACTCCAACAAAATTTACCTATCGCAGTCCTGGTGGTGGATTTTTAGATGATACAGAAATTGCTGCTGGAGATGCAACATACACTGTTACTTCAGCAGTAGCTTCGTCTAGTGCATGGGTTTTTAGTGCACCTGCAAGCTCATATCAAAATACTGGGAATACCGCTGCATCAACAACAAAAACTACAAATACAGCAAGTACGACAAAAAAAACAGACGTAGTTGTTACTCTTGACGCAGAAATACTAGCTTACGACGGCGTTGGACCATTAACCAAAGACCAAGTTGCCAAATACCTGTATGGTCTAAAATCTAGCAATCAAGATTTGTACAATAGGGAGATAGGCAAAACTGATTCAGCTGCTTATCAAAAAGCAGTATCATACTTAACAAAATTGTGGACAGAATACGGTCAAGACATAAGAAAAGTAACACTTCAAGAAATAGTTCAGAATATCTGATAGCAAATGGCACAATCAATTTATGAAGGATATCCTTCCGAACCAGAACCAATCATCGCTGGAAATATAAATGTACTTGCTAGGCCCCAGATTAGAACACGAAAAAAAACTGATGGCTCAATCGTAATTGACCCAGCTGGTCCAGATGTTTCAACTCTAATTACAGCTACTTTAACAAAAAGAATAAACGGCGAACTTCGTGATATAAATTTACCATTATTGAGTTCAGACGGCAGGACTGTTTACACAGAAGCTCAAGCTTGGGCTCAGTATCAAAAAGATGGCCTTCATTTGGGCATATTTGAAAAAGTAAAAAAACAGTATAAATCATCAAACGGAGTATTTGAATCAAAACTCATCGCTGTCATAGCTGCCGAAAAGCTTTCAGAATTAGAACAGGCAAGAGTAAATGCCTTAATCAAATTAAATTCATCTGCATATAATGGAAATGATTATGCAATATCAGATAGAACAGATATACAAGAAATACTATCAATATTCAACATAACTGGACTTAGGCAAAGTGAATCAGAAACTCTTGCTAGAAGAATGACATCACTGACAGTAAGTTATTCATCCAATGCATCAACCGAGGTTTCAGTTCAATATTTAGACACAAACTACAGTATTTTAGAAAATAGATATTTTGACTTAAGAAGAGATGTCCTCTATCGAGGCAGGTCATACGAGGTTGGCGAGGTTTCAACTTCTCCTGGCTCTGGCGGGTCACCTGTTGTAAGCATTAGGTGTTGGCCAAAAAATGTTCAGCTGATGAAAAGAGATAAAAAACCTGAACTTATTGCTGGAACAAATGGTTTTGAATACGCTCAATCTGTTGCAAGACGTTACAGCATGCCTTTTATTGGCCAAAAAACGGGAAAACAACAAGCACTTTTTAAGGCAAGGACATCAAGCGGTGCAGACAGTTCGGTGTGGAATGTTCTGGGCGAGGCAGCTGGACAAAACCAGTATCAATTATTTGAAGTAGATGGGCAGCTAATTTACGGTTCTCTCCAATGGATGCTTTGGAAGTTTGGATTATCTTCAAAACTATCGCCAAAGGGAACAACACAAAAATATATTGATTTGGTCTACAACCCGAATCTACCAAATAACGGTGCCGTTGATACTGAAGTGGAAACAACAATATATTCATATTCGCCAACCGGCGGCGGCCCGTCATCAATGGTTTATGACGATACTGGAATAGTGGCAGAAAAGTTAATTACAAAAGTAGAGTCAAAAGCTTTTGAGCTGACAACATGGCCAGAAATAAGAAGGTCAGAAAATGATGGCCTAGAGGGGGATGGTACGGCTACGTTAAAATCTCCAAATGGAAGATTGATACGACCAGGGCACACTGTTTTCTTTTCGGGAATGCCAGAGTTTTTTAGAGGTGGATATATAGTAAGCGGTGTTTCATTTTCTGAATTTGATTCTCAACCAGTGCAGATAAATTTTAACACTCCACAAAAACCAAAAGACCAGAAAAAACCAACAGAGTAGGAAAAATGTTAGTACCTTCAACTCCAAGATACTCAGTATCAAACTCTTCTAAAGCAAGCAGTTCTCCATTAATTCCAAATAGCGTTTTTGTTGGTCGGGTTGTTAGAATAAGTGGAGGAGTTTTTGTAAACGTTCCAAAGCTTGCACAGAACCAGATATTCGGTCCATGTAAAGTTTTTTCAAAATACCCGTCAATTGGCGACAGTGTTTTGGTGGGTTTTCTTGATGGGGCCAAAACAGAACTTGCAGTTTTTGGTGCTCAGTCAACAAATAAAAGGATTTCCGGCATTGACGACCCAGTATTAGCATCAGATGCTGCAACAAAAAAATATGTTGATGACGAAATACTTGAGCTAAAAGCCTGGGTTCAAGCAAACTTTGATTAAGAATGAGAGAATGTATATATGCCTTTGCTAAAATTTCCACTTACATTTGACCAGTCCGGTACAGCTGAGTTAATTGAAGACGGCGACACCGCACAATACGACCAGGTTATAGCGCTTACAATGCGTACTATCCCAGGTGAACACCCGCTTGAGCCTGCATATGGGACAATTGACCCAACATTTGAAGCCGGTGAACCGCAGGGTTTTAGACAGTCAATTAATTCTTTTTGGCCCGAAATAATAGTTACGTCAATTGATAGAGGAAGACCAGATTCAAATGGTACAGATAGAATAAATGTCTCTTATGAATTGTAGGGAAAATGCCGTCGCCTGACTTTAGTACATACATTGATTTTTCTGGTTTTGACGAACAACCAGCTGCTGTTTATCAAGATGCTGTTGCGTATGCTCAAACAGCTTTGCCAGAATTCAACCCACGGCCCGGCACGATAGAAGATGCAATTTTGCAGGCCGGAGCGTATGTTGGGGCATTGTCAATAGGCGCAATCAACAGACTCCCAAACGGTTTGGTTGAAGGCATTTTAAAAATTATGGGTGTTACCAGAATAGAGTCAACTGCTGGAACGGTTGATGTAGAAATTGAATTTTTTGATGCAGGGCAAACTGTAGATGCTGGAACACTTTTTGTTTACGATTATTTTGATGGCTCACAAGTAATACAATTGCCTTTTGTTTTGACTGATGCGGTAACGGCTGCTGAGGCTGAAACAACAGTAACAACAACATTGACATCATTGATAAATGGTGTAATACCATCAATTGCTATAGGCACACAGTTCTTGCCCGCATCTCCTAGCTCTGTAATATTTTCTTGCACTACGACATCTGTAGTTTCTCAAGGCGATTCAAGCGAAACAGAAACTCAGTTCCTAAATAGGGCAGCAACATATCTTCAGTCTTTGAGTTCAACACTCAATACAGCAACACAGATTGAAAACTATGTACTTTTAAATTATTCAAATGTAAAAAGATGCAAAGTTTACGACCTTGTTCGCCCAACCGCTTTTACCGCAACATCTGGAAATGGTTACCACTTAGGCACTTCAGCAAGCGCATATGTAAACCCAGCTTTTGCTTCATCTGCTTCTGCTCATCCTGGTACTACATATAGGTTTATAACACCAGAGTTCTATGGAGATACAACATACTCCGACACATTCCCAAGCGGTGTTTACACGACTGTTTCTGACGGCTTAAGTCTAAATGCGGCACAGTCGCTATTAACATACACTGACAATGTTTCATCAACGGCTTCAGTTGGAGAATATGTTGATGTTGTGATGATGGACACGCTCTTGTCAAGCTATACGGAAAACAACGAAGAGCCTGGATATTTTGCAATTTTTGTAATTGGAGAAGATGGGCTTCCAGTCGGTAGAGAAACAAAAAATATAATCAAATCAGATATTAAATCACGGGTTTCAGCTGGATTGATTTTTGATGTGATTGACGCATCCGTTTATTATTTAAATGTTAATGCGACTATTGCAGTAAGGGCTGGTTTTAACTCAACGACAGTTTCTACGGATGTCAAAACAGAGATTGAATCTTTTATTTCTCCCAATCAATGGCCTCAATTTGATTCATCCTTAAGAATATTTGACTTAGTTGGTCGAATACTTTCTGTTGAGGGTGTTCAGTATGTTTCGGCAATTAGTACATCAATTCCAGACTATCCAGATGTGCCGTATGGAAATAATTTATTGGTTCAAGAAATAACAACCGGGGCAACAGTTACATCCTATGAATCCTTATACGTCGGAACCCTGCCTCAAGCAGTTGTGGAAATTATTGTTTTGTAATGGCTTCAGTTTTTAATCGCCTAACTGGTTCTGCTTCAACCCTTTCCTCACTTGGTGGTTCTGAAGAGTGGTATGTTTCCGGTGCGTCATACACAAACTTGTTGAATTCAGATATACGAGTTGGAAGTGAATTTAAACAAGTTGAACTAACCCCAACCGCAAGCGCATGCTATTTACGAATTGACTCGGTAAACATGGATGCTTCCGACTATCAGTACGCTGCCCAAATGACTTTTGGCGTCAACATGCCAGCTGGTGGAGAAATCAATGTAAAAATATTTGATGATGGAAGTCAAATAGAATCTTATGGTTTAACGAATTTTACAATCCCGCCAACAACAAGCTCCCTTTATTCAAGTTCTCTCCAAAATCCAGCTTGGCGGGTATACAGAACAAACGAAATGTATGTTCCAAGCTACAACGGAGCACATCCAGTAGTTTCAATTGAGATTGAATTCATTCCAGATAATCAATCAGACAAGATATATTTTACAAGTCCGATTCTTTGCAGCTCTACTGATGCTGCAAGATTTGGAGAAGCATTGCTTCAGATGGTCAGGCATATTCCTGTTGAATACCTTGACACAGGAGACATTCAGCAAAATCCCGATTATGCTCTGCAACGTTTTGTTGATGTTGCTTTTGAGGGTCTTGATAGAGCCCTTAAGCAGTCTTTTTCTTTTCAACACTACGACATCTCTGAGGGCTACGACGAAAACGACATCCGGACAAAAAGTTATCTTGTCAATCCAGATGTAGCAGATACAGACGAATTAAAGTGGCTTGCTCAATTCGCCGGCACTGAACCAATTTCAAAACTTGAATCAAGCGCTGACCCATCTGACCCATTTATTCTTGGAGAGACTGAGGGAGATGGATTTAGTACTCTTAACGGTGGAGACGCTTTGAGATTCACCACATCAGCTCTTCTTGAGCCACCCTCAAATACCGCTGAACTACAAAAAGAGTTTTTGCAATGGCAAGCAACAAATGGGTATTACGGAATTAACGCAGGTTCGATTACAGCTGTTGAAGAAGCGGTAAAAAGATTGATGATTGGAGAGCAACAGGTATCAATAACCCTCCAGCATGACGGCCCTTTTACCGTTTTGATAGAGACCCCATGGGAGCAAACATACGGAGCTTCCGAGGAAAAAGTTGGAGAATCGCTGAGCGTTGTTGAGGAAGCAATTTCTTATGCAAAGCCAATCGGGGTAAAAGTAACACATGTATTAACATAGGGGGCACATGGAAGAAGATGACAAGAAAAACATGAAGTACGACTTTGATTCTTTTGTTCGTGACTCTCTTCCCAACAAGCTCGTATCCAATTTTATAATTGTTGCCGAAATAGTAAATGAAGCCGGAACGGAACTTTCAATATCTTGCTCGACTTCAATGACCCCATGGCTTGCTTCTGGCATGCTCAGGTCAGCCGAGGACATGATATTAAGCGGTGAAAACAGCTTTATGGATGAAGGCTTTAGTGAAGAAGAAGAGTAGGTCTAGTCGCCTAAAAAGTGCGATTGTTAATCTAAACTCTTAATAGTAAATAATTGGAGTACAAAATGTCAATGGTTGCAGGAAGATACAATATAACTTGTCAGCAGGGTTCTACTTTTGACATGCAGCTGACCCTTCAGTACACAAATCCCGACTATCCAGCTGAGTGCGCTGATGTCAATGTTTGCCCAGAGTTTCTTGTTTGGGACCTAACCGGATATACAGCAAGAATGCAGGTAAGAAAGTACATTGATTCTGCAACTGCAATAGCCACACTGAATACGGAAAACCTCTCTAGTTTTAGAATTACTCTTGGTAATCCAGACCCAGAAGATGGGACTATTTCTCTTTTTATGCGCGCCGAAGACACCAGAGCGATAACCACATCTGGGGTTTATGACATTGAAATAATTGCGCCAAATAACGAAGTTGACAGAATACTCCAAGGCGAATTTATTCTTTCACCAGAGGTAACGCGATGACCGAAAATGTAGTCCAAGTAATAACTACGGAGACCCCCAACAGGGTTCTTATCACCACAACTCGTGCACCAGCTGTACAACAGTTCACCTACCAAGTCCAGGTTTTTACCGTTCCAGGAACCCTAAGCGTAGGAACCGGAAGGGCAAAGTTCTATATTCCAGGCCCAATAACACTCGGAAATGTCAGAGCTTCTGTGGGCACAGCCCCAACAGGTGCAGACATAACTATAGATGTAAACAAAAACGGAACTACCGTTTTTACAACGCAAACAAACAGGCCAAAAATTTTTGCTGGCCAAACTCTCGTGTCAACATCTACGCCAAATATTACAGAATTCACTACCGGTGATTTTATAACAGTTGACATTGACTCAATAGGTTCTCTTAACCCTGGGAGCGACCTAACAGTTCAAATAGAATTTACTCCTTAGGTGTATTCTAGTATCAAGCGGTATTAACCGGTCCCTAGCACAAAGGTGTCATCATGACAATTTCAAATTACTTAGAAGACAAACTACTCGACACCTTGCGTGGTTCGGGTTTAGCTTACTCGTCTGATTCTACTTGGCTCAAGCTTCATATCGGAGACCCGGGCGAAGATGGTACTGGCAACCCAGCAACAGAGGCAACTCGTAAGGCTGTTTATTTTTCTGCTGCTTCAACAGGTTCAATGAGTTCTTCAGCAATAGTTGAATGGACTCTTGTTGCTGCAACAGAAACCTACTCACATTGGTCAATGTGGGATGACGAAACAGCAGGAGACTGCCTCTGGTACGGTTCTCTTTCTGCAAGCGCTTCTGTTACCGCAGGCGACACTTTCGAGATTACTTCTCTTACACTGACACTCGACTAATCCACAAGGGGAGTGACCCCTCATGGATGAACAAGAGATAATTAGTTTCTCGGAGCCGTTCCGAGGGACGTCGTCGTTCTATGTAGGATTTAAAACAGTATCGGAGGCTGCCTCCGCTGCAGCAAGTGGTTCTTCGTCTGTATCACAACTTCATACGGCGATAAGAACAGCTTCAGCATCTGCTACATCTGGCCACGCCATTGTCTCTGTTCATATTTCACCACGAGGGGCCACTGGCTCTGGTTCTGCAACAGCTGGCGACGAAGCAATTGGCTTACATACTGCGCCAAGACAAGCTTCGGCTTCTGCTAATGGAAGCAGCACCTCTACTGGTCTACATACAGCACCACGAAGCGCAACAGGAAGTGGAACAGGCTCTTCAAGCAATATAAGTGAAGTAATAACATTCCTTAGAGCTGCAAGCGCATCAGGTGGTGCAACCGCAAGCGACGAAGCAATTGGCCTTCACACGGCCCCAAGAGGGGCAACTGGTTCTGGTCAGTCTAGTGAATCATCAACAAGAGTTAGAACAGCTGTTGTTTCGGCTACCGGTTCTGCAACAAGTGGTTCAACTGCAATTGGTCTGCACACTGCTCCAAGAACAGCAACTGCAGATGGACAGTCAAGTGAATCTGCAACAAGACTCATCATTTCACCAAGAAGCGTTACTGGTTCAGGAAATGGCGATTCATTTGTTTCCGCCCTTCATACACACCTCAGAACTGCTTCGGCTAGCGGTTTAGGTACATCCAATAACTCAATCCTTTACTCAAACCTCAGAACTGCTCAAGGTTCAGGTTCCGCAACTGCAGGTGACACTGCATTAATTCTTCATTCGAGTCTCAGAACTGCCAGTGCTTCTGGAAGCGGTTCTGAAAGTTCATCATCATTCAAGACTTCAGTCAGAACAGGTTCTGCAGCAGGACAATCTTCTGAGTCTTCAAATGGTCTGCATACAGCACCACGAACAGCAAGCGGAAATGGTGATGGAGATTCATCGGTTTCTCAACTGTTCACACATCTCAGAACTGCATCTGCTTCTGGAGTCGGTTCGTCGAACAACTCAGTTCTTTATTCAAATATCAGAACTGCTCAAGGTTCTGGTTCTGCAACCGCCGGAGATGAAGCAACAATTCTTCACTCTTCACTTAGAACAGCATCTGCTAGTGGGGCAGGTTCAGAAACATCTGAAGAAAAGAGCACATTCTTTAGAACGGCTTCAGCTTCTAGTGATGGTTCTTCAACATCAGAAGAATTGCGAACCATCTTTAGAACTGGTTCGGCGGCAGGACAGTCTGGCTCGCTTGTATCTTTCAGATACGGAAAAATCAGAACTGCTTCTGCATCTGGTGGGGCGACCGCTAACGATGAAGCACTCATCCTTCATACCTCAATCCGAACAGCGAGCGGAGATGGTGATGGCTCTTCAACCTCGTCTTCGTTTAAGACTCCTCTAAGAACAGCAAGCGCTTCAGGCCAAGGCTCTGATACGGCGCTTGGTCTGCACGTGGCGCCAAGAACTGCTGATGGCTCAGGTTCTGGAGATTCATCAGCTTCTATCGTCACTACGTTCATCAGAACTGCAACTGGTTCTGGACTTGGTTCATCCAATAACTCGATTCTGTATTCGAATATCAGGACAGCTCAGGGTTCTGGTTCTGCGACTGCTGGAGACGAAGCACTCACACTCCATTCCAACCTCAGAACAGCGAGCGCATCTGGCGTTGGCTCATCAAGCGAGTCTTCATTTAAGACTCCTCTTAGAGCAGCGAGTGCTTCTGGTCAGGGTTCTGAAAGTTCAGACGGACTTCATATTGCACCAAGAACTGCAGATGGTTCTGGCTCTGGAGATTCGTCGACTTCAATTGTTACTACTTTCATCCGTACGGCATCAGCTGCTGGAATTGGTGGTTCAAACAATACCGTTCTCTACTCGAATATCAGGACTGCAAATGGTTCTGGTTCAGCAACGGCTGGAGACGAAGCAATTGGATTGCATACTGCTCCACGTTCAGCTGATGGTTCAGGAAGTGGTTCAGAAAATTCCTCATCATTCAAGACCCCTACAAGAACAGCAAGTGCTAGTGGAAATGGTTCAAGTTCGTCTGACGGATTGCATATTGCTCCGCGAACAGCAAGTGGTTCTGGAGAGGGTGATTCAACTTCGCAGATTGTTACCACGTTCATCAGAACTGCTTTGGGTTCTGGAGTTGGAACTTCTAATAACTCAATCCTTTATTCAAACCTTAGAACAGCACAAGGCTCGGGTTCGGCAACGGCTGGCGATGAAGCAATTGGCCTGCACATCGCACCTCGAACGGCAACCGGTGAAGGAACTGGCAGTTCAAGCGCCTCAATCCTTTATAGCAATCTTCGTGCCGCAAGTGCATCCGGTGGCGCAACAGCTGGAGACGAAGCAGTTGGCCTGCATACAGCTCCAAGAAGCGCAACTGGTTCTGGAGCTGGCACAGAGAGTACTGATGAGTTCAAGATTCTTTACAGAACATCTGTATCTGCTGGAATATCAAGTCAAACAGCAACTGGTCTGCACGTTGCACCAAGAGCTGCTACTGGTTCTGGTTCTGCCACAGCTGGAGACACCGCACTTGGACTTCATATTGCACCAAGAACGGCAACCGGAAATGGAACAAGCGGTTCAAGCAATACAACTCTCCAAAGCAATCTTCGTTCAGCAACTGCTTCTGGCGGTGCAACTGCAGGTGATGCAGCAACTGGTCTTCATATTGCACCAAGAACTGCAGATGGAAATGGAGCTGGAGATTCGGCGACATCAATCTTCACAACATTTATCAGAACCGCATCTGGTTCTGGTTTTGGGAATTCAAACAACACCATCTTGTACTCAAACCTCAGGACAGCTTTGGGTACTGGTTCTGCGACTGCCGGCGATGAAGCAGTTGGATTGCATTCACATCTTCGAAATGCAACCGGCGAAGGAACCAGCGGTCAAAGTGCCTCAAGTCTTCAAAGCAATCTCCGTCAGGCAACAGCATCTGGTGGTGCCACGGCTGGCGATGAAGCAATTGGTCTACACATTGCGCCGAGAGACGCAAGTGGAGATGGAACTGGTTCTTCATCAATAGGTCAATTGCTGTCAGTTCTAAGAACAGCTTCGGCAAACGGTCAAAGCTCGCAGTCAACAACAGAAAGTAGAAGCGTTCCTCTTTCGGCAACTGGAACTGGTGGAGCAACTGCTGGTGACGAGGCGATTGGACTACACATCGCACCTAGAACCGCAACTGGAACTGGTGTATCCGGAGGATTTGCAACTTATGACCAAGACCCAGTATCTGGTATTACAGCTGGATACTGGGGTATTCAAGCCCTTGTTAGTTGAGATGAAGTAAACTAGGAGTAATCATGGCAGCATATACACGCAAACAATATTCGGGCGCTGCTCGTAATACGACTACAACAACACTCTTGACGAATGTTGGAACAACAGTTGACATTACAGCGACCACTGGATGGCCATCTATTGCTGGCATCCCTTTTTATGTTGTAATCAGCCCATCTTCAATCTACGAAGAAAAGTGTCTTGCAACCATATCTGGCTCAACCCTCACTCTTGATAGAGCAAAAGATGACACTACTGCGTCAGAGCACCCAATCGGCTCAGTTATTTACCCAGTATTTACCGCAAACGACGCAGATGAAGCAAACGAACTTGTCTCAAAACTTACTACTACAGGCGACCTTCTCACCACGGACGGAACCAATCTGCTCCGTTTGGGAGTTGGCGAAGATGGCTACTTTCTAAAAGCAAGTAGTTCTGCATCAGCTGGTATCGAGTGGGCCTCAATCCCGACAATCAACAACCTCAATGACATTGGCGATGTAACAATCAATGATGTTGAAGAATCAGATTTTCTTGTTTACAAAGCCTCGGCTTCTGCATGGATTAACGAAACAATCCACTTCATCACCGTCTCCGACACAGAGCCAACTGATGAAATAAGACAAGGCGACCTGTGGTACAACTCAAGTGAACTTGAGCTTTATACCTATTACTCAAACAATTGGGTGCAAGTAACCCTCACCCCAGAATTTCTGAAAGTTGAAGAACTTGACAACGTTTACATTGACAACGCAAATGCTGGCGATGTTCTAACTTTTGACGGCCTTGACTGGTACAACGACAATGTAGTCAGTCTTTTGGGGCCAGATATATCTGCGGAAACCGTAACGGCTTCAGTATTCACTGGAAACTTAACTGGAAACTCCGACACGGCAACTGCGTTAGAAACACCACGGACAATATCCCTATCTGGTGATGTTTCTGGCTCGGTTTCTTTTGACGGCTCACAAGATGTTTCCATATCTGCAACAGTTCAAATAAACTCCATAACCCTTGGAACCGACACAACTGGCAACTATGTAAATGATGTCGTAGCTGGAACCGGAATCTCAGTTACTCACACACCTGGAGAAGGTTCATCAGCAACTGTCGCAATCAATGCAACACTAGACAACCTTTCAGATGTAACTGTTCCATCTCCAACCTCTGGAGATTTCTTGAAGTGGAACGGTACGGCTTGGGTTAATGACCCAATCAACCTTGGCACCGATACTGCTGGGAATTACATGTCTGACCTTACACAGGGCACTGGTGTAACGATTACCCACACACCTGGCGAAGGCTCAAATGCAACTATCGCAATTGGTCAAGCAGTAGCGACTTCTTCGTCAGTACAGTTTGCTGCTGTTACTGCGCCACTAGTTGGCAATGCATCAACGGCTTCAGCATTGCAAACAGCACGGGCTATCTCGTTGACTGGCGATGTTTCTGGTTCTGTTTCATTTGATGGTTCTGCAAATGCAAGCATCACTGCAACGATTCAGCCAAACTCCGTAGCTTTGGGCACGGATACAACTGGCAACTATATGTCTGACCTCACACAAGGCACTGGTGTAACGATTACGCACACACCTGGGGAAGGTTCCAATGCAACCATTGCGATTGGACAGGCTGTTGCAACTAGTTCTTCAGTTTCGTTTGCAAGACTAGAAACTACGGGAGATGTTTTAGTCGGCGGAAATTTAACCGTCAATGGAACTACCACGACATTAAACACCGAGACGTTATTGGTTGAAGACAACATAGTTGTTTTGAACTCTGGAATTACAGGTTCACCAACACTTAACTCTGGAATTGAAGTTGAGCGTGGAACTTCGGATAACGTATCAATGCGTTGGAATGAGTCAACAGACCGCTGGGAATTCACTAACGACGGAAGTGCATACAATAACGTCCTTCTGAAGAGCGATATCAGCTTGAATGATATCTCTGACACAGTAATTACGTCTGCGGCAAACGGTCAACTACTCGAATTTGATGGAACAAACTGGGTTAATGCGGTTCGCCCATCCAGCGAGCCGATGGGGCACGAGAATAAAGCTGACAGCGTAATTTCGTTCAACGAAGGCACAAGAACATTCTCCATAGCACCAGCATCTACCTCTTTTACGGTTTGGTGTGCTGGAAAACGTTTCGTAAAGACAACAACAGAAACTGTTCAAATTCCAGATACATCTGGTTTGTATTATATCTACTACAACTCAAGCGGAGTGCTTTCATATAGAACTACATACTTCGTTTGGGATACAGACGCACCAACTGCTTATGTTTACTGGAATGAAGTAGACAACAAGGCTTACTTCTTTGCTGATGAACGTCACGGTGTAACACTCGATTGGGCAACACACGAATACCTGCACAGAACTCGCGGTGCAGCAATCGCTAATGGATTCGGTGCAAATAACTACATTCTTGATGGCAATGGTTCATTAGATTCTCACGCAAAACTAGATATTGCTAATGGAACATTCTTTGACGAAGACCTTCAAGTTGACATTGCACATTCCGCAACCCCAACAGCAAATACATGGGAACAAGTACTTCAAGGCAATGCAGAGATTCCAGTTTTTTACAGACTAAATAATCACTGGGTAAAGGATTCCGCAACTGAATTCCCAATGAAGCAGGGAACCGACAGGCCAAGATATAACCTTAATACTGCTGGAACATGGTCAACACCAGATGTAGCGAATAACCACTTTGGTGTGTCTTGGATTATTGCTACGAATAACCTGAATGAACCAGTTATTGCAATTCTTGGTCAGGGTTCTTACACTAATAACGGTTCAGCGCAAGCGGAGTTTTACGCTTCACTTGATTTAGATGGATTCCCAATCGTTGAGTTTCGCCCTCTTTACAAGATTATTTATGAGTGCAAGACTTCATACACAAATACCCCAAGCGCACGAATAACGGATGTTATTGACCTAAGAAGCGTCATTTCTTCAGACCAGGGTGTAGGTACAACACCAGTTTCTGACCACGGTTCAATGACTGGTCTTGCTGATGATGACCACACTCAGTATTTAACCGATGCGCGTCATGATGCTCTTGACCACACAACGGCAATAGGTTCTGCTTCGCTTGACGACATCGGCAATGTCTCGGCTTCAGCTGCTGCTTCTGGAGACTTTTTAAAGTACGACGGAGCCAATTGGGTTAATGACCCAATCAACCTTGGCACCGACACTGTCGGCAACTATATGGTCAACGTGTCTGCAAGCACCGGACTCTCAATCTCTCACACTCAGGGTGAAGGTTCGACTGCGACAATTTCAACAACTGGTGTTCAGACGCTTGGCGCAAAGGCCGGCAACTACACGCTTGCTGCTGGTGATGCTGCAGAAACAATCATTATTATGGACTCAAGCTCCGCCAACGACTTGACTGTCCCAAGCGCTTCAGCTGTTGCGTTCGGTACTGGCACAAGCATCACCGTTGTTCAGCGAGGTACTGGCAAGACAAGAATCCTTGCAGGAGCAGGAGTAACGCTCTTGGCAACTCCTGGTCTTTTCCTAAGGGCAAGATACTCTTCATGCACAATAGTCAAAACAGAAAATGCAAACGAGTGGTTTGTTATAGGTGACTTGGCGGCATCGTGATTCCGGGCAATCAAGCCAGTGGTGGAAAGTTTATTGACCCACCAGATTCAATATCTGTAGTTCCAAACGCTCTAGGCGGTGCCAGCGACATAGTTATCAATCACACTGGTTATAAAGGGAAATCTGGGTCAGTTAAATTCAGGGTCACTTCAAACACTGGGGTCAGTTCTGTTTCTGAAGCCACAAGTGGAACGTCTAGGTCCATGTCTCTGACTGGATTAAACAATGGCGTTAGCTACACGTTTTCAGCAGTCACAATTGAGTCTCAGTCTTCTGTCGAATCTTTATCTGCTGTAACTTCATCTTCATCACTTGTTGCAGGAGTTCCAACTGCCCCAGCTCAACCAACTGTTTCTGCTGGTAATGGTCAAGTAACTGTATCGTGGAGCGAACCAGCAAATAACGGTGCAGCTATTACTAGTTATATTGTTTACTGGTCAACATCATCTGCTGCTATTCAAAGTTGGTCAAACTCGGTAAACACTGGTTCGACATCCACGTCTTATACCGTTACTGGATTAAGCAATGGAACCGCATACTATTTTACAGTTATTGCAGTCAACGCTACTGGTCAGAGTGCAAGGTCAGCTGTTTCAAGTGGAGCAACACCAGTGGTCCCAGGGCCACCACCTCCTCCGCCATGCTCTTGTGACGGTGTAGCCAGAAGACAGTACGGTTCATTTGCTCATCTCGACCCAGCCGGTTTTGGTTGGACATGTGACGGAACAACGAGCTACGAGTACTACACATATGGAACATGTGTTGGATGCCCTGGTGAAGGTGGTTACAACGGAGCATTAAGAAACGGTGTTTGTGGTTATGTCGCGCCTGCTCCTCCGCCTCCTTCTCCTCCGCCCCCTTCTCCTCCACCTCCATCGCCGCCACCCGCTCCTCCTCCTTGCTCAATATGCTGCTCTGGATGCTTTATAGACCCAAAGCTTGGACCAATTTGTTGTTAGTCTAAAAGACAATCAGAGATACAGTAGGATTTAATCATGAGCAACGCTGAAGAAATTTGGATACCGCGAGAACCAACAGAATCAGAATATACATTTCAAGGCTGGTTTAATTGGGAAAACAAATTTGGTGAATTTGGTACTCCTGGATACTGGGATTTTGTAGAACAAACAAAAATTCCGTCTGTTTTTGGGGACGATAATCCTAGAGATGTTTATTTCACGCTCTATAGACAAGACGGAGACGGCCTGCTTCTAGCAGTAATTCTTAGATACCGTGATGAATCAGGGGAGCTTCATCCACTTTTAATGCTGGTTCATCCAGACCATCGGGGGAAGGGAATTGCAACTCAAGTGCTTCTTCGCATGGAAGAAAAATTTATCAACGAAGAAGCCCATGTATATGGGTACACGGTAGAGGACTTTCGAGCACTACCAAGAGCAGAACGAGCCGCTTTGGTTATTCCTCCAAAATGGGACGTACCAACCAATGAAGCTGGAGCGGGTTTTGCAACCCATGCAAGCAAGATGTTTTATACGGTTGAAAAAGATTTCACAGTAGAGCCGTAAGATGTCTGCCTATCAGGAGTGGAAGAAAAAACTTGGAGATACACGCCCGTGGGATGTTGTTAACCCAAACATAGAAAAAACCACAGATGAAGAGGCAGAAAGAAGATTTTCGATTTGCCGAGAATGTCCAAGCCTGCTTGCGGTCACCAGCCAGTGCAGAGAATGCGGATGCTTCATGAAGTTAAAGGTGAAGATACAAGAAGCAACGTGCCCCTTGCAAAAGTGGTAGCCCCAACCAGAATGTAAGGGTTTTGCAATGAAGTACATCAACGTAAATGGCGTATGTGTTTACAGGAATGCAATTATCAATCCCTCTGAGATAATAGAAGCCTCTGAGCTGTTAAGCATCTCGAAAGACAGCCGAGGCGATTGGACCAAATCGACAGTAATTGACACCGAGGGGAAGGTCTTTGTTTCTGAAGTAAGGACAAACCAGTTGATGTTCACCCCAACGCCAACTCAAAGGGGGGACGAGTCGTCGGCAGAGGTTATGCTGGCGAATAAAATTCACGAATATGTGATTCCTTGTGTCCAAAACTTTGCGGCGAAATTTGGTCTTTCAATCAAGTTCCAATCTACAAACGGATATCAAATTCTCAAGTATTCAGTTAACGAACATTACGTATCCCACCTTGATGATGGTGAAAAAACCAGACGGTACGCTTCTGCCGTTGCATACCTAAACGACGACTACGAAGGTGGCGAACTATATTTTCAGGATTTGAATTTCACATATCAGCCGGTAGCCGGGGATGTTGTAATTTTCCCATCTGGAGCACCATTTAGGCATGAGGCAAAACCCGTAATCAGCGGCATAAAGTACTCAATAGCTAACTGGTGGTAAAAAGCCAGCGAAAACAACAGACTAGAGCCGATTAAAGACCGTCTTGTGAGATAATTAGCCGTATGCCAATCGTCTTCCCACAATCGCCGTCAATAAATGACGAATTTTCTGTTGCAGGTAAATCTTGGAGCTGGAACGGGTTCCGTTGGCAAAGATTTAAATCTGCGATAATTGACGGCGGGTTTGCCAACATTGAAATAAATGTTTCAGACGACGAACTAATTGCTGACGGAGGCGATGCTTAATGGCTTATAAGAAAATACTCTTTCGCCGCGATACGTCTTCAAATTGGGCTAGCGCAAACCCTATTTTGGCTGCTGGTGAAATCGGTCTTGAGTCCAACACCAACAAGATAAAACTTGGTAATGGCTCGACTAGATGGAATGCCCTGTCGTATTTTTACGGAAGTCTTGACACTACTGGAATTGACGCACTTAGCGACGTAGTCATAACAAGTGCACAAAATGGCGATTTTCTTCGCTGGAACGGAACTGCCTGGGTAAACGACCCGGTCAATCTTGGGGATGACACGGTCGGCAGCTTTGTCCAGAACCTTGTTGCTGGAACCGGCGTAACGCTAACCAACAACACTGGCGAAAAGGCTACTCCAACCGTGGCTATTGGCCAGGCTGTTGCAACTTCATCTTCTGTACAATTTGCCGCAGTTACTGCACCAGTTATCGGTAACGCAAGCACCGCAAGCTCGCTGCAAACAGCGCGAACAATTCAAGTTAGCGGCGATGTTTCTGGTTCTGCATCTTTTGATGGTTCACAAAACATAAACATCACTTCGGAAATCCAGCCAAACTCGGTAGCTCTTGGCACTGACACCACTGGTGATTACGTAACCTCACTTGTTGCTGGAACTGGCGTTACCCTTAGCAATAACTCAGGTGAATCAGCATCACCAACTATTGCAATTGGCCAAGAAGTAGCAACCTCATCATCCGTTACATTTGCTCACATTAATGGAAACGTAACAGGAAATTTGACAGGAAATGCCTCAACCGCTGCTGCACTACAAACACCTCGAACTATTTCTCTTACTGGTGATTTGTCTGGTTCTGTGTCATTTGATGGTTCAAACAATGTTTCAATTACCACTACGATTGAACCAAACTCTGTAGCTCTTGGCACCGACACAACCGGAAACTACATGGCCGAAGTTACTGGTGGCACTGGTATAACAGTTACCCACACCCCAGGTGAAGGTTCAAACGCAACAATATCAATCGGGCAGGCTGTAACAACAGCAGATACACCAACTTTTGCTGGAGCATACCTAGACGCAATAAGAGTCGGTGTTACAAACGCTAATACGATTGACACTGCATCTGGTGGTTTGACTCTTGACTCAACTGGTGGAACAACAACTGTTGATGACAACTTGGTAGTTACTGGAACGCTGACAGTATCTGGTTCTGTTGCATACATAAGCACAACCAACTTAGAAGTTGGAGACAGTGTAATTATTCTTAATCACGATGAAACTGGGTCTCCATCTCAGAACGCCGGTATAGAGATTGAACGCGGAACATCAACAAATGTCGTTCTTCATTACAACGAAACTTCTGATGTTTGGGAATTAACCAACAATGGTTCTACTTATTCTCCAATCGAAACTACTTCGACAGTAGAAACAAAGATTAAGCAACAGCTGTGGCTTAATGACGTATATGCCGCAACAACTGGCGTGCTTCCAAACTCTCCTACATATACCGCTGGCAGCGCAGACGCAAACGGTGGAACTGGTGTTGGAGCAAAACTCACAGCAACAACAAACGGAGAACTATCAATTGACGGCGCTCCAGCCGCTTTGAACTACCGAGTTCTAGTCAAGGACCAAGCCAACAATTTACACAACGGAATCTACAAAGTAACCGCAGCTGGTTCACCATCTACAACATGGGAACTGACAAGAGCAGCAGACTTTGATAACTCAACATTTGGTCAGGTTACTTACGGAAAATCAGTAAGAATAGCGACTGGCGATATAAACATATTGCAAACTTTCATCCTCACGTCGTTTGGTACTGTTTACCTAAACGAGCTTGAGGAAATGGTTCACGTAATTGGGACTGACCCAATTTCATGGTCTCAAGCGAGCGGCAAGGCAGTTCTGATTCCAGGCAATGGTTTGGAAATAACAAACAATGTTCTGGCGCTTCCATCAATCACTCAGTCGAATACAGCATCAACGTCCGGTGGTTTTAATTTTGTACAGGGCGTAAACGTTGACTCATATGGTCGCTTACTTGGTGTTACAACAAATGATGTTCTTATTGACTTGGGCATAAATACTCAGGGCGACTATGTACAAAGCGTCTCTGCTTCAGTTAATACTGGCATTACAGTTTCTGGAACTGGCGAGGGCGCAACTGTATCTGTTGGTTCAAATGCAACTCCAGACAACACAATTAACGCAATAGTTATGCGTGATGGAAGCGGAAACTTTATTGCTGGGAACATTACAGCAGAACTGACTGGAAACGCTTCATCAGCGAACACCCTTTATGCCACACGTTCAATCGGTTTAACCGGAGACCTAAGCGGCTCTGTTTCGTTCGACGGTTCTCAAGATGTTGTTATAAATGCAATAATTGAATCAAACTCAATCGCTCTTGGTGGTGACACAACTGGCGACTATGTAAGCACGATTACTCAGGGCACTGGTGTAACGGTGACTGGCGGTACTGGTGAGACATCAACGCCAACAATCGCAATTGGTCAAGATGTTGGCACCAGCTCTTCCGTAACTTTCGCACAAGTTAATGCACTTCTTGTCGGAAACGTAAATGGAAACGTAACTGGGAATGTCACTGGAAACGTTAATGGAAACGTCACTGGAACCCTAACTGGAAATGTTTTTGGAAATGTTACTGGTAGTTCTGGAACCGTAACCTCAATAGGCACGCATGGACTGGATGCGCTTTCAGACGTAACTGCTCCGTCGCCAGCATCGGGCGAGTTCTTGAAATGGAACGGCTCTGCTTGGGTGCCAGATGTAATCGATTTGTCAACAGACACAAGTGGAAACTTTGTTTCCTCAATCAATGCTGGAACTGGTGTTTCGCTTACGAACGGTGTTGCCCAAGAAGCTGGAACACCAACCATAAACATTGGTCAGGCTATAGGCACAACAAATTCACCGTCGTTTGCAAACCTTTCAGTAGGTAATGCACAGGTAAACGCAACAAATCTTACCTATAGCGGTGGCACCAACCTTGCTACAGTAACCGCCATTGACCACGGTCTTGCCATTGGGGCAAGGATAACGGTATCAGGAGCGACTCAAACTGGATACAACGGAACATATTCAATCGTTTCGGTTCCAACTTCTTCAACATTTACATACCAACCAGCAGTTGGTCCATCTGCAAACATAGCCTCTGGCACATATTTGGTTTATGTTGCTGGCGCTATAACTTTTGAAGGTTCAACTGATGACTCGTTTGAAACAACGATTGTTGCTACAGACCCAACGGCAGACAGAATTATTTCTTTGCCAGATGCGACAACTCAATTAGTTGGTAGAGACACAACAGATACTCTTACGAACAAAACTCTAACAAGCCCAACTATCACTGGTGTATCACCAGTAATCACTTTGGGTGGAGATTTGAGTGGTTCAGCTACATTCACAGACCTTGGCAACGCAACGCTTACAGCGACAATCGCTGCAAACTCTGTGGCTCTTGGAACAGATACAACCGGTAGCTACGTTGAAAGCCTTGTACAGGGTACTGGTGTTACAATCATCAACAACTCAGGCGAAAGTGCAACACCGACAATCTCCATTGGTCAGGCAGTTGGGACCAGTGCATGCGTTCAGTTTGACACTTTGACTGTAACAAACCTGTTTGCAACAAACAGCCAGTCAAGCAATGCGTCTGAGCTGAATGTTTCGGACAGCAAGATTGTTTTGAATGCAGGAACTACTGGCGCTCCAACGGTTAATGGTTCTATCATCATTGATAGAGGCTCAAGTGCAAGCGTTGAAATTCGATGGAACGAAACCAGTGACAGATGGGAAGCAACATCTGACGGCACGACATACACTCAAATAGCTGCTGGCGCAAAAATGACCATTGGAGAAACACCTCCTTCGTCGCCAGCAAATGGTGACTTCTGGTTTGAGTCGGACTCCGCTATCACGTTCGTTTATTACGACTCGTACTGGGTTCAAATTGGTTCATCCGGAATTGGTGCTGTAACAACGGCATCCGCTCCATCTAACCCTGCAAACGGCCAAATATGGTTCAATAGCACAACCGACGAAATGTATGTTTATTATGACGGCGCATGGGTCCTGGTAAATAGCGCAACTAACACCAGTGACATAGAAATTGCGTCTATCATGGGAGCGTATTAAATGACTGGAGCAATCAATGGCTAATTCAGCTAAAGCACTATTTAGAGGCGCCGCTACGACAAATACAAGCACGACTCTTTACACCGTGCCATCCTCGACTACAACGATAGTGACGAACATAATTGTCACAAATACGGCTGCAACGGATGGAACTTTTACGCTGTCGCTAGACGATGTTGCACTTGCATCTGCCGTAGTGGTTCCAGCAAAGGGTATTTTCACCCTTGACATCAAACAGGTTTTAGCTACAACAGAAACAATTAAGGGTGGCGCTAATGCCACCTCTATCAGCTTCCACATCAGTGGAATGGAGATTGCATAATGGCAGCAAACCAAATCCCTGCAGGTCTGACACCAATAACACCTGAAGAGGTGTTGATTGACCCAGTCCAAAAGCTACGCATCTCTCAGCCTCAGGCGCTGATTGACACCGACTTTGAATATGGTACCCAGATTTCAAAGTGGGAAAACCATATAAATGTTGGAGCTCGACCATTCGTTTTTGACACAGCTTCGCCAATTTCGGGCATAACCGCAATTACAATGAGCACTTCTTCAAGAACTGTAACCGTGTCACTTCCAAGCACTGCAGGCATTGCTGTTGGAACTCCAATTTCGGTAAGAGACACATACCTTGCTATTGCAAACGGCAACTACTTGGTTGAGTCTGTTACATCAAACACTTCGTTTACATACACAGGCAAAGCCGTGAACACTGGCTCAGTTACATCAATTCTTGATGCAAACAAGACGTTAATTTTTACTGGTTCACTTTATTCTGGTGCTCAAATCGGTGGAGCTCCAACTGTTTCATACTCTGGAAACGCAGTTACCGTAACAACAACAATCCCCCACGGTTTGTCTCTTGGTAATGAAGTAGCCATCACGGGTATAACAACTTCGGGAACAAACCCTCCAAACGGTTCAAACTTCGTTGCAAGAATTATCAGCGCAACTCAATTTGTTGTTTATGTTCCGGCAACACCAACAGGAACACTGACGGCAACTTCTGCTGCTGTATATGTCGTTCCGTCTGGTCAGTTTTTGCACAGACCATTTGACGGCGGTGTTATCTTCACGAATAACGGCACTTCAAACTATGAATCAGCAATTCGTCAAACTCGTCGTTACTTCCGTTACCAGTCAGGTAAGGGTATCCAGATGTCATCTGGAACTCTGTTGAAGCCAGCTCTACAGGTTGACTCATTGACTTATTCAGCCGGAACCGGTCTCGTAACTGTACAGACAAAAGAAAAGCACAACCTCTATCCAGGTTCCGTAATCGTTACTTTTGGCGCGACAGAAGCTGGGTACAACGGTACTTTCTCTGTTTACACAATCACTGGTTATAACACCTTTACATACACCCCTCAATCAACGCCATCAGCAGCAACCGCTTCTGGGCCATACTACATAACCGTTACTGGATGGTATGGTAATGAAAACCGACTCGGATTGTTTGATGACCAAAACGGAGTGTTCTTTGAGTTTGACGGTCAGACACTTTACGCAGTTAAGCGCTCATCAACTTTCCAAATTTCTGGCAAAGTAACGGCCACACTTGGTTCTTGCACCATTACTCAAACAAATGCTGCATTCCCGACAAGATTTTCAAAACAACTTGTCATCGGAGACAGAATTGTTCTCCGTGGAGCGTCTTACAGAATTACAGACATAGCAAGCGACACCTCAATGACGATTAGTCCTGCGTATCGTGGAGCAACAACCGACTACGTAATCTGCTCAAGAACCGTAGACGAAAGATACGCACAATCAGAGTGGAACCTTGACAAGCTTGATGGAACCGGAGCATCTGGTTATAACGTCGACCTTTCCAAGATGCAAATGTTCTATATTGACTACTCTTGGTATGGAGCTGGCGCTATCCGCTGGGGTATGCGTGCAACAAATGGCAAGGTAACTTACTGCCACAAGATTGCCAACAACAACACCAACTCTGAAGCGTACATGCGTTCGGGAAACCTTCCAGCAAGATACGAGACGGTTTCGAATCCTCCGTTTACATACATGGCAGCATCGCTTGCAAATAATGGTGTAACCATGACAGTAAACAGCACAGCTGGGTTTCCTAACTCTGGGACTCTTGCGTGTTTCAACCAGACACATGGTTACGAATACATCAACTACACAGGCAAAACAGCAACCACGTTCACTGGTTTGACAAGACAGCAAACAGGAAACGCTTCACTAGCTTTAACAATTGCAGCTGGGTCAAATGATGGAACCGTAGCTTCGACTTCTGGTCTCCAGGTTGGACAAAGAGTTAGCGCAACCGCTGTTCCAGACGGAACATTTATCCAGGAAATCAATGGATTGAATGTCAAGTTGAGTGCTGCGGTGACCGGTGCTAACCCAACGGTGAACGTAATCCCAATGGGAACAAACGCTGCAATCGCTTGGACCTACTCAGCAACAAACCCAATCGGTGTTGAACTTGCTTTCCCAACATATGCTCCATCCATTTCTCACTGGGGTACTTCAGCAATCATGGACGGCCGTTACGACGATGATAAGTCGCTCGTGTTCACATACGGTTCGGCTTCGGCTGTTACTGTAGCTGCTGGCGCAACGAACGCTCTTCTTGCAATCAGAGTTGCTCCTTCAGCGGATAACGGTACTTCTGCAGCATTTGGCGAAAGAGAACTTATCAACAGAATGCAGTTGGTTCTACGAGCATTGGACGTAACAACAACAACGGCTTCGGCAAACTTGTTGATTACTGCTGTGCTAAACGGTGTTCCTTCGGGAGCTAGAACATGGGCCAAGCCATACACTGTTACTTCGTCACTTGCTCAAGTAGCAGACTATGGTGGTACAACAACAACTGTTTCTGGTGGTGAAGTGACTGGTGGTTTCTTTGTAGGCACTGGTGCAAACTCTATTGACCTTGCAGCAGTTAGAGACCTTGGTAACTCAATTCTTGGAGGCGGTGGAACGACGACGACGGCTGGCATCTATCCAGACGGTCCAGACGTCATTCACGTTCTCGTGCGTAACCTCGGTGCCGCATCGGTAACCGTGTTCGCTCGTCTCTCATGGACTGAAGCACAGGCTTAATCATGGCAGCGATTGACTTCCCAGCAGATGCTCAATCCGGCGACCAGCACGTAAGCGCTGGCAAGACCTGGACATATAACGGTTCTGGTTGGGTGCTAGTAACTATCCCGACAGCAATGTTTACAGCAGACTCGGTAAGCGGCTCGTCTCTTGTTGATGGAACCGTTGGGTTGCAAAAAATATTTAACGAAGGAGCAGGTCAGATAATCGTTTTTAACGGTTCTGGAGTTGCAACTGCAGTTGACTCAACTGGCGATGTGGTGATAAACGCTTCCGGTGTTTCTGCTATTTCTGCAGGAGCAATTGTTAATGCTGACGTAAATGCTTCTGCGGCAATCGATAAAACAAAGATTGCTGGAACAGCGGTTGTTCTTACGGACTCGTCTGTAGTCACCTCGACAATGATTGCTGACTCAACAATCGTTGATGGCGACATCAGTGCTACAGCAAATATTGCTCAGGGAAAAATCGCAGATATCTTGACAAACGCGCAAGCCGCAAGCTACACACTTGTACTCGCCGACAAGAATAAGATTGTCGAAATGGGTGTTGGTTCCGCAAACGACTTGACCGTCCCCCCAAACTCATCAGTGGCCTTTCCAATCGGCAGCCAAATTCAGGTTCTCCAGACAGGGACTGGTAAGACAAGAATTTTGGCAGGCGCTGGTGTCACCGTGAACGCAACTCCAGGAGTGTTCATGAGGGCGCAGTGGTCAGCTGTTACGCTACTAAAGAGAGCATCAGATACTTGGGTGGCAACGGGAGACCTTTCGGCTTCATAACTTATGGCAGTTTCAAGCAACAACCAAATCGATTCTGGAGGTAAAGCCCCTTCAGCGCCAACGATTGGTACCCCACTGCTTGCAACAGGAACTTCAGCAAGCGTAGTTTTCACCCCATCGACATATATTGGTAAAGGCACAGTAACCTACAGAGCCGCTGCAGACTCCGGTCAAACTGCTACTGGTAATAGCAGCCCAATTGTTATCACTGGGTTGACGCAGGGTTCAACAAGAACATTTACTGTTACGGCTGTTTCGTCAAACGGAGTTGAAACATCTTCCGAAGTAAGTGCCTCGCTGGTTATGGGAGTTGGTCCATCTGCACCAACAATCGGAACAGCAGTCATAGTTCAGAACGTGGACAGAGCAATTGATGTTCCGTACACCGCAGGAGCAACTGGGACAAACCCAACAGTAACCTATACGGCAACATCAAGTCCTAGTGGATTAACCGCTACCGGTGCAAGCCCAATACGCATAACTGGACTCACGGCAGGAACCGCATACACATTTACGGTTTCAGCTTCTACGGAATTTGGAACTGCAACTTCCGCCGCTTCCAACTCGGTGACAGCTGGAAATAGACCTGGTGCTCCGACTATTGGTACCGCTACTGGCGGAAACGCTCAAGCGACTGTCACATACACCGCAGGAGCTGCTGGGACGGGCGCTACGACATTTACGGCCATTTCATCTCCAGGGAACGTTCAGGCCTCTGGAGCGTCTCCTATCACCGTTACAGGCCTCACCAACGGCCAAGCATACACTTTCACTGTAAGAGCAACCAACTCCTATGGATTTCAGACCTCTGGGTCTTCAAACTCCGTAACACCAGTTGCCCCTCCGTACTTCCCACCGTTCTTTCCGCCGTTTTTCCCACCTTACTTTCCGCCGTTTTTCCCACCATTTTTCCCTCCGTATTTCCCACCATTCTTTCCTCCTTTCTTTCCTCCTTATTTCCCACCCTTCTTCCCGCCTTTCTTTCCACCATTCTTTCCGCCATTCTTCCCGCCGTACTTCCCTCCGAGGTTCAAGTAGAAAATGAAATCAATTTATGACATTGACTTGAAGTCATGGGATGGCGAACGAGATGTCCTCAAAGACTGTGAAGGTAAAGTCACACTAATAATCAATACAACTGGTCATTGTGGAAATGCGCCACAGTTTGGGATTATTGAGGGTCTTTACCAAAAGTACAAAGACCTTGGATTCAATGTTGTCGCTGTTCCTACAAATGACTTTTGCGGCAATGGAGTCACTTACGGAGAATACGCAGACGGCGTAAAAGATGCAAAGCACGCTCGAGATTATGGTGTCAATGAATGGAACGCTTCGTTTGATTTTTCGGAGCTAGTTGTATCTTGGCATGAAAAGCTAGAGGAAAAGCAAAATACCCCCCATGAGCTTTACCAAAATCTTATGACCAATGAGGAAAAAAGACTAAAGCAAGACATGACTGGGAACTTTGAAAAGTTTTTAATCAACAAAAAAGGAGAAAGAGTAGCAAGACTCACCAACGGTGTACTACTTGAATATGCGTACAATGACGGTTATTGCGAGTCTCCAGAAGTTGAGCTTGAAAAACTATCTAAAATGATTGAAGACGAGTTGGCAAAATGACGACAATTGACACATATCTAAAAGGTGACTACAAAAAAGCTTACGAAGTTATTCACCCCATTTCCCTTTATGACATCCCTATTGCTTCTGCGGATGGAAAAGTAACAGATTTATTTGCTGACAGAAAAGGCAAAGTAACGCTTATATTCAACTGTGCTGCTGGTTGCGGAAATATCCCACAGCACGGAGTTATTGAGCAGCTGAACCAGCGCTATGCAAATGAAAAAGACTTTGACATCATTGCAGTAGTTGTTGATGACTTTCAGTGCCACGGATACAAAGAATTCCAAGATGGGATTGCCTCGTACTGTCAAACAGTTGGCCTTGACATGTCGGTTGGTGAATTTGCCAAAAAGTATGCTGAGGAAAATTTTGGCACCACTTTTGAGTTCTCAGAACTCACAAATGCCAGATTTGACAAAGTTACATATGAATCAGATTTTGCGCCAAATACGAGCATAAACCAAACACAAAATTCTCTTTGGTACTACCTAACCGAGGGCTATAAGGCAACAGTTAACAAACTTGGCATACCCTACACAGGAGAAGTTGTTCCTTGGTCAAACGGACAAGAGGAGTACCTAGGTGGAGATGCTACAAAAGCATTCCCAATAACAGGAAATTTTACAAAATTTTTGATTGATAGAACCGGAACTAAAACAAAGCGATACTCCAACGGCTTTCTTCTTGGAGAGCGAGATGTTGATGGCGAAATTTATCCTTGGCTAAACGAAAAGCTTTTAGATGATGGCAAAAAAGACTGGAAACCGTTTACAGGCAAAAAAGAAAACGGTGAGCCATGGGTCGAACCAAGCGCCAAAGGACAAGGCGTTGAATTATCGCTTGATTTGATTAGCCGTGACATTGAAGATTACCTAGCTCAACAGTAATTAAAAACAATGTAGTCTGAGTACATGGAATCACCATGGAAAATACAGCCTGGATTTTTTGGAACTGGTCCTGAAAACATTCATGTAATTAAGGATTTCATTGATAAAAAAGATGTTGAAACCATATCCTCATTTGCAAAAACCATAAATGAGTGGTCAAACGGCTCAGACGAAGACATCTTTGATGAAAACGGTGTATGCACTTATAGCGCTGCATACTGGAATGACAGGCAGTGTACTTGGGAAATTCTGCAAAGAATAAATAAAGATGTCTATGATTTGATTGATTTCTATTTAGACAAAATGGCTGTTACTGCAGGCGAAATTTTTGGATGCAAACTACAGAAACGACCCCCCTGCATTGTTAGATGGTTCAAGGGTATTGAACAACGTCCTCATGCTGACAAGCAAATGAACGATGGGTCCCCAAATCCTTTCCCCACATACGATATAAACTCGCTTTTCTACTGGAATAATGACTTTGAAGGTGGCGAGCTTTATTACCCACAGCACGATGTTGTCGTGAAGCCAGAGCCTGGGCTAGCCGTAATCCACCCCGGAGACATAAACTATCTACACGGTGTCAAGCTCGTTACGAGCGGGGAGCGATACACCTCTCCGGCATTCTTTACAGTGGAGTGACATGGGACAAGAACCGCGTTTTATAAATACTCCAAGAATTGGATTGTTTGTTGATTACTTGCCAAAAGAAGAATGGGAAGTAGTAAAAGAATACTGCGAAAACAATGAGGCAAAATTTGAGTTCGTTGGGCACAATCCTGAAATTGGATGGAAAAAGAAAACACACTCACGTCACCCAGAGATAACTTTTCAAACATCTTTTCTCCCAACCAAAGAGGAAATTGACTCCGGTGGTTACATGACCAATGGCGATAACTACAAGATTTCCATGCATGAACCAGCAGACGAGCAGGTTAAAAAAATATTGCTATGGATGTTGATAAATGTTAGAGACACAATAAAAACAACCTACGGCAATAAAACATACTTTGAAAGCGGCCCATGGTTGTCAATGGCCAAAGAAGGCGACAACATGGGGTTGCACTGCGATGGCGTGTTTCTGGACAAAGTTGGAGCTGTTACTGATTTTTCATGCGTTTACTATGTGAACGACGAATATGAAGGCGGAGAAATTTACATGCCAATTCTTGGCGTAGCTATTAAACCTAAAGCCAATTCTCTTCTAATTTGGTCTCACACTTGGCATGAAGACATGGCTCACGGAGTTAGGCCAATCATTTCTGGAACTCGTTATATGTCGCAAGGGTTCTTTACCACTGTATAGACTGTTGGCATGAAAACAGAAATACTTAGTGACCCGCGCCTTGGGGTTCTTGTATACAAGAATGCACTGCCTAAAGAACTGGACATCATAAATAGGCTTGAGTCAACTATCGGAGACAGCACGACGATGCCTTTCATGTGGTGCGAGGCTCTTGTTGGTTATTCACAAAAGATGCCAGAGTATCGAGACTGTGTTGACTGCAAAATTGGACAGGTCCACATGGACCATCTGCACCATTACCCACAGTTCGCAGAGCTAAAGAACATTTACAACGACACGGCGAATGCAATCCGCGCATGCATGAATGATTATCAAAGCCGCTACAACATAAATATGGAGTATATGGAGGCAATTAACTTCGTTCGATACGGAGCGAATCAGCACTTCCAGGTCCACACTGACCACGGGTTTTCTTATACTTGCACAGTTTCTTCTGTCGTCTACTTCAATGACGACTATGAAGGCGGTGAGCTCTGGTTCCCTTACCTAGATTTGACATTCAAACCAGAAACTGGGGACATAGTGATGTTCCCGTCAACATTTATTTATGCACATGCTGCAAAACCAGTTACCAGCGGCGTTAAGTACTCTGGAGTAACGATGTTTGATTACAACGACAGGAATCACGACATCAAGGGAAGCTACGACGGAGTAAAGGCTCCAGCTGCTCAGTAGTGGCTGTTGTAGGCATCTACTCTCCGGGGGCTATGGGTTCTACCCTTGCTTATTCCTGTTCTGTAAATGGCCACAAAACAATATGGGCATCAGAGGGTCGTTCTGAAAAAACATTAATCCGTGCAAAAAAATTTGGCATAGAAGATGTCGTTTCACTTGAAAACCTTTTGGGAAAAAGCGATTTTATATTCTCGATTGCCAGCAACTTTGACGCATTTGAATTTGCTCGTGTTATTGCATCAATGAGTTTCAAAGGAATCTATGTTGACTTCAATACCATGTATACAGATACCGACGGAACCGAACTTGAGAACATACTCACCCCAAATAAAATAAAGTACGTTGAAGGCGCACTTCGTGGCTGGCCAGTAAAAGAACCAGGAGAAGAAATAACCAGCGAGAAAACAATGTATCTATCTGGTCTACATGCGAATACAGTAAAAGAACTATTTGGAAATTTTTGGAGAATAAGAACCATGCCCAAATCAGCAAAATTGTTAAACCGAGTACTTGCAGAGGAGTTGGCGATTATCTATGGTCAAGGTTAATCTAAAGAGAACATACGATAATCCACCAGAAATAAGACAGTCACGAATAAACCGTGACTGGATGGATGAAACATATAAAAAGCACGCATACCAGTGCTTGCCAATGACTTTTGCAAATGTATACGGATGGGAGCTAGTGCTCCCGCAGACAGTTATTGCTCAATGGGACGGCGGCAACACTGTTCCTACGATTCTTGAGGGCGAATCATACGGTGGCAGACAGTTGGCCTACGGCGGAATAATAGGCATGGTTTCATTCTCTACAGGGTGGATTTTTGGGACAGACACTGGATACGAAACATTTATTGGTGGCTCACCCAACTATGTTAGAGAAGATGCACAGGCACTATCCGCAATCATTCCGAGTAGCTGGTGGCCAGATGAGTTCCAAATGAACTGGAAGATAAACAAAGTAGGAGAACCAGTTGTTTTTGAAGCCGGTATGCCTTTTATGTTTTTTTCAATATTTGAAAGCAATGTATTAGAAAATGTAGATTTCACTGTTGATAACCTTTGGGATGATAAAGAGCTAATGGATTCTCGACAAAAATACGGTGACTTGAAAATGAAGAACAATCAAGAGCAGCCATGGACCTGGACAAAAGGCATAAAAACAGGACTTGATGCTGACGGCAACAAGATTGGTCCAACATTTACAGGGATGCCAAAACTGCAAATTCCAGGACAATAACAATGTCAATGCTTGACTATAAAAATCTACTGCTTAAAAACATACATGTTATTGATAATTTTGCAACTGGTGAAGAATTATCAAAAATTCTTGATAGGTGTTATGAATTCTCAGAATGGGACAACACCTGGCAGGAGTATGTAGGCGGTCAGGGATATACCGAAAGACCAGATTGCCAAGAAAGAAAAGACGTATCTTCTAGGGCATTGTCTTTGGTTTCCGCAACAGTCGGCAGGAGATTGTGTTTTCTTTATGAACCATACCTAAGAAAATACCCACCTGGCTCTTATCTAAAAATGCATGCGGATGCAGAGGGTTATTATGGAAGCAATCCAGAACCACTGAAAAACTACGACCCCACAAACCAAATGTCAGAAGTTCTAAATGAATGTTCATCAATTCTTTACCTGAATGAAGACTACGAAGGTGGAGAATTGTACTTTGAAGAATTTGACATGTTGATTAAACCCAAAGCCAATCAGCTGGTTTTCTTTCCAAGTGGCTCCGAATTTAGACATGAAGTGAAGCCGGTAATTAGTGGTGATAGATACACACTTGCGTCTTTTTATACGACTGATAAGCTGGTTGGCCTTCACGAGAAAATACGAGAACTTATATGAAACTTGGAAAATACGACTCTCTTATGGCAAAAAACAGAGCTGCGCGATTCTTGGCTGCGTCAATAGGGGAGACGAGCCAGTTGATGACTCTCGAGAATATGTCTCTTGTCTATTCTGGGGAAAACCCATATGAAGAAGGAACCATAGAGCACAATGCCTTCAGGCTGTTGTCTAGCGAGTATTCAGCATTGGAAGCCCTAAAAAATGGATGAGCCACAGGATTTTAAAATGAGCACCAGAAAAGGTGAAGCCATAACAGACACCGAAGAGTGGGATAACGAGATTATTGAATGGGACCCAAGCACTGGTGTTTACTATGTTGCTGGTAAGCCGGTATCAATGTGTCAGGGTGTAGCAATGTTTGATGTTAAGGATAATGATGAGCAAGTATGACCCTGTTGCTGATTTAGAGTATCGCTCCGAGCAGCTAGCAGCATATCTATTCATTCTTGGATTTGATGAATCACGCTTTGACGAGGTCACGATTGACGACTGTATTAATGCGATTAGAGATAGGTACCGCTACGACCATGACACGGAAATCGATTCAGATGTAAAAGACTACATAAAAAGACAGAACATTACACTTACAAGAAATGTCCGTCGTGCTTGGTTTGATGTACAAGTAGCATTGCATGAGGTGCAAAATGGAACAAAGTAAAAGATACGAACCAGAGGTTTCTTTTGACTTCAGTTCACTGCAGTTTGACTGGGAACAATATGCAGACCAGTGCAACCGCGAGGATGGTGGGCATTCTGTTGCTATAGCTGAATATCTTTTTAACAAGGTTGGCATTGATAGGAGAAACATTGCCACAGGTGGAGCAAGCGACTACGAGTTTGTAGTTCACTACCCAAGACCAAACCTGTCAAGTGCTTATGGTCAAGCTCAATGGATGTCCATCCTCATGATTCTCGGCATCATGGATATATCCAAAAAGAAAAATGTATTGGCAGTTTCTGGTGGTTTAGATAGATTTAGGCTGAAGGTGTTCAAGTCGCTACACGGCGCAAACATCACATTTCTGAATAACAAAAAACTTAGTTTGTACGAAAAATTCCAAGACCCTATTGACGACTACAACGTTGTAACTATGCAGGATTTTGAGAAACACCCAAACAACAAGTACGACATGATGCTTTCGTGGTCTCAGGACATGGAGAATCCACTGATTCCAATAAGTTCTTTTGTAGACAGACTTGAAGACAATGGAATTCTGATAATTCAAAACACATCTGACAGCATGTTTTTATACAACAATCACACCAAAGCAACACCAATTTGGGGATATCACGAAGCTCTTAAAAATATTGGCGGCTGCAGTGTCTACCATATTCCAGTTTTTTACGGAATCACAATCGTTGTAAAGAGCGCAACATGATTATAAAAGATAATGCACTAGCTGATTCTTTATATCAAGAACTGCTATCAGATGATGCTTTTTTCCCTGAGTCAATGGGTTCTGACGAGAGATTAGCAACAGAGCTCAATTCATATCACTACGAAAAATCTAGTTGTTTTGCTCCCTATATGTTTTGGGATGGATGGTGGGCAACCCCAGCAAACACATTGAGGAAGAAAGTTGTTCAAGCAATTTGGGAAGACAACCTCCCATGCGATACAAGCGAAATACTTGGAATCGAGTATTGGACAAGAACTTATCTACCTGGCCAGTATCTGGATGTGCATGTTGATGAGGATACATTTCTTTATCAGGAATCAAAAACATTTAGCGGTCCGTTGACAGGCTCAATACTCTACGGAGTAGATAATGACAATGGTGGTTTTGTAGAAATATACAACAAAGCAGTTTTGAAAGATGGAGAAAAATTAGCTATTGAAGCAGAAAGCATAAACTCTTTGTTGGTTCCGGTAGAAGAGCGAGAGAGAATAGCCTACAAAGGGAACCGTGTAATTATTTTTGATACCGGCCATGTGGTTCATGGAACAACTCCAGCAAAGAGTGGAATCAGGCAAGTAATGGTAACAAATGTATGGCATCGCAACAATCCCCCAACAGCTCTAAAGTTGGGAGAATTTTTTTATGAGTGATGTTAAAAAGGTAAACCTTTTATCAATTGACATATTTAAAACAAAAATTAATGACATTGACAACCAGCGGCTGTTGCAAGAGATTTTAAAATCAACCAATGATATTGATGATTCATTTATTGAAAATAAATATCATACTTATTATGAAGACAAAAGGTATCCGTTTGGTTCTGCTGAGTCGGAAAAACTAATAAACAAGTTGGCAGAAGCAGTTTCTGGTTCTTTAAACAAAGAAATGGTGCTTAGTAGCATTTGGACACTAACTCTTGGTTATGGACAGTCGGTATCTGCTCACTCGCATAAATCAAACACTCACCTTCGTCCAGAAGAGTACTTTTCAATTGCCTATTACCCAAGCGCCCCCAAGGGAAGCGCAGACTTGATATTTATGGTTAATGCCGGAAACACTATAGAAAAGTCTGTTGAACTAACACCGGAAACTGGTGACCTAATTATTTTCAACTCTTATTTAATGCATATGACCAATAGGCACGGCAATAAAGAAGAACCTCGAGTCGTTATAAGCGCAAATTTTTCTCCGAAATACCCGAATTCAACACCAACTCAGGATTGGAGCGCTTACGCAAGACACCCAGAGGACAGTGAAATTATCTACGATAAACGTTACTCATTAACGATACGTACTCCCTTTGGCAAGGAAGATGCAACACTTGGAATCAAAGGTGATATTGCGGAAATATTTAATCCAACCGGAAAATACTTTATAGAAAAATTTATTGAAACAGAAGATTCATTCAGTTCTGAATTTTCTGTTGATGTGCCAATGGTTACCACTGTTAGTATTCAGTTGTCGTTTACTGAAAACAGGGCCATTGAGGGCTCTATTTTTATTGGTGAATTTGCTAAATACCATGTGAGTGGGGTGGTGTTGTGAGCGAGTCTATTTACAACATCCCAATAAATTCAATTGACGGAGATAAAGATATGCTATCAGGCCTCAATGGAATGGTTACATTGTTCTTCCCTTTTGCTTCAAAAGCTGGGTATGAGCCAAAATGCAGCCGTGTTTGGTCTTATGCTAGAACTTCCAGAAAGCTCTGGGAGATGCAAAAGCTGCACGAAATGTTTGAAAACTTCTCTGTTGTTGGGGTACCAACAAATCAGTTTTGGAACATGGAGCCTTTGGAAAATGAACAGATATCAAAATTTATAAAAGAAACATACCCATTCGTCAAGTTTCCAATTACTGAAAAAGTGGTTATAAACGGAGATGACGAGCATGCAATCTGTTCGCATATGAAGGGTTATACCAAGCGACTTGTTGACGACACAAAAGCTGGTAACAGCTTTGCTGCATCACAGGGTCAAAATCTTGCTGGTGGAGCTGTACACAAAATACCCGCTTATTACGAAAAGTTTGTAGTCAGCAAAGAAGGTCGACAGGTCTACAGATTTGGGTTTGCTACTAAACCCTTGGCAGACAGGGTTGAAACCACTGACATGGATATGACTGTAATTCAGGCAGTACAATCATTACTATGAGCGATTTCAACTTCAAACCAGAGCATCTTGGTGGCGGAACAGTAATTTTTAAGGATGCAATTAATGTTCCACAAAAAGAGGCATTTGAACATCTTGACCGGATGAAAGATGAAGCATTCAGTAACTCATACACAATCGTTAAGAATGAAGAAGGTAATCCACTCCACGCAATAAACAAAGGCGGGTTCATATATGACCTTGAAGATATGGATAGAGCTCCAATACGAATTGGCAACTTGGATATTCCATTCTTTCAAGAATGTGAAAAAGCAATTTACGGTGCCCTACTTCGCTACATCGAGATGTTTCCAGCTGTACTGCAGTGCCTTTGGTGGAAGAGCCCTGGCCATGTTTTGCGTTATGCCAAGAGCGGTGGACTTGGTTTTCATGCAGACAATGATGTCAACTATAGATATGGGAGAGAACCCAAAGAGCAACACGCAACCAGAAATGTGTTATCAGCTCTCGTGTATCTAAACGACTGCACCGATGATGAATCTATTGAGTACTCATTTTCCGGAGGTCACATGACGATTCCATACTTTGATATTGACCTAGCTCCATCAACTGGGGCAATAGTTCTTATGCCTGCAAACTATATTGGCGCTCATCAAATCCACGAAGTAACTAGGGGTGTTAGATATTCATACTTGACATGGTTTGCTCAAGGCTCCGAAGACCCAGAACGCGGGTGTTCTCCGGCTCACCCAGAAGAGACCATGTTCCAGAACAACGGGCAATGGTGGCTTCCATCAATTCTCAAGGATTACGAAAACTACATAATTGAAAAGTACGGTTCTTTGTTAAATGCCCCACAGGAAAAAGTAGATTACCTGAGCAGGGCCAACGACCACTAAATCTTTTTTGTAAACATCTTTTCAGTTACAAATAAATGCTTTGCAAGAGTACTTGATGAGTGAATTATCCCAAGTGGATTTGGAACATTAAATTCGTTGAGGATGTCTGCCATCTTCCCGTTTGCAATGTCATCCCAAAAAGCCATCATTGCTTCCGCTCCAGTGCGGCCAGCTATGTAGTATTTTTCTTCAATTTGACCCGGGAGAACATTGTCTGCCCAGTGGTTGTAACCATCTTTTTCTACCATGTTTGGCAGCTTGGCAAACTCCTGGACCATAATTTCTGTCCACCGATTGAATGCGTCGTTCTTTTCGCTCATTCGGCTATCATACACCGTATGAATCAAGAGCATAAGTTCAACGATGTAGAGCCACATCACCTCGGTGGTGGGGTTGTCGTTTTCCGTGGAGCTATTTCATTTGATAACAAATGGGCAAGCTCCTTTGCTGAGAAGCAGGTATCCAAAGAACGTTCTCAGATGTACGACGAGGCGGTAGACCCAGAGACGGGGGAGCCCGCATTTATAAACAGGAGCGGGTATTACTTTGATGCTGAGGGAATGAACCAGATGCCTCGACGTGGTTCACAAATACACATGGATGCGGATGAAGAAGTTAGAGGTTTCTTGGATTTTATTGAGAAATCAAAAGACTCATATCTCCTGAAGTACTTTTACCTTTTCCCTCTGGCATACAAAAATGTTTGGTGGAAAGTAAAGGGGCATCTTGTCTCGTACTCCGTTGAAAACGGCGGAAAGTTTTTGGGCCCACACTCCGACACGAGTGCTGACTATGCTTACGGTTTCCCCCATCCGCACGACCAGCTAGCTACTAGAAACACAATCTCATGCATTGTTTATCTAAATGATGATTTTGAGGGCGGACATCACTACTTCAATTATCTTGAAATTGACTATAAGCCTTCTGCTGGTGACATTTTGATGTTTCCATCAAACTACATGGCAGCTCATGAAGTAAAGGAAACAACGGGTGGAAGTCGATACACATATCTTGGTTGGTATTCGCACGGCACGCCAAATAAAGAGGTCAATGAGCATATAGTTGACCCAGTTGAGTTTCCAGAAATGGCAAAAACTGCAACCAATGTTTATATGCCAACGCTTCGTTATGATTTTGCCGAATACCTTAACAAAGTTGACCCAGGCAAAACATCATTTGGGCACAGTCTGGTAGAAAGTATGCACTCATGATAGTAAAACATCTTGGGAATGGAATAATGCTTTTTGAAGATGTATTAGACACATCCCCCCTTGAGTCGTATCTTGAAAGAATTTTTGCAGAAAATTCAAGCGCTACAAACGGAGTCAATATTGACTCATCTCAAAATGACGGTGGATACACCGTACAGGAAGCTCATATTTCAGAATTACCAATTAGGTTTCACGGACTCTCCGGTAGTTCTGAATTTACAAAAGACGTCACAAAATCAATTGATGATGCGTTGTACAAGTGCTTAGTTGAGTACTGTCGAGTTTTCCCTTTAGCAATTGACTGTATAAAGTGGAGAACTAGCGGCCAGATTGCATCTTACTCGGTAGGGCAGAACATTGGCCCACATAGCGACTGCGCGCTTCCGTATGATGCCGATGGCAATGTTTTAAACTCATTCCCTCTTCACAACACTCTTACTGGCTCAATGGTTTTAAGTGAAAATCACGAGGGTGGAGCAATAAAATTTAGACCCTGGGGGATAACTTCAAATCCAAAAATTGGCTCAGTTTTGATTTACCCATCATCTTTCATGGGTTGTCATGAAGTTGAGCAAGTAACTTCTGGTGTTAGAAATGTTTATCTGCAGTGGTTCTGTCAAGGAAAACCAGAGATGCAAATTTTAGAAAATAACAAATTGGACAATCTTGCAACCGACGCAAAAAACTGCGGACAAGGCTATGTTCATGTTGGAATTATTCAACAGAATTAATACAAACTGTTGTGTTCTTTGCCGCGTTGCTCGTTATCGTATACCACCTGAGAATGTGAGTAGGCTTTCTTTAGACCGTTTTCACCCTCAAGTGTTCTATTTTGGTAAACAGGGTTTGCCTTAAACATCCCGTTTGCGTCTTTTGCCGCATCGCCATTTCCCATGAATTCAGTTTTTAGGCAGTAATACTTGTAGTCATCGTACAGGTTGTCTATGAAGTGTGGTCTACACCATCCATCGTTGTCTTCAGGTTCAGAAATGTTGATTCCTACGTCGTCATGACTGCTTCCTTGACTAAAGAATTCAAGGTACCCATACCGGACACCCTTCTTTACTGGTTCAACACCGTGGGTGGCCATAAAGTTTGCTGGGAAAATAACCACATCACCAGTCTTTGGGACATTCTTTATTCCCAAGTAAGGGAATACAAGCTCTCCTCCGGTGTAGTTTTCTCCGTTTAGCTCTGATTCGTCTTCTACGCAGTCATTGAGATAGAGCATTACTGCTAGCACTTGGCGCATTTGTATTTGTCCGCGTGGAACAAAACGCTCGCCGTTTGTTGCTCTGTAATTTGAGTCGTTGTCGTTGTGTATTCCAAGGAAAGCACCCTCGTCGTATCTCATGGCGTGACCCTTTGTGCGCCACCATATTGTTCCCAAAACCATAGGGAATTCATCAACATATCTAAGAAGACACTTGTAAATCATGTCTTCCCAGTACCTGAATACCTCAATCATTTCTGGTTTTGTTTCAGAGTTGACCACTTCAAGAAGTCTTACTGGGACCATCTGGACTTGTTCTGGCGAAAACTTATTACCGTCTTCATTAATGGCGTATAGATTTCCCTCTTCGTCATGGTCCCATGTCCAGCGCTGTTCATGAGCTGATTTTGAATGTTCGTCAATGTACGGAAGAAGCGTACTTCTATCAATGTTTACTACGCCGGGGAACCTGAGTACGCCGCCACCGAGGTCTTCGTATGGCATGTTAAAGATTTCAGAGACAGCTTCGTTGTTACGGACATCAGGTGTGGTTCCGTAAAATCTGTTGTCTTTTATCTTTTCCATAGCTACTCTCGCCAAAATTGAATCAAACTGAATCTAGCACCTGCAGTCACTTCCGTAATTCCATGGTAGTTCAAGTCAGCGTTGAATATAAGTGCTTCTCCAGCTTTGAGTTTGATGTCTATGTCAATATTGGGGTTCTCCATCGTCCCCGTCAAATAGAACTGCGTGTGGCCGCCTTCGTAATCGTCGTTTAAGCATATAGCCGACGAGTAGAGAATCCTGCCCATGCCGTAATCGCCATCTCCACCGTCCGTATGAACCTTGTGGGATTGACCAGTAGTTTGGCTTTTAATCGTGAAGCCTGGGTTTGGGAAAAACGGAACATCCAAGTTTATTCCTGTTTTAAGCATGTACTCGCTGGTTAGTCTTCTGTATACCGCAGAGAGTATTGAAGCAAGCTTAAAGCCCCCAACGCTCGAAGAATTGCTCATTAAGTAGGTGGGAAAAATGTTGCGCTCATCACTGGAAGGACTTTTATATTCCAGCGAGTTTACAGAACTCATAATTTTTGATAAGAGTCGACCACTTATTAGTTGTCCTAGGTAAATTCCAGAACCATTTGGGCCTATTTCTTTCAACATTTCTACATTATCCGTCTTTACCACTTTCCAAGCGGGCATGTAGCGGCCTGAAGTTTTACTTTCAGTTTCATAAAACAACCACACTCTTTACATTGCTTTGTTAAAGCCAACAAGCTTGGGCATGACTCGCAAATAGAATATCTACTAGAAGAAACTTCATCTGAAACGTGCTTTGCATTTGGATTCACTGCATCCCAAGGGCGTGTTGTACCAAGTTTTTTCTTGTACTCCTGCCATGGCGTCATTTTTTTATTGATTCCTAGCTTCCTCGATTGAATCATTGTACTGTTTATAAGCAACCTGACAAACTGAACGGTAGTTCATTAAAGCTGAAATGTAAGCCATGACTGGGTCTATTGAGAGTTCTTCAAATTCATCTATTTGTCGAATAAACTCTTCAACATTTTCTTTTAGTTTATTGATAATTTCCGTTTTCAAAGTTTCCAAAACGCTATTGTCATCTTCCAAAAAACCAAATATGCGAATAGCTTCCTGTTGGGCGAGAGGAATCATCTCGTCGTTTTCTTCAAAAAAAACACCCTGTGATGTATGTACGATTCTCATGCTTTTCTCCTAATTTATTGTTGCGATTTTGCAATTTTGTATTTGGTGTAGTTGTTGTTTACAGAATACGAATAGGCTGTCAATGCTTTAATGTACACGTCAAGATTGCTCATATCAAGATTTCCGTGTTTATGAAATTCTTGTGCAGTTTTATTGGCAGAATCAGCAAAACCGACAGCAAGCTCATTTATTAATTCGCTAACGAACCATGGAAATTCATCAAAGATAGGAAATAATTTTTTATCTTCCGAAACATATATGTATTCATCACCGTATTTTATTAATACTGCAGTTGAAGTATGTACGACCGAAGGTTTTTTAGCGTTCATTTTCTTTGCCCCATTTGCCAATAGGGCATTCAGCTGATTTTACATGTGTTTTTATTCTCATAAAACAACCGCACTCTTTGCATGTATATGTTCTCTTAAAGAGTCTTGGACACTGAGAACATATATCGAGTCTTTTTTTGGCGTAATCTATTTCCATAAGCAATGATTACTATAGCGGCTGATAGTCGAAATCGTCAACAGTCGAGGCCTGGGTCCCATTTGTAACCGGGTAAAGCGTTATTCCGTATGCTTTTGCTTTTGCCGCCGTTGCGAGACTTACATCGTGGGTTGTCGCTGCATCACCGTTTAGAACTGATTGAATTCGCACGGTCTCTGAAGATGGTGTATCTGTACTCACTTGAACATAATCGAAGTATCTAGAAGAGCTTGTAGTGTCTGCTTTGCTTGTGCTATTTACAACCGTAACAGTTCCGCCACTTGATTTAATTGTTCTAATCCAATATCTGTAGTATGTAGTTGTTCCGGAAACAGTGTAAGAGTATGAACCAACACCTACCTGCGTATTATTTTCACATTGACAGGCAAGGCCATTGTTAACAAAATAACACCCACCACCGCATACATTTGCACATCCACCTCCAGTGGATTGACCATTACATGATGGGTCAGGTCCACATGAGCCGCATGGGCTGGAGCATGGCTGATAAAAAGCGCACGGTCCACTTCCCCCAGTACATGCATTGTTTGAGCATGTGCAAGTTGGGTATCCTGAACAAACCGAATAACCACCAGGGCAACCATTGCAGGCATATTCAGTATAGCTATATGGGACTCCATATGTGTCTCTATCAGTTACCGCGGCATACCAATTATTTGAGTTTTCAACCCAAAATGCAGCACCCCAGCCAAATTGGCCTGTTGTTCCGTATCCTATGCGCGTTCTTGCATACGTAACACCAGTTTTAATGGAGGCCAAAGGATATGAAGACGCTGCAGTAGCTGTTGATGCCCTGTTGCTTGATACACCCCATGTGCCTCGAGTATTTTGCCAAGACTTTGTGCCTGTCCCTACAAGCGTACTTCCGCTGTCTGTTCTATTGAAATTATCAATAAAAGCTTTTAATTTTGTAACAATAGATACAATTCCAGGAATCATGTTGTAAGGTTCCCTACCGCCACCCATGTATTTGTTGCTCGCTTAATCAATGTAGCACAAGCCCATTGACCCTGAAGTTTTAGACCAGAATCATAAGCATTTATGGTTACGCCACTTCCCTGCAGTGTTACCAAATATGTGCCGGTTGTTTGAAGAACATCGACTCTGTCGCCAATAGCAAAGTTGGCGTCATTTGCCGATGTTATTGTGACAGTAACATTTGCTGATGTCGGGCCAACTTCAATAAGTTTTCCGAGGTCGGCAACAAGTATGTTGTAATTATTCGATGTTAGAGTTACCGCTGTTCCAGCACCAGTTGACCTAAAACCAGCGCGCGCCGCTCCAGCAGCAAGGTCTGTTGTGGAAACAGAGTTTGCTAAGTTTAATTTTGAATACGAAATTGATGCTGACGCACTAATATCGGAATCAACAATAACACTGGCTGAAATCGCTGTAACACCAGTGTCTGAAATTGTTACATCTCCAGACTCCGCAACGGCAGTCGGAACGCCAGAAGAGTTGTAGACAATAATGTTTCCAGCAGTGCTTGTTGCCAATTTTGACAAAGCAATAGACGCAGATGCGCTTATGTCTTCGTTGACAATAGTTCCATTTACTATATTTGCTGATGCAATAGTTATTGCGGTTGGGAGTGCCCCTGTAGCAAGTTTTGACAAATCAATAGACGCAGAAGCATTTATATCAGCATTGACAATTGTTCCGTCAAGAATTTTATCACTTGTAACTGAACCAGTTGCAAGTTTTGCTTCTGTTATAGCGCCGTCTTCAACTTCAGCTGTTTGAACTTCTCCTGAACCACCGGTTATGACCCAATCATCGCTTGTTCTTTTAATTAAGGTTACTCTTGTCCATTGAGATGAGATTGTCGTTAGACCGCCCTCGGCTGCAACTGTTACGCCTGGTGCACCAGCAATACTCAATGAACCTGTAGAAACGAGAAGAACATCAACCCTGTCTCCAATTTCAAAAGTAACAGCGGCGTTGGTCGGTATTGTCAGAGTAATTGACCCAGAGTTTGAGAACTCCAAAAGCTTTCCTCTGTCGGTAGCTACAAGTGTGTAGCTTGTTCCAGTCTGGACATTTTTTGTAAAATTAAAATCGCTTGCCTGGAGCGTATTCATCTGTGAGGCCGTTAGTGTCTGGCCAGCTGCAAACGTCTGAATTGTCATTTTTTTCCTCTGTCAAGAGTTGCGATAGTGCAAAAGATTTCTTGGCTTGACTTACATATTAACACTGTAACCAATTTTTATAGATAGAAAGAAAAATGCATCTCTGTAAATTGGCGTGCTTGCTACCATTTTACTATGTTTTGCATATTTTTTGTAGCTACTAAAAAATGCTAGAATTGGAGGCATTTTTTCACCCTGGAGGATAGATGTTTGGTCAGCGACGACGCATAAACAAGCCCGCAGCCATCATGGCTGTTCCATCTGTATTTTTTTTGCTTATTGGAATTTTTGGTTTTTCTGCCCCGGTGCAAGCAACATTTACCACAAATACACAAATATCCAATGGACAAGCATTCCTTCAGGGAGAATTTGCTGAAGTAGGCGTACGAGCGAACGGCGCATTTGGCTCAACAAGTGTTCCTTCTGGCTTTCATGCCAACCCACCAAACTGTCTTGGTTTCCGTGTTGACCGTGAAATGGACGGATGGGGAGCCACAACAGACGACGGCGACTACTTCTGTCCAGGCTCACCGTTTGAGGGCTGGCAAATGAAGGTTGCTGGGAGTATTGGCAAAAACGACCACGGTCAAACAGGTATTGCAGGTGCAGTTTCTGACATCCAAGACTCTGGCTCATCTCAGTGCGTTTCTTGGAACAGCGCAAGCCCATACAACGGTGTGAGCGTCTCGCAAAGATACTGCGTGCCTACAGCAGGGCAAGCACTTCATACGGATGTGACTCTCACCAACACGACTGGCTCTGCAATAGAAAATGTTTTTTTCGGTCGAGGCTTTGACCCAGACAACGCAACTGGTTCTGGCGCTATGACTTGTGCTGGTGGAACTGTTAGTACATCAATGTTCCAGTCCTGCAACGGCGTAACTGGCCAGGGAACGGAAGCACAGGCTACAGCAAGGTGGGGAAATAACGCATTTATTGCACTTCAATCATTTGATGCTCGTGCTCGTGTTGCCCGACAAGCTGGTGGATTTTCTTCCCCAGACCCTGCTGATATTTGGAACGCTGGAAACACACTTGCAACTAGCGGAACATACCTCGGCAATGTTGGTGAAATGTATGCAGACGCTGGAATATACGTTGCCTTGAATGTGCCAACACTTGGTGCTGGCTCTTCAACATCGTTCCGCATTAGCTATGTGCTTTCAGCAGATGGGAACAATGCTCCAGTTCTTGGCTCACCGGTTGTGAGTGGCATTGGCCAGACATCTGCAACTGTTGCCTCAACAGTCAACCCAAAGGGTTTTTCTACTACAGCAGAATTGGTCTACTCAACTGACCCAGATTTTGGAACTTCTAGCACAGTGTCAATGGGAACTTTTAGTGGCTCAGATGAAGTAGCTATTAATGCAGAGATTACTGGTCTTGACCCAAGCGAAATCTACTATGCAAAGATTGTTGCAACCAACGAGACTGGTGAAACAGAATCTGCAGTATTTGAATTTGAGACCCTTGCGGCTACTGCCCCAATAGTCTCTTCCGAAGAGCCAACGGTAACTGTTGATGACGGCCCTGTAACCCTATCTGGAACCTTGAACCCCAATGGATTTAGTTCTACAGCTGTATTTCAATACAGCACGACGGCTGACTTCTCTGGAACTGTCGTTGACATTCCGGTCTCTGGAACTTTTACTGGGACATCTCTTTCAACTGTATCGACTGTAGTTTCTGGTTTGACTAGCTCGACCACTTATTACTTCAGACTAAAAGTAACCAATGCTTCAGGTTCGGCGTATGGTTCAACTATTTCTTTTGTTCCTGCCGACATCCCTGCACCAACATCGTTGGTTGTGACAAGACTTGAAGATACGACTGCTAATGGGACTCTGCGTTGGGCAATAACGCAAGCAAACGCTACTGCTGGAGGTATATACGACTCAATCACATTTAGTATTGATGGGACAATATCTCTTGCTAGTGCACTACCACAGATAACTCAAAATGTGACAATTACCGGCAACGGAAGAACGCAAACCATCATTGATGGAAACAACCTGTACCGCATATTTAATGTTCCATCTGGCAGAAGCCTAACCGTATCCGATATGACTCTTAAACAAGGACAAAATGTTTACGGTGGACTTATATATAATTCCCAAGGAACGGTTGTTGCAACAAATATCAGATTTACAGCAATGACTGGTGGTAGCGCTGTTTGGAATAATGCTGCTGGCTCAACAGCAACATACACCAACTCAACATTTGACTACCTGAGCATCGGTATTGGTGGAGACCACGGCTCAACCCCACAGCTTCCGGCTGGAGTTACAACTTGGGCAGACCAAACAGATTCTGCTTTCCAAAACAAAACATATGTAAATAATTGCGTATTTAGCAATAACGGTTCTGGTATAAACACCCAGCGCTTTACAAAAGTGCAAAACTCAACATTTACAAATAACTCTTATGGAGCAAACATTCAAGGCTTGAATCGTGGTCAGGTTTTAAATTCAACATTTACAAACAATGGAATCGGCGTTTATCATAACGGTTGGATACCAACTACATTCAATATGGGAACCGACAACCGACTAATTAGTGGAAATACTTTTACAACAAACGGAATAGCCATTTATCTTGACGACACATACAACAATGGTCAAAAGAACCAAAGTTGGTCAACAGTAATTGGCAACTCGTGGGATGCTTCAGGTGTATGGATTCGTCACTATCAATGGAATGGAACTACCCAAGTTGAAGGGACTGCTCGTCCATATACAACTGGAACAGTGTTTACACAAAGCTCCAATGCTTTCCCTGACACAATTGGCGCCCCATCAAACCTAACGGCAACTGATACTGGTTCTGGAATCCTCCTTGACTGGGATGCGCCTACATCTGGTGGATACTTGCCTGAACGCTATGCCGTTAGTTGGTCAGGAAGTCTTGGCGGTGGTGGAATAGCAACAGGAAACGTTGGTGGCGCAAATGCCTTGAATACATCTATCGAAATCCCGTACTCAACCATATATTCATTTGGTGAACAAGGAGAAACATTCCCGTTCTACATTCGTTCCGATAACGACACATTCTCAAAGTATTCAGCTAATTCAAATACTGTGTCAATCCAGGTTGGTGTTTCTTCAAGCACTACGACTACTAGTAGTTCAGTTCCTACAAGTAGTTTAGTTCCTACAAGTAGTTCGTTGCCAGTGGCACCAGAAGAATCGACAACGACCACAGAGCCAGAGGTAGTTGTCGTCCCTGTATCGCCTGAGCCAGGCACCACAGTCCCAGAAGACACCACCCCAGAAACAGAAGAGACGCTGCCTGAAGAAACAGAAACAACAGAGACACTGCCAGATACGACAGATGAAACAGTGCCATCAGAAACAGAAACGGAAACAGAATCAGGTCCATCTGAAGAGTCTACCCCTGAATCAGAGGAGGTTGCAATTGTTATTGACAGCCTTCCAGATGATGCAACACCAGAAGAAATCGCAGAAGCAGTATTTGAGGCCATAGATGGGGCCACAGCAGAAGAAATCGGTGCAGTTCTTGAGTCCGTATTTGAGGAAGCAACATCTGACGAGGTGGTTGCAATTCTTTCTACTGTATTTGAAGATGCTTCGTCTGCAGAAATCGTATCAATACTCTCCGAAACATTTGTCGATGGTGCCACTGACGAAGAAGTAGCAGCCGTTACTGAAGCACTTCTATCTGATGGAATAACTGAAGAAGCTGTATCAACGCTTATTGATGTTCTCGAGAGTGGAGTGATTGATGAATCACAGGTTGAGGCTGTTGTTGAAGCAATTCTCGCAGAGGAAATAAGCGAAGAAGTAGCCACCGAACTTGCGACAAGCGCTGCTGTTATTCAGAACATTACGGCAGAACAAGCAACTGACATCTTCCAATCAGTTCCGGTTGGGGAACTGTCTGCAGAAGATGGTTCAGCAATCGTTGATGCAGTTCAAGACGCCCCCACCGAGGTTAAGGAATCGTTCGAAGAGGAAATCAACATCTTCACTGGAGTGTTTGACGACTATGTCCCACTTGATTCAACGATAGATGTTGGAACAAGAAGAAGCGTTATTGCTGTAAACTTGGTAACCAGCACTGTGGCTTTGGCTTCAGCTGCGGGTGGATTGCCAACCCCATCTTCATCAACCTCAACCCCTAAGCAAGACCTGGCTGCTCGTAAGCCGGAGGACGAAGAGACTGAAGAAGGTGGAGCAATCGAAGGCGAAGGCCCAGATTGGATAAAACGGATATCTATTTACAAATACGAAGATGGAGTAAGAGTTATGGACTGGAAAAACTTTGCAAGAAAGTTTGTTTACGGAATTATGGCATCTGGATTTACACTTGCTGGCGCGACGGTCATGTACTTCACGCTGTCTGGTTTGACCCAACAAATTGCCCTTTGGGGAACACTTCTTGCTTTCACTGGCTCAATGTATCTGCATATGAAAGAACCAGATAGCGAGTAGATACTTTATTTAGTAGCCTAATTTTATGCGACTTTTGTTGTAAAATTTAGGAGCGCTATACGGCGTTTCTAGCAATTTTACGAAAAGAGTTGACAATGAGTAAATTAGCTTGGGACTATATCGTTCCGGTCGTTCTTCCAAAAGACCTTAAGGGCATTGAGCCGGGCAAACTTCCAGCAAACCTTTTGCGGGCTGTTCCAGGTGGCGGGAAGATGCATTGGATTGCCGCGTCTGCGTGGACGGCAATGGTTGAAAAAGCAAAAGCCGCAGGAATTGAACTAAAACCCACGTCAAGCGGTGACACATATCGAGATTACGAAAGCCAAAAAAGAGGCTTCCTCACCAGATACCAACTTGAACCAGTGGCTGGGACTAGCACCAAAACATTTGAGGGCAAAACTTGGTACCTCAAGAAAGGTATGGCTATGTTGGCCACGCCTGGTAAGTCGCAGCACAACCTTGGGTTGGCTGTCGATGTTCATTCAGCTTCAGAACCAAAACGTCTTAACTGGTTGATTGCAAATGTAAAAGAATTTGGTTTCTCGTGGGAAGTTGTTCCTTCTGAACCATGGCATCTTCGATATGTAAATGGCGATAATGTTCCAGCATCTGTGAAAGCATGGATGGATGCAAACGGGGTTGTTGCTCCAGCAGCAGGAGCACCCGTAACAGCAGCAGGAGCTCGTGGAGAGCACACGGCACTCCAGGAAGCTCTAAAGGCTAAAGGTTTCTATAAGGGCAATATAGATGGAGCTATGTCCCCAGCTTTGCAAGAAGCCGTCAAAGCTTTCAAGGTTGCAAACAAGCTTGCAGCTGACTCAGTCGTAGGTCCAAAAGTAAAAGAATTGCTTGGACTGTAAGAGCCATGACCGAGATAATCGTTGCCGCTGTTGGCGTTATTGGATTAATCGCCGTTGCTTTAATCGAACAGGGCAGGCGTTCTTCTAAAACAATGTGGGAAGAAAATAAAGCAGACCACAATTATGTTGTAGAAAAAATTGAAAGTCTAGGGAAAAACCTTGGGCGCTCAATAGATAGAACAAATAAATCAGTTGAGCGTATCGAGGACAAGCTTGATACGCATATTCGAGACCATGCAGTAGGAGACCTCTAATGGCAAGCGGAAAACCAGCTAAAAGAAATGTATCTAATACAACTGTTTCAGCACCAAAAATTGATGACGGAATAAATGTTCTTTATGTTGGAGCTGGTAAGTCTGTATTTCATAAATGCCCAGAATGCTCTAGGTCTACCGGTAAGGGGATTGTAAGAGAGTATAAAAATGAGCTTTACTGCTCACGTAGTTGCGTTATGTCGCATAAGTCAAAAGTGGAAGTTCCAGTATGAAGAAAGATTTGTTAGTAAATGTATTACTTAGAATTCTTGCTACTTTTGCTGCATCCGGTTTGGGAGTTATCGGTGCAGGAACTATTGCTGGTGTTCCAGTACTCAAAGCTGTCTTCATGGCTGGAATTGCAGGGGTTGCGGTAGTAATCGAAGGCCTCTCTAGGGCATTCCTAGAGGATGGGAAGCTTTCAAGTTCTGAAATAAACGATGTCTTTAACAAGGTTGACAAGAAAGCGCCAGCAAAGGCGAAGGCGAATGAAACGGCTTAGTCTTGTACTTGTATCCATGCTTGCTCTTGCTTCTTGTGGTTATGACGGAAAGTATCGCTATCCATGCCAAGACCCAGAAAATTGGGGTACCAGTGAATGCGAGCCACCGGAATGCATGGTAGATGGCGCGTGCACAGAAACGCTGCTTGGATGGGACCCGAACGAAGTAACAGAAACAACAGTGGAAGGAACAATCGCACCATGAAACCACGTTTAACATCAGCGGAATTAGATGCACGCCTTAAGTTTGTTATTGGCTGCATGCTTGGGTTTGTTCTCCTCATTACAACCGTTGGAGTCCTCTGGGCACTCGTATTCGTGACACAGCCGATTGGAGCACAGGCCGAAAACGACAAGATGTTCTTTGGGGTTCTGTCCTCAGTTGCCACCTTTATTACTGGTACTCTGGCCGGACTGATGATTTCAACTGGAAGAAATGCTGAAGACAAAAATGGAAACGGCATCCCAGACAGCGAAGAATAGGATGTAGCGTCATGAAAATAGAAAATTTAAGAATTGGAGATAAAGGTCCTGCAGGTGGAATAATTTTTATCAATCCCACCACACATGGGAATAAGACTGGTTTGTGGTTTGAGGCAGGTCCATGCAGAAACCCAGATTTTGTTCAAATTCCATGGGCATCCCAATATGGAGATTCTGGTGCTTCTGGAACGACTATTGGCACAGGCAAAAGTAATACAAAACTCATCGCAGCCATGAGCGGAAATACAAAAGATAACTGCGCAGCCTCGTATTGCGTTAATTATTCGTGGAACGGATTTTCAGATTGGTTTTTGCCATCAGACAACGAGATGGACCATTTGTTTGCTCATCGAGACATAGTTGGTGGCTTTGATGATGGCAACTCCTACTGGAGCTCAACGCAGGGTGTTCCAGGCGTGGACTTTACATACGAAAGCGCACATGTGCAGATTTTTAGCGCAATTGGGTCTGGTGGATACAATGTAAGCAAGGACAGATTGTACTTTGTCCGCCCAGTTCGCTCTTTTGACAACGAATAATGAGAGTATGGATTGACCAGGACTTATGCACTGGAGATGGTCTTTGCGCGGAGATAGCCCCAGATGTTTTTCATATGATGCCGGACGGTCTTGCGTATGTAAAAGAAGGGGACAAGATTTATGCGGCCGCTGTGGGGAACCCAGAAGGCGCAGCTGGATTGGCTTCTTTCGCAGACGACAGGCTGGCTGATGTAATTGATGCAGCCGAAGAATGCCCCGGCGAATGCATCTTTATTGAGCCTTAACGACCTAGTCGTTCCCTCTCAAAGTTAATCCATTCCTGCTTAGCTGTACTGCTTCCGTATGAGTCGTAACCATTTACGGAATTCATGATGAATTTATGGACCAAAAGAATCGCTATTGATGAAAGTATGATGAATGTGAGCATCTGACTATTATGGCAATCAATCTCACAAAAAGATGCAACTATGCTTAGTATCTCAAAATTAGATACCATCAATCTCTTTTATCGAATATACATTCCTAATCTTTCGTCTTCATCATCATCGTCATCTTTTATAAAAACATAACCATTTGGTGGCTCTATTGGAGAGCCTTTCCATACCGGTATTACCTCTGAATTGCCATGAGAAAAATCAGGGTTGTTTCTTAAATGTATTTCTATCAATTTTCCGCCTATGAACTCACAGTTCAACGTTTTATACCTCAGTGGGATTAGCCCGATGAATTGTGGCAACGGATGCGTTTTTTCAGTTTTAACCCATTTTGTAAATTTTTTGTATGGGTCCTTTTCGTCTTTATCTCCAATAACTGAAAGTATTGGGTTGTATTTTTTGTAATCAACACTTATGTGCTCACCTTCAAAAACTTCACACCAGAACTCCCCAGGGTGTAAAGCAGATGTGCCTTTTTCTAGATACTCAACCCTTGCAAATAGACCCATGCCGTACATGTTGGATATTGGCTTTACAAAATAGTTTCCTGGTTTTGGAACGTCCATCCCCCTTGGGCCGCAAATATAGCCAGCCTTTCTTGAAACTATTAGTTTGTCAAAAATCCACAAGTCCTCAAGAGCGCAATTCTTCCATGCGTTTATTTCCTGGGTGTGTTCCATTATCTAATTTTACCTTATATCACAAATGTTTTGAAAGCTAAACAAATTACATTTCTTAGAACATTGATGCATGGGATAGACTAATCATGTAGGCCCATGTAAAGAGTTGGGTCATTTTTTTTAGATTTATCTCAGGTGGAAAATGTCTGAATCAACAATGACATGGCACGAAGACGGCCACTCATTCTGCGTAACGATTGATAAGTCTTTTGCTATGCCAAGCATGTTTCATTGTCCGAACAGGCTTGATGAAACAGCAGCTTGCATGCATGAAGGTGATTGCATTGTTGAACACTTTGTAAATGTTTATGGTTTTGAATGCAATGTTGGAGTAACTGAAGTTTCTGGTCCAGTAGAAGTTGCATGGACGATTGTCGGAGATATTAGCGACCCGGATAATTGCCAGGTTTGGATTATCCCTGTGCAGGACGAATTCTTCTCTGCTTGGGCAACAGGGCAAAAAACCGTTGCAGAAACAGGCGAACAAGGCATCTCTGAGTAAAAGCTTTTCGTCTAGTAATGTTCAAATTATGAACAAATCGCAAATCAAATGGGACATGTACGTAAGAGCTCTTAGAGAATTCATAGCTACTAACAACCATTCAGAAGTTCCTTCTGGTTTTGTTTACGAGCTAGATGGAAACAGTTTGAAGCTCGGAGCTTGGGTTGGTTATATTCGAGCAAGAGGAAGAACCAACAATCTTTCAACAGCAAAGCACCAAGAGCTTTCTTCTATTGATACATGGTTTTGGGACCAACGCAAGCCTGGCCCATATGGCGACAAGAATAGAGATGTTTCAATTCTCGAAGCCAGAAAGTCTGGCAAAAGCCTTCAGTCAATCGCAAACGAATGGAATCTCTCTAGACAAAGAGTGCACCAGATTGTCCGGAGGTTGGACAAGTGAAACTTTTTGCCGGCTTTGTAACGCTTCTTGTAATTACTGGGATATACAACATATCCCTGCAGGTATTTTTGTTTATCATGAGAAGCGCAGATATAACTGCTATTGACATACCGACATCCCACTCATATGCAGCCATACTCATTTTGATGTTTTGCAGACTGGTTGATAGAGCTTCTTACGGTCGAATCAAACCGGACCTCGGTTAGTTCAAGCTTTTTGTAATCAACGGCATATTTTTATCAAGGGCATCAGCTGAACCTTTTGATACAGATGTGAACATATCGTTCAAGCATTGCCCCCACTTATCGTCTGAATCAATGTTTTGTGTGTCCACATCTGCTTCGCCGTACTCAATCATTTCGCCGTCGTGATATGTCTCCCACACAGCAAACATATTCATTTGCTCTATTGCGTGAATACCAATCAAGACAGATGGAAAAAGAGATGAAACTTTAGCCATGAGCCCTGGGCATGTGCACCACGGGCTCTCAAATTTGAAAGAAAATGAGTCTGAGCAATTAGAAAGCGCTTCCTCGTCAATCTGAATGTAAGAAGCTCCCCATTTTGTTCCATAGTTCTTGATTTGCCATTCAAACCAGTCCCTTGCTCCAAACTTGGCCAAATTTTCTTCTTGTTTGTTCTTAAGCCATAAGTCTTTTTCCTCTTGGCTCCATTCAGGGATAATCGAAGCGTGCGGGGTTTCTGCCAGCTCGTCCGGAACTGGGAACAGTTGATTGATATCCCAACCACTTTCTTCTTCATACTTCCCACGCGTGGACTTATCAACCCTAAACGAATTTATCATTCGCTTAATTTCTTTTTCTTCTCCGCGGACTTCAACGAATTGCGAGCACCAAGTTGGCATTTTATTTCTCCCTTACGAAAATACACAAAAAACAATAAGAATTGCAACTACAGCTGCCATCAGACTTCCTTTCCCTCTACCCACTTGCCGTTATCTGCTACATAGTAATTCACGCCCTTAGTTGGTGCAAGTTTTCCTTCTTCGTCCATTTTGTACTGGCCAAACGACTCAGTACCCTTCCATGCCCAGTTGCAACAAGGGGCATCACTCTCGCACGGGTGCAAAGCCTTGCCGATTGATTTATGCAATCGAGGAAAAAGCTGAAGAAATTTAACCACACAGTCATGGCACAGAATCCACTGCCTGCTCTCTTCTTTATTGAACAGCCAATCAATGTTGTCGTCAAATCCGCCGTAGTAACCAAACGAGTCAAAAGGCATGACCCATCCGTTGTCCGGATAGTTTTCTTGTTGGGTTGCTAAACAGCTACTCCCGCATCCAGAGCATTCAATATTTTTGTGTTTTGATGCACTCACCTGTCATCCCTCGTTCCTGCTCCAACCATCCAGCAGCCATCATCAATGAGTGACTCAGCAAGCCACCCAACGATTGAGACCAACTGTTTTTCTGTAATTTCCCAATCCCTACACTGTTGCACAAAATATCCATCGGCGATTTCCGACCAGATATTTGCCACAGCATCAGCCCCGGTTACGCCGAGTGTGTAGTAGTTCTCACGCAAGATTTCAAAAATCTCGTAGTGCTCCGTTTCTTTCTCTAATGAGTTTTTGATTTTTCCTTTGAGCTCGGCAATCTCTCGTCGAAGACTGTCGTTTTCTCCACGCACAAAGTTGTACGAGTTTGTAAGTGTGGCCAAAGCTTCTTTGGTTTTCACTTGCACTCCTCAAAAACTTGGCCGCCGTCAGTCATCCGTAATTCACAGCTTGGATGAGTAGGAAGATAAACGGTGTCTCCAATTGTCAAATCTGTGCCATAGACATTTACAAGTTTGTCTACGACATTCCTCGTATTGCCTTCGCAGTGTTCACGTGCAATCCAGTAGAGCGTGTCGCCCTCTTTGATTGTGATTGGTGCACCATCACAGAAGAACTCGTTGTCTTTGATTGACAGTTGCTCCATGTATGAGTAAGCAAAAAAAAAGCTGCTCAGTGCTGAAAAAATAATTACCAGCGACTTGAAAAGTCGGTACGAATTTTCGCTCATTATTAGAACTCTCCTTCTGTGGCCTTGCCACCGTTTTTCTTGTAGTGCTCCACGGCATCGCCAATCATCTTGAAGTACGAACCGGACTCGACTACTACGCCTTCTGGACGCTCAACAATCGTCCAGACAACATACTTAGAGTATGCGTCCTTGAGAAGAAGAAACACACCAATGTGGTACGGGTATGTGCCATCTCCCCCATCACTTTTTTTTGTTGAGGCAATGAGCAGGGCATCTTGCTTCTCCATCAGCATTCCAGGTTCAACCAGCTTGATTGTTTCCATGATTACTCTCCGTCCTCTTCTTGTCCAATTTTTGCAACGCACACAGACACGACTTCTTTGACGCTTGTTGCCTCGTCGGCGATTGACTGCTCAATCATTCCGATTGAGACGGCGCTCTCAAAAAGCTCGCTATCAATGGTTGTCTTTGTGACCTTGCGAAGCTGAGTCGGCTTCAAGAGCTTTGAGAGAACATCAAGGCTGTAGCTAGAGCGCATTGCGCGACGGATATAGACCTTGACGGTGCTCTGAGAGGTGATTACCTGCTCAACACCCTCTCGTGCACACGCTTCCATGAAAGCTGCTTCTGCGTCACGCTTTTCACGGTTTGCTTTTTCTGCAACTGCACGCTTCTGCACAAGCTCGGATGCGGCTTGGGCTGCACTGAGTTTTGATGGTTTTTTGGTGGTTTTCATTTTGTTCCTTTTTGGGTTTGATTATTTGGTTTTCTTAGATACGCACGTTGGGCAAAATGCGTGAACTGTGCTGAGCTTGTCTTTGATAACAAACTCCCACTTGCCGTAGAAGTGCTGGTCGTCAGCCATGTCGAGGATGAGCGAGTCAACATCTGTGTAGCAATATGCACCTGAGTTATCGCAGGTATAGCAATGAGCCCTAACAACTTTTTCGCTGCCGGCCATTTCTGCCCTGAGGCTTGCACCGTTGAATCGTGCGCTTGCGTAGAGACTCTTCATTGACTTTCCTTTTGCTAATAGTGGTGCCTTGAAATGTACAAGGGCCAAGGGGGAATTGCAACTACTAAATAAAATTTGTTTAATATTTATTCAATTGGTGATATATCACTAAAATGGGGTGTCTTCCTCAAAAGATGCGCTGAATATGGTCGAGAATCGCATGATATCGGGCAGCTTTTTTAGCTCAGAATAGTTGATTGAGAGCACGTTCCGACCTGCCACTTTTGTCTTTGCTATTAAACCCGCGGAAACAAGCTGTGAAATGCACTTTTGGACCGCCCCCTCGGTTACGCCAAGGTAGATGGACAGGGCTCGCTGGGTGGTGTGGGGGTTCTCTGAAATGGCCACCAGAGTCCTGCCTAGGGCGTTTAGGAGTCCGATTTCGTCTGGCCGGGCGTACGATATCAGCCGGTGCTTCTGGAGCTCGTCCATAACGGCAAGCTTGACCTCGTCAGCCATCTTGGGGTCTATCAGCTTATTGATTGATTCAACGAGCGCATCAGCAATGACGTGGCGCTTGTACTTGTTCTCATCCTGGTCCACAGCTACTCCTTGACACGAATTACACATGTGTTATTATTTGACAACAACAACAACAGAGTCAAATGGGGAGACCACATGACAGTGTTAGGTGACAGGTTAGCAAAGCTTTCTACATCAAACAAGCACATACCTTGTCCGATGGCAAAGCTTCTAAAAAGTTTGGATACAGATACGGCTGTTGCTCTTATTGATGTCATGTCAAAAGAAGAGATACCAACACGCACAATCCACCAAGAGCTTCACAATGCCGGCATCCCGATAGCCAGGGAATCAATCCAGGTGTTCAGGAAGAACAATTGCGCATGTGCAAATGAAGATAAGTGCAACATCAATGAAATAACCAATGGGGGAACAAAGTGACTAAACCAAACAACAAAATCGCAACTGGTGTTAACAAGATAAAACAAGACCACCAGAAAAAAGAATCAAGCAAGAAGATGCTTAACGCAATCGAGCAGATGATATCTAAGAAGGGAATTGACTTTGACAGTATCGGAAGCATAGACAGAATCTCTTTGTACCAGACTGTCACCAAGGACGAAGAGGGCAACACGGAGATTCACGACCTCCAAGCTGTTCAGCTTTCTCCAACATGGGACAGCGGTCCACAGTGGAAACTCCCAGAACCAGGGCCTCTGTTACAAATACAAAAGTCAACAGTTGCTCCGAAGAAGAACACAAGCCTAAAAATGGCACTGATAGTTCCTGATATCCAGTTCGGTTATTACCGTGATAGAGACTTGAACTTAGTGCCTACTCATGACGAGCGTGCTATCGCTATTGTTCTTGCTGTTGCAAAGCGATACCAACCAGACCAAATAATTTGCCTGGGAGACAATCTTGACTTGCCAGAAATGAGCAAGTACAGACTGAGCCCGGCTTTTGCAAACACAACGCAGGCATCAATTGATAGAGCGACAACATTCTGCGCAGAGATGCGAGAAGCTGCTCCTCACGCAAAGATAGTTTGGCTTGCCGGCAACCACGAAGAGCGTTTGACGAATTACTTGCTTGATAATGCAAAGGCGGCATTCGGAATCAACCGTGGCAATACTCCTGAGGGCTGGCCAGACCTTTCTGTTCCAAACCTCTTGCGTATGGATGAGTATGGCGTGCAATATCTCGATGGGTACCCAACTGGTTACTACCTCATCAATGACCAGCTTGCATGTATACACGGAGACAAGGTTCGCTCTAACGGGTCAACTGCTCACATGTATCTAAACGCAGAGAAGCTTTCAGTTATCTACGGCCACATCCATAGAAACGAAATGGCTTACAAAACACGACGCGACCACGACGGCCCTAGAACAATCATGGCCGCATCGCCTGGAACACTCGCACGAGTTGACGGAGCGGTGCCATCCACAAAGGGTGGGATAGACGTCTATGGACGACCAAAGACAGTCGTAGAGAATTGGCAACAAGGGTTCGCTCTTGTCCACTTCCAATCAACTGGCAAGCAGTTCTTCAACTACGAGCCGGCGATGATATACGACGGTTGGTGCATCTTCCGTGGAGAAGAGTTTGACGGCAGAAAGTCAAAAGCTCCTACCCTGAAGCCGGTTAAATAACCTCGTTAGATAAACGGCGCGTAATCCAATCCATGTTTCTTAGACCCTGCTTATAAGAAAGCTCTATATGACGACAATACTGGCAATACAGGGAGACGGCTTCTGCATGGTAGCCACAGACTCTCGCATAGTGGATATAGACAGCTCAGGTGTAGGTTCAGCCTCGGTATTAGGGGACAACATCAAGAAGGTCGTGCAGAACGGACCGTACTTGATAGGAGCAGCTGGAGATGTTCGAGCAATCAACATTGTCTCGTTTGCCTTCAATCCCCCGATACCCAAGGTAACGCTCAAAGGGAACTTATTGGATAAGTTCATTACCAATGAGTTCATACCAGCACTCCGTAAGTGCTTTGAGGAAGCTGGATACGCAACATCGGCGAATGAGTCCACAAAGCTAGCTGAGTTTGATTCCCAGATACTCGTTGTTGTTAATGGGCAGGCTTATGTGATTGGTGGGGACTACTCATGGGCAAGCGACTCTAACGGGTTGTATGCACTGGGGTCTGGAGCTGCTTATGCGATGGGAGCGATGCTGGCAATAGTTCCCACAAAGAGGCACAACATAGCCTGCAAGAACTTCCTCCTTAAAGCTTTAGGCATAGCCACAAAGTGTGACCCGTTCACCGGACCTCCGTATCACACACTGATACAAGAGCGCCAGCAAATCAGGACGCGCACTAAAAAGTAGCCATAATAGTTTCTACACAAAAGAATAGGGGTAGAAACATATGAGCGAAATTGAATCAGAAAATGTATCTATAGAGACTAAAGAGGAAAGAGACTCTAAGAATAAAAGTGTAAGAAGAAATTTACAAGACATAGCTAGTGGTATTGCTATACAAAGATACGACTGGATGGACCTAGCAAGATGCAAGGGACGTACAGAAGACATGTTTCCCAAAGGGCATAAGGACATTAGCTACATTCAGGGGGCTAGAGAGATGTGCTCGTACTGCACCGTTCGACCACAGTGCCTGGAGTATGCACTAGAGTTTCCACCTGCTGACATGCACGGGGTATGGGCAGGGATGACATCAAGACAGTTAGCGGCCGAACAACGAAGGAGAGGAATCACACCGACTAAGCCAACGCTTAGCCAGATGTGGAACGACTAATGAGTAAGAAGAATCATGTGGTGCCAGTAGTGATGAATGAGTACCAGTACAAGATGATGTGCCGGCTACTAACTGGGAAGATGGCTGAGCTCAAGATGAGCCAGAGGGTTGGAACAACGGAGTACAACGAGACGAAGGAGACTCTGGAGCGACTTCAGAACGCTTATGAGAAGACGCTCGAGTTTGAACAGAAGAACTGGAGACTGCAGTTTGTACGACCAGATGGGATGCCGAGCAAGTAAAGACGAATTGGGGGCAAAAAAGTAAGCCGCCGTGTCAGATTTTTGTTGCTGACCCCTCGTTTTGTATTTGCATTTTGTGTGCGAATAAATCTATGCGACAATAAGTGCACGTCGTAATAAATCTACGTGAGGAAAAGTATGCTGCTTCCAGGATTGCCATGCAGGTGCCCGTTCATACCGGTTCATCCTGTGTGCGGTGAGAAAGAAGAAGAAGACTGAGAGCCCGCTCTCGGGATTGAACCGAGGACCACTGCATTACAAGTGCAGAGCTCTACCACTGAGCTAAACGGGCTTGTCACGCAGTCCGGGAGTCGAACCCAGAGACCGTCCGTTAGATTCCAC